CTAAAGTCGAAGGCTTCTATGAGTCCTAGCCCTCGCAGATGCCTTACAGCAAATGCGTAGGCTACTCAACAGACTCTAATCCGAGTCTGGGTTTTAACAGAAATTTTTGGGAGTTTCTCCGAATCAGGCCTTATTTAAAGGTTGTCACTTCCCTGTTAAGTGACTCTGAAGCAAGGAGATTTTTTAAGCTTAAAATTCTCTTTTTCTAGTGGGTTCTAACCAGCGTTTTCAGCTTTGAAAGAACCAGAGAACTAAGCCTTATTAAATATATACTTAGTTATAAAATAGTCAAACGATATTGTTCGCTTTCATCCCACGGCTAAAGCCGTGGGCTTTCTCGCTCACGGGATCATAAATCAAATCAAGAATGCTTTTTTTCTTCAACCAAGTCACTATTCTTGTCTATTAGCTCTTTTTCTTCCGGCGTCAGGATAGCTTGTATCCTCTTGTCCTGCCTCACGACCGCTATAAACATGTCTGCTATGCGTTTTTCATCCAGCTCAGTTCCGTCTAATCCCTCACAAAAAGTGAAGACAATATTGTCCCACGGTATCACTGGAAGTTTTTTAATCTCAATCTTTTTCTCGATGAGTGCATCTCTACAAATTGCTGCGATCTCATTGTGTTCTTTGCGCTCCACTTAATACCTCTCTGTTAATGCTTTTCCTGTATTAGAAAGGACATTAACAGAGTATCATAACTCAAATTTCTAATGTTGCGCTAACGAGAAACTCAACGCCTACGATCATGCCTTCTTTATCAAAATCAACAACCACTCCTCCGTCACCTACTTCCTTCGTTTTAGATACAGGGTTATCTGAAATCCTGACATAGAATGGGGAAACAATATGACGGCGAGTCAGCATTGTTTTTGTCCGAATCTTGTGTTGAAGTTTGCGATCTTCCAGGCTATCTGCTTTATTTTGTTTTTTCATTATTGGATCCAGCCTTTCCTTCCTCAATAGCCACTTCTGGCTTTGGATTGAAAGACTTAACTATCTTCTTCAACTCAGTCTCATTTCCAAAACCAGTGATTTCCCGATAGCGTTTACTTTCACGCCATGAAACCATTGACCTATACTCTGCAACAGGAATGGTTTTCCCTGATGGGGTCCAGTTTACACTCATTTTTCTTTCCTTTCAATTTTTGTTTAAAAATATGGTGGTAGATAAGGTAAAAATTTAAACTGCACGCTGTACATTATTATCCCATTTTTCTTGCATGGTTTAATTTTTAAACCATATAACTTTCCAGGAAGAGTGCTAGTTATTTTCTTTATGTGAGATATGTTATCTTCTTTTTCTTTTTGGGTTGGTACATACTTTGACAGTTTAGTTATTTCTAAAAAATGATCTATCATAGATATACCTTCTATTTGTCTTTCCAAGATAGTGCCTCTTTATATGTTTCTGCCCAGTTTTTCTTACCGTAAGGAGTCTTCACAAACCATTTAAACCACCTTCGATTTATCTCCGCATCTGTAACCATCATATAGCTTCTGTTATGTTTCATCTGACTGCAGTTCGGTTTGTCTTTGCATTTAACAAAAAAGAAGGGATTCTCAGCCCTGTGATTTTCTTTTTCTTTTTCTGTGAGAAAATTTTCCTCCGAAAAATTACCAAAAAGTTTCTTAACCTCATCGGCTATGTTAATAATAAGTTCTTCAAAAGAGCGGCTACTTGCTTCTACGCCTTGGAGCCTTTCCCAATTTCTAATGTCATAGTACTTGTCAAAATTCATCCCACGAAATATAACGATAGAAAGTTCTCCCCAATATTCTACATGATCAAATTTCCAAGGCTCTCCAAAATGATCCGCATATGGAACACTTATCCTGGCAAAAGTTTTAAGTCCTGGCTCTATCTGTTTAATTTCCTCATCAAAGAGTTCTTTATATTTTTTGTAGTTCTCTGGAGTGTAGTGTAGATCTATTTCACCTTTGCATAGCCTGCAGTAGCCTCTCTTACAAACTTCTTGCACAGAATACCACAAAAGATCGTTAATGGTGAAAACAGTGCCACCTCCAAGTGCTGGGTGTCCTTCCAAAAAATTCAAGGCCTCATTCATCTCATCAACGAGCTTTACATAACCTTGAGTCTCAGATATGTCTGTAGCGCAATTAGGACAACGCATGCTATCTTTCCATCTTCGTGATCTTAAAATCCTTAAGTGTTATCATGTAACATTCTTTTACTCCGGAGGCCAAATACCTGATAAGGACGTCTGTAGCCACTGCAGTAGCCATAAGAATGACATTCCTGGCCAAGGGATACTCACAGACATCCGCAGCCGTAGAGGGCTCTGGCGGCTTGTAGTATTCGTTCCAAATGATTTCAGCATAGTCTTTATAAAGACCTACGTGAAGACAAGTGATCTTATGCTCTTTACAGTAGGAGGTAACAAGCTTCCTGCTGGCAGAGTTATCAAACCCGTCTACAACGATACCTCCTGTTACGAAAAGCTTTTTGATATTGGTCTCATCCAGTTTCTTGGTAACAGCCTCTACATTCGCATCGCTCATAACGTTAAAGACATAGTTTTTGATAGCCGCAGCCTTAAGGGATCCAACGAGTCTTTTATCCCACACCTGGGTGTGTCTATTGTGGTCCTCTATACGGTCGAAGTCGATTACCGTTATCTTCTTGAACCCCTGTCGTACAGCATTATCGATAAGATTCGAGCCTACTGCTCCGCAGCCACACACTATTAGGTGCTGTACAGCCATTTTATCGAGGAGCTTTTTTCCTCGGTAGACTTCTTCATGGACGAGTGTGTTCACGATGCCTCCTGCACTAATATACTTTTTAATAACTACGAATCCAACAACTTTATTTTCCCTCCGTATATATACCGCAAAACAGCTTACCGTTCCAGGTAGAGCTTATCCTCTTATACTTTATGTCGGAGGATCTGGGTGCGACTCTCTTGTAGAGATAGCATTTCTGACGGTTACCGCTTTTAATTCCTGCTAGCATAGGTTTTCCCATTGCTTTTACCCATGTGCCCATCGTAGAAGTATCCGTGCCGCTAGGAGCAGGGTCACCGCCCGGGTGCGTGTGATAGAACCCAATAAGGAATTTGTTGGCGTCTTTGATGAAAGGGAGAAACGAGAAAGCTTTCTTCCAGTCAAAGGTTACGTAAGCCACTTCTCCTTTGTTCTGATAAACAGTGAAACCAAAGAAAAAGTTTAAGATCCTGATACCATAAAGGAACCAGACTTCCTCAGTAAAACCTTCCTGAACAACTTCTTCTTTTTCTTCAGTTTCCATTATGCTTTTATCCACACTTGTACTCTCCATTTGAGAAAGTTAATAAACCTCTTCTAAACAGCTCTGCTGCGCAGGCCAACAAAGATTTATGTGCGTTTTGATGCTCTGCATTTGTTACTAAACACAGATTTCTTATTGAATTATCCAAAGTATTCCCATTTATGTGGTGAACACCTTCCCCTTTTTTAAATTTTCTACCTATGAAGGCCTCCATTACAGCAATGTGATATCTTTGCCAATCATGTCTTTTTCTTAAGTACATGACATAGAATGTGTCCCTGCTTTTCTTAACATAAAGTTTTTTAGCATAAGCGGGTAAAAGAACAACGGGCTCTTTGATGTCTGGTACATTACTTTTATTTAAAGAATATACTTTCTTTTTGTAGTCAAACCATATTCTTTTATTCAAAAAAATAAAACCACACTTTTGCATAGATACGTTTAATTTAAAATTCTCCGAAAGGGACTTACATAGGTAAAGATTCTCTATGTTGTTGTTTAATTTATTAAAATCTATATGATGAACCTGTTCCTGATTTTCTAATTTTCTACCTATACTCAGACCGTATATGTATTTGTGCTCTTGTTGACGTACTCCATCCACTGTAACTCTCCTATAACCCTGATTACTAATTCCGTGTATAAAATTTCCATAGTTTTCTCCTTTTGGCATTACTCTATTTTTTTGAGAACACCCCCAACAAAAATCCTTATCATTGTTATGAGATCTATGCTTTCGTTGAGTTTTAGCTGTATAGGTATCTGTTACGAGTTCTTTACCACAGCTATCACAAATTTTAATAACCAAAGATTTTAAAATTTTACCATTTTTTATAACAGGTTTAAGCATTTTGGTTGGTTTTTTTATTATAAAATTTCTTTTTAAACTCTAAGTGATTACCTCCTGCATCAAATAATCTTTTACATTTTGGAAAACCACTACAAGCATAGAATTCTTTTCCGGTTCTTTTAGATTTTCTAGCAACAATCTTTTTACCACACTTGTCACATTTCACACCTTCTAAATATACTTTCTCCACAACAGGAGCGATAATGGGTTGCCCATCCGGTCCTATTTTAAATGTAGCTTTACATTTCTTTTTGTCGGCATATCCAGCGCATCCATAGAAGTTTCCGTATCTACCATTTTTTTTAACAAGATTATATTTGCCACAAGTAGGGCAAAGAATAGTGGTGGCTTCGTTAGTGCGCATAGAAGGAGCATCTTTAGAAGCTACCAGTCTTTTTTTTAATTCTTTGTAAAATTCATCTACTACTTTATACCACACAATCTTGCCTTCTGCACAATCGTCAAGCTGATCTTCAATTCTTGCAGTATACTCTACATCCATAAGCTCAGGAAAGTTAGGTATTAGAAAAGCGCACACTTTTTTACCAAGATCTGTAGGGACAAATGCTTTGTCAACTATCTCAGCGTACTGTCTTTTCTTTATAGTTTCTATTACGGAAACGTAGGTGGAAGGTCTTCCAACTCCAGAAGCCTCCATTTCTTTTGTCAATGATGCGGGATTCATTCTTGGAGGACCCTGAGTCCAGTGTTGTTGTGGATCTAAAGATTCTAAAAAAACTTCTTCTTTTTCTTTTAATACTGGAAGTACTTCTTCCTTAGCTGTAGAATATATCCAGACTTTAAGGTATCCATCAAATTTCATAGTCTGACCATTAGCTGTAAAAATATGTTTAGCACTCCCCGATTTAATAGTAACTTTAGATGTATCAAATGTAGCATCAGACATTTGGCATGCTACAAATCTATTATAAATAGCTTCATAAAGTTTAGCCTCATCTACTGGTATACTGGTTTTAACTATAGAAGGGGTATAGTCTAAATGAGGGCATAATATACCTGTATGTCCAGATTGTTCAGCTTTGTTTTTAGATTTATAGTATCTTGGAGTACTAGATATATAAGTAGAGCCATATTTGTTTTGAATCATATCCCTTACATTTTTAAGAGATTCAGGATCTATATTAAAAGAATCTGTTCTCATATAAGATATTAATCCTGTACTAGGATTATTCCCTACAGGAAAACCTTCATACAACTTCTGTGCCACACTCATGGTTTTTTTATTATCCCAACCCCAGGCTGAATAACAAAATTGTTGAAGAGATGAGGTATGAAATAGGGGTGTAGGACTTCTGGATTTAGTGTCTTTATTAATAGACTCTATTTCCCATTTAGGCTCTTTTTCTATATCAGCAGCTATTTTTTTAGTTTGTTCCCCATTAGTGAGCTTCTCTTTACTATTATACATAGCAGTGAAGCTCTTATGATCTTTTGTTTGAAATTTTCCAACAATATCCCAATACTCTTCTTTAATAAAAGCATCTATTTCTTTTTGACGATTCACTATAAGTTCTAAGCCTATAGATTGGACTCTTCCGGCTGATAAACCTCGCATTATCTTAGAAAACAATACTCTTGATACCCTAAAACCCACGAGCATATCTAATACAGACCTAGCTTGTTGAGCATGGTATAGATTTAAATCTATATCTCTAGGATTTTTTAAAGCTGCAAGTACAGCAGATTTTGTAATAGAATTAAAAGTAATACGTTTTATAGGACATTTAACATCTTTTAAAACTCTATGTAAAATGTCGTATCCTATAGCCTCACCTTCTCTGTCTGGATCACTAGCTATATAAATAATTTCTGCTTTTTTTGCTGTCAATTTCAACTCACTAACAACTTTAGTCTTTTCAGGGATAACCTCATATGTTGGTTCATAGTTATTTTTTATATCTATAGAGCTATCTTTTGGAATAATCCTATAAATATGCCCCATACTCGCAGCTAATTTATATTCACCACCCAAGAATCCTTGGATAGTTCTTATTTTGGCCGGAGATTCAACTATAATCAACTTCATGTTTTTATACTCCAATAACTTTTGTATTTTTATTATATTTTATCATGTGTTTTTTAATATAGTTTCTTTCTCTTTTAGTTATTGTGTGATTTCTTGCTTTCTGACTTTTCTTGTTCTTGTTTAATCGCAGCACAGAACAAGAGTCTTTCTCGGTTTATCAGTTTCCGATGTTCTGGATTGACCTTTTCTCCATCCGAAGGATCCATAAAAATAGCCTGATCGACCATTTGACATAGTATCCTTTTTATAGTTTCCTTTGAATCACACCCATTGTTACAAAATATTTGTCCGTCAAGCTGCCAAAAAGCATACTCTCCAAAACCTCGACCTTTTTCGGACCATTGAATAATAATGGGAAAATAAAGACTAGGAGTTTGTTCCTGACCCCATATTTTTTTAAATCTTTTTTGCATTGCCTTCGGTCTAATGGCCCACCCTTCATCATGATTGGCAAGCGATATATGGGTAGGGAAACTGTCAAACAGTTTCTGAAGACCACGCTGTTTGTTTTTCAGTTTATTTTTTGTCACCTGAGTACTCCTTTGGCTCTTGTAACCACGCTCTAATTTTATTCAGATCCCACTGCCATGGTCTGCAATTCTTTCTAAACTTACAAGAAAAAATACCGCGCATGGTACATTTTTTGCATTTGGTCTGTAGCATGCATTTGGTTCTAATTTCTTGTATTTGATCGCTCACAGTCATGGCTTCATTCACAATACAGACGGATGAGGTTTCGTTGTTAAATCCGTATTTATGGCTGCATTTGACACTTTAATCTGTTCAATGTCTTCCGCCATAGTCACAAAAATGCATCTCTTACGAGCAACATTATAGAAGTTACACTTATCTTCTCTGCACTCCTCATAGCCCGTGACACAATCCTTAAAATTGAATCTTTCATAGCGCGGAGCTAGTGGGCAATTCATATTGTACCCCTTTACCTTGTACGGTGAATGAGATCCCTGTGCTGCCCCTCACGGATAACGCTTATAAGACTTGTAAGATCAAACTTTTGATCTTGACTCTGCAGACAGATCCCAGCAGTCAATACTTTCAGCTCATCGTTTTTAGCGATAGTGGAAGTATATTTTTCTCCATCGACTTCGTACGACACATTAAAATGATCCCCTTTTTCCGTGAAAGATTTAAAGATACCCCCAGCGTGCTCTACGGCATGCTTGAGACGATATTCTTTATTTCTTTCCAGGACTTTCTTATCAATTTCACACCGGATGGCATAAGCCATTTTGTCTTCGAAGCGTAAACCCGAGTAGGCTAGTTTTTTGGGAAGGGCAGCAGCTTTCAAACTCTCACGAAGATAGTTGACCTTGGCTTGGTCATTATTGGCTTCAACGGCTTGATACCAAAGATTAGCCCCATCGTAGCGACAGATAATCTCATCGAAATCTTGTACCATATCATCCAGAACCAAATAGACAGGATAGAGGATCTTAATGTCCAAACCTTGTTGATTAGTCTTAAAAGGCACCCCGTAGAAAACATCCCCATCTCTTTGCACTAAAACTATCCTCACTTTTTCAAGTAATTTCTGATAAATCTCTGTATCCTGGAAGCTACTTGGGCCAAGTATTTTCGCTTTTTTGCGATTTACAGGACGAAACCTGTACCACCCAGGTTTACTTTCGGGAATTGAGAATGTGTAGGCTATCTTATCTATTCGAGTGACTACATATTTGTTTTTGTATACCGGAGAAATGAATTCCCTCTTGGAGAGGGAGTTTTCGGTTTCACCTAATTTACGGATGATTTCTAAGACATCGTCGCTCATTTTATTATTCCTCTTTCTTAGGAGGAATCAGCCAGTCTTCCCAATCTCCTCTTCGAAAATCAGAGAGCATCTTTTGGATAGACTCTACCTTTAGTTTCGGTGGAGTATCGGGAGAATCACACATGGCCTCTATGTGATCGAGCAGTTTGCTGACCACGTCATCATAAGATATGGGCGTATCTTTGGGTTTCTGCTCAGGAGGTAATTGTGCTTTCTTTTTCTTAAACCTAGCAGGGAACATCCCGTACATATAAACTGTGCCTGAACCCATAAATTATCTCCTTTTTCTTTTAGTTGTCTTTTTAAGAAGTAGTTTTGGTACAGCTTTACTGTCTTTGTCTTGTGTCGCCATTCGCCTCATTAGATTCATTGCAGCAGCGGGAGCAGCAGGAGTCCCTGCAAGAGAAGTAAGTCGCTCTTCTATATCTGGACAGACACATTTCACAAGATCTTTGTTGCAGACAGCACACCACATAATCTATCCCTTCAAAAATTATGTGAGGTAGATAGGATTGAGTACCTATTTAAAATCTCGCCTTATCCCACCCATCATAAAGGAATCAGCGAGAGCCAAATTAATATTTGGAACTACCTCACACAATTTCACTGAATCAAAATATGTATGTGCCTCGTTATCCAGGATATACCTTCAACCGTCCAGTAAATCGAATAACCTACACCAAGAAGAAAGCAAATAGATAAACCAAATTGGGGCAGTGATGCCCCAAATATGGTTACATACAACCAGTGGCCTATCTTCTTAAGCATACACTTTTCTTGCCGGTAAAGGAGTATCCATGATCTCGTAAAGAAGATCGAGTTTGGTCTTCCGAGCGAGAAGTGGGATCAACCCCGGTAGAGAATAGTAGTCCGCTTCTTTCGGCGTGTAGGTGTCAAACTCGATCCCTGCTTGCTTTAATCGATCCGAGAACAAAGTGCTCGACCTCTCGCCTCCCTCGACATGAACAATAACGACATGCGGAGAGGTATTAAATTTTGTTTTGTATTCCAGGTACTTGGAGGCAAAAGTAGGAGAATCCGTTTCCCCTTCATCCGTAATGAAGACAAACTGCTCCACCAGGATGTTCTTTTTGATAAGGTAGTCCGCACAAGAACTCATGCAGGTCCTACCATTGGCGATAATAGGCCTGAAAGCCGCTTCCCATCCCGTAAGAGTTTGTTCCCTGGAGACTATTGGATAAACCATTTGATCAAAAGCAAACACATGCAACGGTGCTTCCGTAGCTCCAGAAACCAGAGCCGCGACATTCTTGCCCACCTGAATAGCCCTAGTCATGGAACCTGATTTATCGACACAGATAGCCGTAGAAACCCTGATAACACCGCCTTTTTTAATTTGCTTGTCAGCGATGTTATCCATCTGTTTTACGACTTCTTCGTTCTTGATACGACCCGTAGCTGTGGCTGCTTTAGATTTAAGAGCCGAAACAGTCTTGGTCGTCTCCGCTTTCTTGAGCTTCTTCATAATAAGGTCTTTGGTAGCCACGTTATCCAAAAGACCTTTTTCCTCAAAGGTGGCCACGTGGTTAATGGCTTCCTGGGGACTCATTGCATCGATAAGTGCTACCCAAACAGCTGGGGTCGGGTCTTCGACCAGACCAATAGCAGTCGTAAAAGGGATCTTCTCCTTTACGATCATCTCAGCTTGCTTGGTGGGATCTTTGGCTTCGATAATCGCTTTGAAAGAAGCCATTTTGCTATTCTTCGGATACTTTTTCTCAAAGAGGATATCATTGGTCCTCTTCGAATGCTTGAATCTGAGATTAACATAAAGAGCCTTCAGATCCGAAGCATTCCTCATGGCTACGGTATCAAACTGCTCCGGATTCGCTTCCAGCCAGTTTAGGTACCGTGACAGTTCGGTTAAGAAAGAAGAAGGGATATTTTTGTCAAGTCCGACATGTTTTTTGTCGATCTTGACCTCGTCGACTGTTTTCTTTTTGTTTTTAATTTCGACGACGATTTTCTTACCGGTCTTCGTACGTATCTTAACATCTTTTCCCTTGATGAAGTTGAAAATCTTGAACTTCAGGAAGAAAGGATGCTTCTGGAAGAGGGCAAGACCGGCCTCTCTGTTTGGCAGATAGATGTCGGTAATAAGACGTGCTGAGAAAATCTCTTTGTGGTCACGGAGATCTCCGTGCCTCTGATACCATGCTGCAAGATGCACATAGAACAAAGGATCTTTTTCCTGCAACTCAGCATGAAGTTTGTTTAGCTCTACCGTGTCCCTGTGGGGACAAGTCATAAAGCTATTTAACATTTTCAGGCGGATGTCTTCTTCCTGGGTAGGCTGACGCTGTTGCTGATTCATGGCGGTATCCTTTGTTATATTATATGGATATGAAGGGGCACTCTTGTAAGTACCCCAGTTAAAAGACCAAAGAGAGCGATCACTCTACTTCGAACCGAACTCGGCCTTCGGACGAACCGTGATGTTCTGGTTCTCGGTGAAGTCAACGATGTAGTCCGCAAACTCATTGACCGGACGGTCGTAATGATTTGCAAGACCTTCTTTGACTGTACGAACGAAGGCGGACCCTGCTGCGGCTACACCGCTGGCATTACGCTCGAACTCTGCAGAGAGCTCAGGCGGGGTCACAGGAAAAAGGACATCCAGAGGGATGTCATCGGAACGTCCGTCGAAATGGACGTGGACTACGGTTTGGTTCGTAACTGCGTTCATGGCTACCTCCTGGTTAACGGTTTATCGTCGACTATAATAATATACTTTTTGACATAACGATGTTAAAGAACTTTTTACAAAAAAAAATACCGAGACGTTTGCCCCGGTATCCTTTTTATTTTTACAGTGAGTCGAAAGAGATCACACTCAAGTCATCGATGCAATTTTTTTCTTGCTTGTTCCGAATACAAGTGTCCTACCGTAGGACTTTCCCCCGGTAATCGGGGGATGAGGAGTCGAACCTCGAAATATGTATGCCCCAATAGTGGGAGTGTGACCTCATTCTGCTCACTGTCAAAGAACTATTTGTAAAGGTGAAACATCCGTGCTCAAGTCGTCATTGCAGATTTTTAATGATAGATTTGCGATCTATTGACCTAACCACTGGTCTACATCTTCAGTTTGGCGAAGATAGTTGGATTTGAACCAACGAACTAAATGTATGCCCTGGCAGTACGAGCACGAATATTTCAAAGATCGATTTTAAAAAATTTGGACTTTACGAAAGTCGTTGATGCGGTCATTTTATGTGTCCGGAGATTTGAACTCCGGAACCCATCGCTTAATAGCGATTGCTCTACCAATTGAGCTAATCACAATGTACGCCTCTACAGTGGTCGTAAAATCCAAACGTTATTTCAAAGAATTTATTTTAAAAAGTGAGTCTTTGCCCAAGTCGTCAATGCAATTTTTGGTGCTTTCTGCCGGATTTGAACCAGCTACCTATTCCTTATATGGAAATATATGGAAATTGCTCGACCAAACGAGCTGAAAAAGCTATGTATGCCTCAACAGTACGAGCAAAGACTCAGATTTCAAAGATCAAATTTCTTACCACCATCCCGCAGGGAACGATGGGGTGCATTTCTATTTTAAAGAAACAATCAGACTACTCAAGTTGTCATGCTTTGATGCCTCTACTTACCCAGCCCACGGCCAGGTGTAGAAGCATCGTTCTGTCCCTGTGATAGAATGTAAGCCTGACGATGCGAGTAATCCGACTATTTCAAAGATCATTCTTATTGAAACGAGGTACAGTATTCCGGTTTTAAAGAAACAATCGGCCTGCTCGAGTTGTGCTGCTTTGCATGAAAACCTTGCCGCCTTAGGCTCTAAAATTTTATAACTTCAACTTTAGGGTTGACACTATAAAACGGCGGTAGGCTTCCATGCGTGTGACACTCTTGCACCCCTGCTATTTGCAGGGAGCACTGAGTATCGTGTTATTACTTGCTATAATAATGTAAGCCACACGATGTGAGCAAACCGACTATTTCAAAGAACGGGCGACTGACCTAGTTAAACGAGATTGCCTCTTCTGCTGAAACTAAATATACACTGATTTAAGAAAAATGTCAAGTTTTTTTATTAATCAGAATATTTTTAATTCCTACACATGGATATTGGACCATAAGTAGTCGACGGTGGTGGTCCATAAATAATCGACGATGGAATCTGACCAGGTAATGGATCTCCCACATACGGATGAGGATATCCAGGCCAAGGAACATTTCCTGGCTGAGGGAATATACTAGGAGTAGTATTACCAGGATCTACAGGAACAGGATAAGCTGGCCAACTCTTGTATGCACCACAACATTTTTCACACTTCTCTACCCACGGAGCATAAACAGAACCGCATTTCGGACAAATCCATCCTTTATTCATATTTTTCTCCTTTAAGTTTTTTTAGATGCCTTAGGCGGTAAACAATGCTGAGGATCAGCCAAAACCATTCTCCAGAATCCGGCATGGTCGAAAGTATGCCAAGCTCCTGGATAAATCCCATTCGGATAGTAACCCTGTGAGATGCCGTTGCTATTGGTTATCACGACGTTTATGTCGGTAGGCAATCCTGCTTCAGCAAGGAGTCTTTTTGCTTTTTTCACCGTCATTCTTCCCATAAACTTCCCTTCTATTTAGCATCTTTATTTTTAACATTACTTCTGAAACGGGTTGTTGCTTTACCCATGTCAGCAAAGGCTCTGGCTGTACCATCTTCGGTTGCAGCAAAACTACATACAGCCAAGCTATCTGCACTTAGTTGCGGACTAAAAAACGCAGAGGAAAAGAACGTAGAGGCAGTTGCAAAAGCATCCTGATTAGCTGCTAGAAAGATAAAGCTCCATTGAGATTGGCCTTTTTGATTATCAATCATGACTTTTATCTGATCCCCGGTAAACTCTTTTGAGCTATTCTCCTCGCCGTCTGTAAGAATACAAACGACTACCTTCTCTGGGCGATCCTCTTTTTTCATGGAGGCTATTTTTGCTGACGTACTGTTAATAGTTTTTCCTACAGCATCAAAAAGAGCAGTACCTCCACGAGGCACGAAAGTTTTATCCGTTAAACCTTCGATCTGCTTAATGTCTTTATTTATGTACGGCGTCTCGTATTCATTGTCAAAAAGTACGAGAGACACAGAGGCAGTGCCTGGAATTTTCTTCTGTTCCTCTATGAACGCATTGAATCCACCTATAGCATCGCTCCGTATGCTTTCCATGGAACCAGAACGGTCAATGATACAGACTATTTCGGTATGGTTTTTTCTAGGCATGATATTATCTCCTTTTTATGCTGTTGTTTTTGTTTCAAGTTCAGATAACTTTTCCCGAGTAATGTTAAGCATCTTACAAATCTCTTCTGCCGATATATCTTTTGAAAGTAGATCTAATACTCTGGAGCCTAAATTTAACTCTCCGAACTGATCCCTGAGTGTTTCCAGAACAGCATCCAAGGCATTATCAGCTTCAATTAACAACCCTCCGGTAAAAGTAGAAAGAGTCCTAAAAGAACTCCTCACTTCTTCTTTATCATCCAAAGGTATTGAATAAATAGGCACACATTTCTCTTCAGCTACCTGGATAGCGTCCCCCCAAGTTTTTCCACAAGTACAGCAAAAAGTATCTTCATCCATACCATGTGGGGGAGCGTCACCTATGAGAAAAGCAATCCGCTTGGATTCTTTTCTCCAAGACATATTGGAAACTCCTTCAATAATTCCATCGAGGACTGCTTCTTGCCAGTCGCCACCCCCATCAACGAATATCTGATCTATTTTTTCTTGGATCTTATCTATAGGCATGAGATCAAAAGTAACCACGGTAAAAGGGTCCCCCTGAGATACGTGATCACGATAGAGAGACAAACCTACTTGGGTATCCACATTGAATTCTGAAGAGAGCTTGCTCAAGATATCTTTCATTCTTTTTTTGGCATCATCTATGAGGCTACCCATAGATCCCGTTATATCACATATAAATAATAAATCTACCTTATTCATGGGATCCTCCTACTGGGAGACCTTCAAGGTATCCTGTTTCATTTCCTTCGAGATTGTTAAAACCTGCTGCAGCATATCTTTCAAATTCTTCCTGGAAGACAAAGTACAGTCTGATAACTCCTGCCGGTTTCTTCTCCCAGTCTTCTAAAGACTTACTGCTTTTTGCAAAAGCTTGTTTTATTTTTGCTCCTGCTCCGATGCCCACCTCTGCGGATTTACGTAAAGGACTTTCATATTCACGTAAAATATCTGTGCCTTTCTCATCATCTCCTATCAAAGTATTTTCATACGAAGCTCCACCATCTGCACTCGAACTAAAATTAAGAGTAGTTCCATTAGAAGCACTCTCTATTGAGGCTGTATTACTAGCTGACAGATAAGATGCCTTTGTAGAACTGTCTGCATCCGCCAAATCAGTTTTAAAAGATACTGAGTCCAAAGATACACCAGAAATGTGTAGCATTGATCCTCCAGTAGAGAATTTCCTTGGTCCTGCTAGTCCTTTACGGTAACGGGCACTTCTACTGGCCATATCTGCTGGCTTAGCAAGAAAATCAGTGCTCAGACTTGGGGAATAAAACATACTAGAAGCACAAGAAGTACCTATTCCTATACTACCTCCACAATAAGAGCTATATTGTGAGCGAGGATTTATTGGAAATTCGTTTTTGACGTACTTTCCTTCTTCAAAATGCCCGTCATACTCCTTGAGTTTGTAGAAGCAAAATCCAAATGCTGGGACTGTATCTTCTTTACCAATTACCAGCTCTGGGATAGATTTCGCCATCTCTTCTGTAAAATAAAACTGGCGTACGTTACCATCCGGAGTCCTAAATCCGTCGACCCAAAGTTTTCCAGGATGCGCAAGATAGTTCTGATAGGGCCATTTGAAACCACACTCCGTACAAAGATTACCTTTGCTGAAGGGTTTGTTATGTACAGGACATTTGTCTTGATACTCTTCAAGATCATACCCACTCACACGCTGCCCCGTAAGAGGATTCATGCCTTTTATAGAAGGAAGGACTGCTGTGTTAAAAGGATTATTCATGGTGAAGTTGAACCAGAGTCCCCAATCTGAGTCAACGGGAACTACATATGCTCCTTCGCCCCCTATCCAACTATCTGGACGAACTTTCAAATAGTCTACTGGTAAAACCGGGATCGGTACTCCGGGAGGAAGTTTGTTACTGCTGTCTTCCGATTTCTTTCCTGTACGCATGATTGAACCAAAAAATCCATGTATATTCATGACCCTTTGCATAAAGGGCGATATTGAAAAACCTAAAACATCTCTATACATCTTGTCCGCCTTTGATATAATGTTATTTCTTCGTGAGACTCATGAATTTCGCTGCAGCTTCCACAAAAGTAGCGCCTAGATAAAATTTTTCTTTGTCTTTTTTATTTGCTTCATCAGTTACAGCGTATTCATAAGGTACATGTTGACTAAAATAACTACATAGTTCAGTCCCTGTAGCATTAAGTTCTATGATTTCATATATCTTGCACAGATTTCTAGCAGGAGTTATAAAATAATATTCTTGGCATCTAAAAAATTTAAAGTCAAGATTTTCATTAGGCATAAGAAGATCCTTTCAGGTAGAGTGGGGGCTCCTGGAGATCTAAGAGCCCCCTATTCTCGAAACATATTATTTAAATCTTATCTTTGGTGTGAAATGGATCAGCTGGCTTAGAATACGGAAGAGAACGGCTCTTCCTAAGCTTTGGAAGCTCTCCAAGCATCTTAAGCTCTTCGTACTTTTTATTAACTTTTGGCCATGTTATACGAAGATCCATAAGACCTTTACTTGCACTTGCAAGTACTGCCTTGCGGTCTGACATAGAGTTTTTGTCAAAGCTTTCCTTCTCACTTATGAGCTTGATGAAAGCTTTTTCATCATCCCCAGTACCACCGAAATCTGCACCACAACGTTCACAATAATTGTCATACATGATCTCGCCGCAGAACGGACAGATCTCAAAAATCTGATCTTCTGGATTGAGCTCTGTAACCCGATAGACATTTACGAATATATCCCCTTGGCGGACTAAAGTGGGATTGACTATCCGGCGTGATCTTTTAAGCAGGTCCAAGCTCATTTCGATATCGATAGCCTTCTGGGTTTTACCCTCTTGACCAGGCTTGAGAACAACGAAATGCTGGAAATTTGCCCTACGATGCAACTCCTGTTCAATTTCATAATCGCGCTCTTTGTCATAGAGCTCCAGCAATTCTCTATCTTTCATGCCCTTGGGATCACGGAGACCTCTGGCGAGTTCAACAAACTGGTGGGCGATTACATTTCCTTCGATAGAGGAATCTTTCTCGACTTTTGCGGTGGTATCTGTTTTGTAAGACTTATCAAGTGCATCCTGCACTGTAGCAAAAGGATTTCTACCCTTTAGGATAGCCGCAACAGCAGGAAGGCTTAAAGAAGTTTTTGAAGATTCCAGCATTAGCTTTTCAGAATTTTTTACAGGAAGATAACAGCCTTTGAGGGTTTCTATTATTACTTGTTCTGTGGTGGTTTGAGCATTGAGTAGTCGTAGCCCCTCGTCATTCGGTTCAACACCAATTTGCTCTTTGAGAAGCTCTTGAAAATCACTATAATCTGCTTTGAGAACTTCTGCCGCTTTTCTGATGCGGCCTTCGACAGTAGAAAGAGACGTGGAAGAATCTGTAGCAGTGTCCATGGTTGGACTCCTTCTTTTTTGGCAACGTTTTACGGTCAGCCGGTTGTGACCCATCTTTTCGCAGTAGGATCTTTCTGCACATGCGCTAACCTGCATGTTCGGTTCTGAATGTTATCTAGTGTAGCAGTTTAGGAAGAGCCTTATTAAACTTCCATGGCGTTTTGTTTTTCAGCACTTATGCCTTGTTGCTTTCAACAGAGGTAGCTTGCCTGCCCGGTTCCGCCACCGGTTTAGTCTGCTTTTGTTTTTCCTGCTACACAAGCCTTACCAAATATATGACTATTTACTAGAAATGTCAAGGGCACCTGTTGTTTTTTTCGTGATATTTACCAAATCTCTTACCAGCATGTACTCCTGGGCACTCATAATTTCATCTTCAGATATGTCTATTTTTTTATCAAAAGAAACTTCAAAACTTTCCTGAAGGAGTACACCTAATTCTTTCATAAACTGCTGTTGAGCTTCCGGGTTCTTGTATTTGGGTTGGTTGCCATTTATGACTATCGGTTTACCCTTATCGTCTTTCTCAAGGTATTTATCAATTAAAGCGTTGCGGACTTTCTGAAGTAGGGCACCCTGCTTTTCTATCTCCGTTATAGCCACAGCAAGAGCCTCACATGTAGAAATAGGCATCTCTTTCTTGAGAAGCTTTTCAAGAGCAGGGACAAACTGCGGGTTCATGATCTGAAGATTTGACAATTTCATATTATCTCCTCGTTATATAAATATAATATCATGTAGTTGAAAATTTAAAGTTTAAATGCTTTCAAATTAAACAGTATAAAAAATCACTGCGTTAACAGTAACTGTGTCAATGGAAGGACCTGTGATATCAAAAGATAAAGAAAAACAGCTATGAGCAACATTATAGAAATAGTATACAGAATATGTATTGGACCCCGGTGAATAAACTCCACCACCACTGTTTAAAACGGTAACACTTAATCCACAGACTTTATTTACAGCTACAGTTTCATTAGGTAAATCCACTACAAAACCTGTAGCAGGGCCAGGCCATGATATACCAGTAATATCATAAGTTTTCCATAAAATAGGAGTTTGACCTGTGCTAATACCGTTAACTGCATCCAAGCTTACAAATCCTGTCGCACTCCTCGATTGATCCGTGACATACATAGACATTTTACTAAGAATGAAATTACTTGACGTAGTGTTTTCTAGAACTAAACCGTATTGTGTAGTTGGTATTGATCCAGATCCTAAAAACATGGACATATCTAACAGCGTGGTTCCGCTTGAATCATAACCAACAAAACCTATACCTGCTCCCGGACCTTGACCTTTAGCATATGAAAATAAAGAAACTCCATCAGCAGGATTACCCGAATCTCCAAGGAAATAAAATACTTGGGCTCCTGTGATGTTCCAAACAGTATTTCCGCCGACATAAGACACCGTTAAAGTACTTGTATTAGAAGACAGAAAATTAATAACAGCAGTACCATTGATAGCGGTAAGACTTAAATCGTTAGATATACTCACAAACGAAGAAAAATTAGCACTAATTGGATAGGGGGACAGAGGTCCATGAGTATAAGACAATACCAAATTGTTAGCATAAGTGGTGATTGGATTAGGAGTTTTTATAAAAAATCGTATATCATTAGAGGTTAGTACTAACTGATCTCCGCTATCCGATGCGCCTCCTGCATTACCAAAAATATAGTTACTTAGAGCAGTAGCCACATATGGTGCTGAAGTACTTGTGGGGAAAGTTAAATTTCCCGTAAGAGCTAAAGAGATCCCGCTCATGGCTCCACCGGCAAGGGTATTGAATGATCCACTACCGGCAGAAAAAGCCAATCCTGGTAGTGAAAAACCAGTTGGACTAAAATAATATTCTGTTGCATTTAGAGAAATAATTAAATAAGGATTGGTTGGATCTGCAACTAAACTTAGTTCACTTATAGATGTGCCTGTTTTAGTGGTAATATTTGCAATCCCTGCAGAAGGACTTTGAATTGTAAGTGACCCGTTGCTCAAGGAGAGTCCAGCGGAATTAAGAAGCGCTGATGTGCCTAATGAGAGCTGTCCGTTTGACAACTGTGTGGTACCTATAGTGAAAATCACCTGTGAAGTATTAGCCAGATTAAAAGCGGGATCGTAGTTAACAAAAAATGTTAAAAGATAGGCCATCTGACCTTGCAAACCAACTATGCCTGACCATCCAAAAACTGTCTGATGCGAAGAAATGGCTTCATCTATAATCATCCTTAAAGCGATTTCTTCCGTATTGCCCCACTCATCGTCACTATCTCCCTGTGAGTCATTCAACACAACTGTCATTACATCTGGGTTACCGTAAAGTATTTTTGGTCCCTTGGAGTAATTAATATCTGAATATGGCGAGATATAGTCTTCCGGGCCAACAGTAGAATGAAGAGGATTGGTAGCCATCTGTTATTCTCCTAACAATTAAATGGTATTCTATCTCTTAACATTTTTTATTAATAGATAATTAGGGGGAGAACGAACAGATTTTTATTGCTTAAAAAGGGGCTCGAATTCCAACTCGATATCGGGGGAGTCTGCTTTTGAGGATTTATTTGAATCTGCCTTCTTAGGCTCTATGTTGGCTAATTTCAAAAATTCTTTTTCTGTAATAATCTTAATCTTCTTTCCTGGGGTCCCATCCTGATCCATTTTCTTGTTCAGGTATAACACCTTTGAATTCTTGTCAGACCCTGAGTCAGGGGTGTTGGTGACCAGATAGTTCAGCCCCACTGAGATGCTCGATTTAAACGATCCTCCTTCGGCCACTACCAAGTTCTCGAACTCCTTGCGGGACATACTCTCCATAGACCCTGTAACGCATAAGGATAGCCCTGTAAGCGATCCTTTCTTCTTGGCCTTGATCTTTATCACCTTCAGAAGCTCTGCTGCCATATCTTTAATTTCGGCGATTCCTGAGCATACCGTTTCTGAAGAAATCTTGGCATATCCAGGTATCTTGAGCATGTCATCCGGTTTAACTTTAAGAATGGACTCCCAATCCTTGAAATTTTTGACTAGATCTTCTGCTGTCCCCTTAGATGCCCCTGGGATACCCAAAGCGGTAATAAACTGCTCCAAGTACATCTCCTTCGTACTGTCTAGGACTTCGAAGAATGATTTAATTGTTTTAGCGCCTAATCCATCTATTACGGCTAGGTCGTCCGGACTCAAAGTATACAGATCCGAAACTTTTTTGATCTTGCCTTTATCCCACAACTTTTCTACAAAACTTCTTGAAAAACCTTTCATGTCGATACTCTGCACCCAATAGAGGATACGGCTTACTTCCCGATCACGGCAGTTGTCGTTCTCACACCATAGATTAACATCGTCCCAGATGAGAGGACCACCACAGGAAGGGCACTTGGTAGGCTTGGTGTATCCTTTTCCTGGAGTCATTATATCTACGACCTGAGGGATGATATCACCTTTCTTTTCGATTACCACTTCAGCGCCAGGGCTGAGGAAGTTCGCTTCGATATAAGCAAAATTATGAAGGCTTGCTCTGGTTATCGTAGACCCCATCAAATCGACAGGTTCGAGGATACCTACAGGAGTCAATTTGCCAGTTCTTCCAACTCGGATCACTATATCTTTGAGGGTGGTGACAGCTTGATCCGAATTAAACTTGAGGGCGATCTGGCCGTCAGGTCTACTATGGGTCGTTCCCATTCTTTCCTGAAGTTCGATACTATTCAACTTCAAAACTAATCCATCAATTTCATAGTCAAGTTTTTCACGCAGACCATCTTTGTAATCTTGATAGATTTTAAGGATTTCTTTCAAATCTTTGCAAGGATAGGTTTGGACCGGTTTAAAACCAAGTTTCTTTATAATATCTATTTTTTCAGTTTCGGTTTTCACATTTGCGTTAACATCATATGCAAGTACCTGTATATACTCACAATATTTTCCGTCAAATCTTGTACTAACCCCAGAAGCAGCATTACGGGCATTTTTATACGGCTTTCCTCTTTCTTGCGTCACAAAAGGTTGTATTTTCTGGAAGCCTCCTTTTGAAAAATGGCCTTCTCCCCTTACGATCACATTCTTTTTAACGGACAAAAGATTAGGCACGAACCGGAATTTCTTGACATTAGGCGTAATGTTCTGCCCCGTTACACCGTCTCCTCGTGTGACGCCTTTGGTGAGTTTTCCCTGCTCGTATGCAGTTTCCAACGAGAATCCGTCGACTTTATGTTGCAGGACGAAAGCAGGAGGACTCTTCAAGTTAAGTTTAGCCAGGGCATCTTTATACCATGCTTCTATGGCTGGGATATTGCTAACCTTGTTCTGTGAGCCCATGGCTATTACATGGCGCTCTTTTTTCCATCCAGTGCTTACTTTATGCCCGACTTTTGCCAGTAGTTCTTTTAATTCGGGGCTATCGGGCGGGAGTTCACGGATGACATAATCTTTAAGGAGATCGTACTGTTCATCTGTCAGGTCTGACTCACCCTTACCACTATAATAGCCTTCATCGCAAGCTTTAAGCTTTTCGATTTTCTCTCTTAAAGATGCGGAGATAGCCATAAATGTTCCTTTAGTTTGCTTTCTTTTTTAGTATCTCTCTGGCTTCTGTTAGGCACTGTCCAAGCCAGTTAGTCCCGAGCCATGTATCCCGTGATTTAGCCCTTGAGTCATTCTTTCGAAGCCCTATCCCCCATATTCTATCTTCCGGACTTGCCTCAACAAGAGTCGTTCCTTCTGTGGCCATTAACTCTTTCAACAGATTTGGATTTTGTTCGTACTTGGCTATGCTGCCTCTGAGAACAACATCTCTTGCTATAGCGTCCCACTTTTCTTTGATAAATCCTTTGACTTCTCGGCCATAAGCTTTTTGTTCTCGGGGATCTGCTGCAGACATAATTTTAGCTAAGGTTTCTAGATCTCCAAATAGACGGGCTTTCTCTGCCATCATAAACTGTTCCGCTGTATTGTAGTATACTCCATCTATTTGAAATAAACTGGGGTGCCATTGACTGAAAACGCCCGACCAAAAGAAGGTGAACTTTTCTTCCATAATCTATCTCCTCTGTACTTAATATACTATTTTGAAGGCTCTGGTTCAAGATCTTTTATTTCATAATCCAAAGTCATCCAGATGTTGTGGTTTTCGTTGCTCAGCAGGTGGGCATTTTTTCTATGGGCATCTTTCACCGCACACATACAGATCGTTAGTACTCTCCAAGTTGGCTTTGCTTCTTCTTCCTTTTTCCATTTTTCCTGTTCAATGGGAGTAAGATCTTTCGGAAGCGCATCTTCCTGAACAAGAAAGGCGCTCGGATCAGGAAACTGTTTCTTACTTAAATTAGTAAAATAGTAACCCTTACCGGAACATGTCTTGCAATTACTTTTACCGTGGGAGTATACGCTCTCTAAAGGGACGTGCCTTCCCATCACATAGATGACCTTACCATTGAAAGGAAACTTGACTTCCTTATATGAAAAAGATCTACCATCAGGCAAAGCTTCTCTTGTCTTAATCACCTCGTGGACAAGTAGCATAAAATTATTATTATCCAGTACCTGATCCAACGGCAGAACTTTTTTGTCCTCAGTCATTTTAACGCTCCCACATTTTAGTCTCAATAAATCTGTCTATAGCTTCGTCATATTTGTACTTATTATCTTTGGCCAACTTTCTAAATGCAATTAATTTATCTCTTATCCTGTTAAGAGTTTCTAAGCTGTATTCTACAATTTCAGCTGTAATATTCGAAACTTCATCAAGGAGCAAATCACTCAAATCTTGAAGTAGATATTTCATTCCGTCTTCGCACTCCTTTTTATCATTTACTTTTGGAGACCAAAAACGAAAATGATGATAGGGACCGCACTCTCCGCAGAGTTCTATAGGTCCTTTACCGAAATCTCTACAGTTAAGACAGTCATCTACTTCTTTTTTATTTTTCGTAGAGTTTGTCTGATCTGGATCCTCTCTATATAAAGACTCCATTTCCATCATGGCCATCTCTACTAAATCTTGAGACTCTTCTCGTTTCTCAGGATGATTAATACTGCCCAGAGCTTTATTTAACAAATCTAAAACTCTTTTTTTAGATTGTTTTTTAGCTTCATTTCCTTTTTCAATTTTTACTTCCGTCGTGGCTTTGAGGCTGTAATCTTCATCCAGTTTTTCTTGCATAGTTTGAGAAGTGACTTCAAAGACATATTCTTTACCACAGCTACATCTGAATTGTGCAGTTCCATCCATAGCTATTCCTTTCAATTTTTCTGTTTGTTAACATTTTTCAATAATCCCACTTAAAATTTTGGAACTCGTGTATGTATTTCTATAGTCCAGTTTTCATCATCATATGGCTTACCTTCAAGCTGTCTCGATCCTTTATAAGCATAAACTGTCCCAATTCTTATTTTTGTTTCTCTTTCTTTTGTCTCCTTTTTAGACGGCATCTCGCACCAAGCTGCATGAAGAAATTTCATAAAATTCTTCATTGATCCTGGTTTGAATATCTGTACTTTTCCTTTCGAATCTTTTAAGGCAATTGATGACTTTTCAGGGTCTGATCGGCCTGAACCTAATTGTGACATTGCTCTATTAAGTTCTTCCCATGTTATATCTCTGTCGACAAAAACATCGCTGCTTAAGTATGTTCTCGTGAGCTTTGAAGTTTTCTTAAGCATATAATCCTCCTATTGTTTACTAAACATCAAATTAAGGTATTGACCTGCCGCTCGCTCTATCTGAAGTCTCTTTAAAGAATCAAAATCTTTGGCTATTAAAGACATGTGCCTTGCAAAATCCCACATAGTCTTCATATCATCAGGACAGGTACTTACTTCATGGAAGAGAGCTCTTTGAAACTTTGAAGGTAAACCTTTCCAAGAAGCTATTATTTCACAGGTTTCTTCTGGATCTATCGTGCCCCTCAAATTTTCTATACGGGCCTTCATTTCAGGAATTTCCTGGGTAATACGCTCTATAAGTTTAGGGAAGAGCTCTTTGATCTCTTGAGGCTGTATGCCTTCATATTTAGCCGTTAAAAAAGACTCGGCACCATAAGAAGCTATGAACGCTGTCCTGCTTTGGATATGGTGTAACAAAGCCTCAACGATAAGTGGGCTGGCTCCTAGTTCAGATGCTATAACCGAGAACCCTACACAAACATCCGAATCTAAAATCTGGAACTTCTGGCCTGACAGATATCGGGCATGTAGAGTAAGATCATCCCTTTCGTCTCCATAGGCGAATTCCAAGACATTGGGGTTAGAACCATCTACTTTTATAAAAGTGTCGTTTATTGTTCTGAAACCATCTACTTTTATAAAAGTGTCGTTTATTGTTCTGATAATCTCATAGTTCTGTATGAGGGCATAGGTCTCCGGTACGATTGCACGTAGTACGCAGTAATCTGGCGACTCCCTGAATCGGACTATCCCTCGACCTTTATCCTTGTCTGCTCCAAGTCCAGCTTGCCATGTTTTAACTATATCCATCTTAAGCTGTGGCCGGTTATTCATGAAAAAACTATGAGGGATCCCTATCTGTTTGCAAAATTGCTTTTGTGCCTGCACTGTCTTCGGATCCTTAGGTTTCTGTGGATCAGTTTTGAAATAAAGGGGTTTTGGATAATAATCCTTGTCATTGCATTCTATGAACATATCTTCATCCGTTGCTGTAAAAGTAATCGTCCTTAAATCAAGAAAAAGGTCCCTGCACGATCCATTCCAGGTTTCCAGTCTACCGGCAAGGGATATGGCATCTTCAGCCATGGTCTTTGGATCTTTTTTGACTTCTTCTTTTTTTGTGTTGTCAATAAGATTTATCTCGAGCTTATCCTTTTTAGCAGTGAGATGCGTGCTCGGTGGTTGATCCAAATATTCTGGTTCATGATCCGGTATAGGATATGCTTCTTTTATAGAACCTGCAAGGACACCTTCTATAGTGATGTCAATGTCTTCTTGGGCTCCCTCTAATCTAACATTTATATCTCTTTCTTTATCTTTCATTAAGAATTCCTTTCTGATTTTTTCCAGCACGACAGTTTGAGCTTGTAGTGCCTTAAAGCGAACAGCGTGTTCCTGTAGTTAAAATCTGAAGGTAAAAGGGGGTCTCCATTTTTATACATTAAAAGGAGACCCTGCAATCTTTTTACTTCTTCAACGACTTCAGCATAGGAAACTTTGTTCAGGCTATCACTAGTTCCTTGGTCCATTTTTTGTACATCGCACGAGCGTCACGTTTTATGAACTTGACCATGTTATTCGACACACCCAAAATTATAGCTATGTCAACATTGTTCAAACCCTCTTTACGGTATTTCATATAGAGGATGATCTGTCGAGCTTTCTTTTCGGGTAGGACTTTTTGTACATGCCTGAAAAAAGCATTCAAACTTTTAACAAGGACATCTTCATCGTCCTGCTCAACAATAGAAGCGTCATAATCCGGATTTATTTTATACGGATTATTCTTGGAAGCTGGATTCACGACATCATAAATGCTGACCGATTCCGTTGACTGAGGCTTTTTTACGGATATCTCCGAATAAAATCTTAAAGTCTCATAACTTGGATCTTCTTCATCTATGAATTCTTCCCCGTACTTCCGAATATAATCTTCTCTTTTTCTACGCTCTTTCTCAGAAAGGACCTTGAGCTTAAGTACTTGCGTGTAATTCTTTTTACGCATAAGGGGCAGGAACCAACAGAAATTATTGCAGACCCAACGCTCGTAATTCAGCATGTTCTGCTCGTCTGTTGGCGCTCTGGTTTCATCAAAACCCTCCAGAGCTTTCGTTTGCATGAGACGGAGATAAAAATCTTGAATAGTATCGTTGATAATTTCTTGATCTATTATACCCGTCTTGTGAGAGAGAAAAGATTTTAACTCGTTTTCATTCTCTCTCTGGAATTCTTCGACCGTTTTCACAACGACCATAAAAGGACCTCCAGGCTTTAAATGTTAAGCCATAAGCATAGAGATACAAAGGCATCTGCAGAGACCTTGTTTGGGCTTGTGTACAAGACTTCACCATCTTTACTTGTCAGTTTTATGTGACATTTAGGCCCCGAGTACATGTCCGTAAAATTCTCGAGGATACCAATAATGACGGCTATCTGCTTGGCTACGACAGTGTCGAAGTTGGATATCGTCCAAGTGAGGTAATTTTTTTCATCTATCAAAGTTTTCAAAGTTGGGTTGTCAGAAACCTCTTTATCTATCTCTCTGGCTTCTTCCTGGACCCTTTTTAATAAAATCTCTTTTGCTAAACGTAAGTCATCTTCTCCTAAAATCTGACTACGTATCTTTGCCTCGAATTGATATCCCTTGTTCTGCACTGAAGAATGCTGTATCGTCACAACACTAACATCATTTGAATTTTCTGCGTAAGTAACTGGGGTCTCTTGTTTCGGCTGCTGAACCTCCTTGGTTGAATCGTTTTTAGAAACAGGGACAGCGGCCATGTTTTTTTTAGCCGCTTCTTTTTCTTTGAAATAATCATGATCAATGGAGAAAGAATCTCCGTATTCTGCGTCGACTGCCAGATGAACAGGCCAGCCTAGCTTGGTAGGGATGTCATCTATGATCATTATTTTGGCTATTTCTTCGATGTAATGCCCGAAAGCTGCTGTCTCTTCTTCCGAGCCATCATTTTTTATTTCATATACTATTTCATCGTGGATAGGTATTAGCATTCTTATCTTGTCTTGTAGTCCTTGCTCTCGTATCCACTTTGAAACCCTATGTAGAGCTATCTTTATTATGTCAGCGCTTGATCCTTGGATTGCCGTGTTGACCGCACAACGGTCACCTTTTTTCTGGACTTCTTTTTCTGGGGAATTGTAGAAGTCAGTCAAGGGTCTTCTTCGGCCTAAAGCAGTCTTGGCATAACCTCTTTTCCTAGATATTTTCGCCTCATATTTGACCCACCTCTCAATGCCTGTATACTGCTTGAAGAAATTATAGATGAATTTCTTGGCTTGATCGAAAGGTATATTAGCTCTTCCTGCGAAGGTCCCAGGGCCTCCCCCGTACAAAACGGTGAAGTTCAAGGTTTTTCCCAAATTTCTTTCATCTTTAGAGACTTCGGTTTTATTAAATATAATCTGTGTCGTGATAGTATGCAAGTCTCCAGTCCCGTGTAGAAACTCATTTATCCACTTTTCTTCCTTAGAAAAGTTAGCAGCTACACGAAGTTCCTCACCACTGTAGTCAAGAGTTACTATTTTAAATCCTGGACGGGCTATCAGAGCTTTTCTGATATCTACCGCTTTAGGGTCTTTTTTATTGGTTCTTGGAAGATTTTGGCACTCTACCCCGCAATATCCATCCTTTTTTAACCCCTGCCCTCCAGTGGCTGAGTACCTTCCAGTATCTGCCCTCGTCTGATTTAATTCAAATTTAACTTCATTATTCTCATCTGCATTGAGTAGAAGATTGTCTATGTAAGTAGTCAGGCTTTTCTGATATCCTCTATAATCGAGGATACGATTAACTATTGGGTGCTTATCCGCTATTTTTCCAAGGACGAACTCAGATGTTACATAACCTTCTGTTTTGGTTTTCTCTTTTATCGGATACGGTATTTTCAGCTCATCGAATAAAACAGTACCCAGCTGTTTAGGGCTTGCCACATCAAACTGTCGTCCTGCAGCATCCCACACTTTGCGTACACACTCGGCACTCCTTGCTTCAAGGTCTTCTTTTACTTTCTTTAAATAATCTATATCCAAACGTACATAATTTCGTTCCATCTCCATCGTAACAAACATACACTTTTTCTCTATCTTATAAATACCCCATGGCCCTTGCCTTTTATCTGGATCCTGTTTATCTATGAGCGCCTTGAAATATTCATACAAATAAAAAGTATTCATAGCGTCTGCAGCTCCATAATAAACTGCTTTTTCCGGAGGGACCTCATCAAACGCTACAATGTCATCACTTGAAACGGTAACACCGAGCCCTTTTATTTCCAGCATTTCTCTCTGTAGTAAGACTTTTGCAAGGTGTTTTAATCTGTTATCCTTTCTTGAAGCATCCTGGATTACTGCCATAATAAGAGTGTCTTCGTACATTGTCTCGTCGCAGGATTCCCCACCTATATAAATACCGTAATTTCTGAGCACGGCACCGTCATATTTAACGTTATGAAATATAAGGACACAGTTTGCAGCAAGACGTTTAAGTTCTCCCAGTATAAAATCAAGAGGGACATTTAATTCAGAATCCAACTTTTCGCCCTTCTTATGGGCTATGGGGATATAGACTCCATCATCCTTGCTGGCCGCTAAACACAACCCTACAAGGGTAGCATATGGCATGCCTTCTGGACTTAATCGAGTATTCAGACCGGTGGTTTCAACGTCACACGCAGCGATCCCTTGTTTTATAAGTTTGTTTATGTAGTTTTCAATATCCAATTTCTTGTGCAATAGAATGATACTCTTACCCTTCATCCACGGCATCTCCTCGAAGATATGTTTTACATCGGATTTTACGAAGGGATCAAGTTGTGGCGTTATCAGTGAAAAATCTTCAGCCATTGTTAATTTCTTTCGTTACTCGGATCAGGGCTTCGTTGAGTTTCCCTGAAGCTTCCGTGAATTTTTCATCCGTTATGGAACATTTTAGAATCATATATGAAAATGCCAGCTTCCTGAATTTTTCAAAATCTACTTTATCCCTTATCCCTATGAGATAGTCATACACTTGCATTAAGAAAACCTTTTTACGATCTATCTCTATTCTTTGTGTCCCAGTTACTCCCTTTATAAGTACTTCCATCTGCTCTGGGACAGATGAAATATCTATCCTGTACGTCTGTACAAGACTGTTTATGGCTTCTCCTAATGAGATCCCTTTGCTCTGTTGAAGATAGGAGAAGATGTCCCATATTTTTTTACATTTCCAGCAGTATATGTCATCGGTACTTTTGTAATACCGTGCGCTTTTTCTTCTGTCTTCTCCATGAAAAGGGCAATGGATCTGTTCTTCATCAAGGTTGTAAAGTAATTTTCCTTCATTTCGAAGTAGATCTCCGAGAGTAACATATTTTTTAATGTGTTCCTTTAAACTTTGAAGGTCTTTCATATGATACTTTGAATTTGTTCGGCTGCTGCTACTGCTTCCAGACCTGGATCAAAATTGCTTTCCGTATAGGTGAAAGATTTATGACTCAATATCGCATTGAAAGGATTAAAGAACCTGTGTCTTCTGTTTTTCAAACAACTGAATTTTGTTTTTCCTTCGTTTCTGCCATCTTTGTCCACAAATAGAGCTATCACAACATCTGAAGATCGTTCTGCTTCATGGGCATTTGACAAAGCCGTTAAGCTGTATATACCGTCATGCTCTATGGCTTCCTCATATCCTTTTCTGCTTGCCTGAAACGGAGACAATATCCTTATCCCTTTTCCATTATTGAAAGTTAAACACATCCTCTTAAGCTGTTTTATGATGGTGTTCTGATTTTCATTGGGATCTTTAGTCCTTTCCTCAACCGGCAACCCCAAAAGACTGATATAATCTATAACTGCAAACTCCAGATCTCTGCCTGTAGCCTTCAGCTCTTGCTGGATCTGCATAAGCTTGAACTCTATATCCGCCACAGTGATCTGAGCCTTTGGGGGTTGCCACAGATAAAGCTTACCATAACCGGGGGTCTCAATTAGATCAGTGCAGACTGCATCAAAAAACGCTTGTTCCTTTTCATCCAAATTACCATAGATAATGTCTTCCAAAGCTATATTTCCTATGTATTTTGAAAATTCCGGATGCTTAATGCTATAAGGTTCTTGACTGAATTTAGGATTACAGGTATGCTTCACATAAATCTGTTGGCGTATCTCCTTGAAGGATTGCTCCAGGGTAATCACTGCGCTATTGAATCCGGATATGATTGCTTTGTATGCAACATGCATTACAAACGTAGTCTTTCCATGAGAGGTAAAAGCTGTTACAAGCATTAGCTCTGTGTTTTTCAAACCTTTACACACAGTATCTATTGAATCAAGTCCCGTATAGATACCTAAAACTTCTATAGGGTCTTTTTTTACTTTTTCATAATCTGTTTTCATTTCTGTAACATCCTCCTGGCTTACTATCTGTGATTCTAACTTCAGTCCAAAAACATTTTGCCTCAGATATCTTGACTGCCTGGCAAAGTAGTCTATAGCGTCTGGGATACCTTTCAGCAACGGCGCATTTTTGGCTTTACTTTCTCTTAGCCCTATCTTGGCGATTTTTTCAGCAGTAACAAGAATCTGCTCAAGCTTAAGTAAATCTACCTCTTGTTTGTACTGCTTCAAGATCTTCCGATAATCTTGACCTATGTATGGCTGTTGTACTCTTATTTTCTCCAAAACAGATAATATAGCCTCAACCTCTTTATCCCCGTTTTCTTCAAACCATTTTTTAATCAGCTCATACGAAGGAAGCTCGTAGTCATCAGAAGTGTCACAAGTCCTGACATGATCCAAAATATAGTGGTATAGAATTTGGTATGCTTTTTCTTCTGGGGGATCAGGAACGTGTTCCTGTAATGCTCTGAAATTCTTCACAAGATTGGGCTGTGAGATCGTTTCCTGTCCGGCAGCATCTTTGAAGTTTATTATTGATCGGAAAATTATTGCTATATCAAGCATTTAAATATCTCCCGTGATGTCTTGAGCTGCGGATCTCTTCTGCAATGACTCAGGCCCCGCAGCTTTAAAAGGTGTGTCATAATCTTCTAAATTCAACCATGTAAAATGAGTTTTAAGAAGTTGCCCCGCATCACTGGAGTATTCTTTACTTTTTGTTATAGATTCCTGTGATGTGGTATAGACCCAAGTGGGTCGATAAACTTCTTCTTTTTTCAAGCGTTTTTCAAGACTGTTCATGCGCAATCTGTTTTTTATTACTTCAAAAACAGTCGTATTTTGCACTTTATTTTCTGGAGCTGCATCAAACAAAAATATCAACAGATCTTTGGCTTCGAGATCGGACAAACTTCTGAAAGTTCCAGGACGCTGTTCAACATAATATTTCTGTACGAGCTCTATACCGTTTAGAATTTCAAAAGTTCGATGATAGTTCGCATGAAGGAGCATTGTGGCTTTTACAAGGAATAGAAATTTTTCTTCGCTGCCGTGGATAACGAGGTTCCTGAATCCAGCGAATTTTCCTGCATAAATGGCTTCTGCAAGGGTTACGTCCGGTGTTCCAGAAAGTTTATTGTAGGTCTCACTGATTACCTTATTGTTAACACAGGGGCAAGTATAATAACTGTACTCCACTAGCGGTTTGTTGTACTTGTCTACAGCAATGCTTTTTCTGTTCGCGGATATGAATTTTATCTGACCCGAATTGCCGCAATAGGGGCAAACTTTTTTGTTTTCCATTAGAGTCGCTTTTTCTAAAATACTGCAACTTTTAAAAGTTAAGCTGCTTTTTTAAAAACTGACTTGAAGAGAGCATCAATGGAGCTCTCGTCTTCTTTAAAAATTATGGAATCTTTTCCTGTAAATTCTATGGCACCTTCTGCTATATCTCCCACTACTTCCGTAATGAGTTGTTTCTTACTCTCCAAGATATCTAAAACATGCTCGTCTATCGTTTTTTTATTCACCATATGAATAATATGAACGTGAGGATGGATGCTTCCTATCCTCTGCGCACGGCCTATTGTTTGATACAAATCCCCATAGCTCCACGGAGTGTCATAGAATAATATAACATTGGCGGCTTGGAGATTTAAAGCAGCAGATCCAGCTGATGTAATAAATATGACCGGTATTTTGTTTGTGAGGTTCTGAAAATCCAAACGGGCACTCTTTCTATCCTCTTTTATAACATCCCCTGTTATCATCGTGTATTTGATCTCCAACTCATCCAGGATAGTTGCTAACCGTGGGATGCCGGATTTAAACCGTGTAAATACTATCGTCTTCTCTGCACGTAACTCCTGATCAAATATGCGTTTAAACTCGGTTTCTTTAGAACTTTCTCCAGGCTCTGTTTTATCTAACCATTGCGGTCCATTAGAGACAAGCTGACAAAAGGACAGAGCCGCCAGTTTATTTTTTAACATTCCGTCTTCGGTAAGAGACTCACTGTAGGCTTTACTTAACTTCTCTAGGTCGGTCACATCTTTTTCTGAAGGCGTAAGCAGTTTATCATAGTAATCCCTGAATTCAAAGTATTTAGTTTTGACCCTTTGTTGGTAGATATATCCGTTCAAAGCCAATTTATAGAGGACTGCTTGCGGTTCCGTCATCTCCAAAACTACTTTTTTAGAAATGATAGCAGGGAGTTCTTTGGCCACATCTTTTGTTTTACGTATAAGAAAATATGGCTCAATGGTAGTTCTGAAATCTTTAAGATTTTTATATCCGGTTATTATGGTGTAAAATCTTTTTTTGCTGCCTGGTTTCTTTTTCATCTTCTTTAGTTTAACAAAATTTCTATGGAACCTGGCCACGCTTCCAAATAATCCTGGGACTATAATACGGAAAATATTGTAAGCCTCCTCGAGTCTGTTTTTTATGACGGTGGCGCTCAGCCCATAAACTCGGACGGCTTTTTCAGATATTTTACTAGCTCCAAAGTGTGTTTTTGTTGTTCTTGATTTGAATGCCTGACACTCGTCCCAAGCTACCATATAATTTGGGGATCTATTCTGTATTAAAAAAGTATAATCCTCTTGAACAGTAAAATAGCTTGTTATTAGGACGTGGGCTTTAACGTAATCATACTGCATTTTTCTCGCGTCAAAACCGGTAATTTTATTGTACGGGATTCCTCTTTTTTTCAAATAGGCTACATGGGCACATTTGTTTTGGCCTTTAAGTTTACCAAATTCATTGGACATAACATGAACTTTAATGTCTTTTGAGAACTTCTCGAACTCCTCAGCCCACTGATCCATGGCTGAGTTGGGAGTTACAACAAGAAGTTTAAGAGTGGGATCTTTTTGTAACAAGAAAGCATAGGCGGCGATTAGCTCGCAGGTCTTACCTAAACCCACAGAATCGCCCAGTATCATACGGCTGAGGCACATTAAATTTGTAGCGCCTACAACCTGATAGTATCTCAGTTGTGTGGATTCTTTTAAGAAGGAACAAGGCTTCAAGGTAGCTGTTTTACTAGCCCGGAGTTTCTTTAGGAATTCGTAGTTTGAAGGTACGAGACTGTATCCGCCCATGAAATCTTATCTTTTAAAAAAGTAAATATGATGTACCTATTATATATAATATACTAACGCAGGCACTAGAAATTAAAGTGGGCTTTTAGGAACCAAAATATTTTTTTAGAACGCTTTTTACTGAGCTCTGTACCCCCATTCCAGTACCTACCGTAACTGCTTGAGATGTTTGTTGAACTCCAGATCCAGGTAGACCTTTCATAAGTGTCTCTAATTTTTTAGAGGCATTTAACAACGGCACCACTACCTTTTTTGTTTCTTGAACATTGCCTATAGGTACCGGTGTATTAACTTTTGGAGGACGAAAAACTGTTCCTCCCTGTCCCGCTTGTGCCAATGCTTCTTTCCTTATTTTCATTTTTTTATGTTGCGCTTCAACAAGCTTCTGCATGATGTCGTAGCTTCCGGTATAGTGCATTACGCCTCTGCCTTTGTCTTCTTTTATCTCAACAAGATTAGCCTCTTTGGTCACTGGTGTGAACTCGGGAGCTTTTTCTTGAATTTTTTCAGGTTGCTGTTCTACTGGGCTAGTCACAGGTGCCTCCATCTTTTCTCCAACATTATATTTACCAGCTGTCACAAATTTCTTAAAGAAATCTCCACCACCTTTATAGTGTCCCGGTGAGCTTCTTTGAAGCCCCAGTGGTAGTTGATCCGTGGTTGGTTTTGATCCATCGACGTTTCTTAGCTCGTTAACATTGATCGGTACCCAAATGCGAAAATACGCGAATATATTTGTCTTGAAATTATCATAATTCATTTTCTTTGCGACTGTAGTTTCAGCTCTGGCACTAAGTAGTCTGGTTGAAAACTGATCTGAAACCCTATCCGTACTGTAAATAGCCTCAGGACCCTGGCTCAGACTTACCATGTCAGGGATTTCATTGATGGTGGCAAAAAGTTTATAGTTAGTATCCTTCGCTACATCGTCTGGAGATGGTGGATTAAAACCTGCCACATTGGTTTTAATCATGTCTCCACCCGAAGCTTTGGTTCCCCATGGATTCAGATCGAATCTATAAACGACCACTTTTGTTTGATCCTTTTGGGACACAGCCTTAACGAATAGTGCTCTCCATTTGAAATAGTCCGCATGAAAATCTGCAGTATTTCCACCTTTAAGATTATTTAAAAGCTCCTGTTTATCATTATCGTCCGTCCCAGTCAAGATGTCATTGAGATTGGAAAAAGAAATCTTCTTATTTGGATCGGCATCATAAAAGAAAATACGATTCATTATCTGTAGAGTTTCTGGCGCTTGAGGAGGAACTTCTGTTTTCACAGGTGTTTGCTCCTTGGGCATGTCCTGTTTACCTAAAGGATCAATAGCATACACCTTCCTTAAAACATTAGTCACAGATCTCTTAGAAATAGACATTATTATTCCTTTTTATCGCTGAAAGGCTGCTGAGTACGAGCCACCTTCCATTCTTTCAGAACTTGTAGGTCATTTTCTGCAACTTTTACCCTTACATCCATCTTAATCCATTCATCTTTCTGCAGAGCCATAAAATCATCTACTTTAGTGACGAAAGCTGAAGTCTGCCACAATATCCCTATACAGAACAAAAACGTTCCACTAAGAAGGACATCTCTGATTAACTGCCATCTTTTTCCGTTCCCATTTCCATAGCCATTTCCGTTTTTCTTTGGTTCTCCAGCCAAATCGATTGCCGTTTTTAAAATTTCTCCACTCATAGTAGTGCCCTTCTAAAGTTGCACTTAAATTGTTTTTATGATAGGTCTTCCAACTAATTCAAATATGTCAACAGCATCCTGTTTTGAAAATCCATTTAACAGTATTTCTTGTTGTCCTTGATTAGTCTCGCTTGATACGACAAGCAAATAAGCTCTACCAGTCAGATCACGATAATTGATCCCATCATAGTACGCTTGATTATACAGGTATGCCTGATATACTTTTTTGTACCCTTGCGCAGTGCTCCAAGTTATGTTGCCGTATTTGATGTAAGGAGTTAAAACTCCCAGTTTAATGAAATCATTTTCTCCATCTGTTAAACGGAAGTAAACTCTTCCTCTGTTAACTGGTGGCAGATTCAATCCTAATTGAAAATCGTTTACTATGGTATCTAAAGGATCTTGTAACGCTACTTTTTCTTTTATTTCTATTAAAGTTCCTAATACCCCACCAGAAGCTATAGAAAATTCAGAGCCCAACCCATTATAATCCGTAGCATCTGACGAAGGCATTATATCCATAGTATTGGAGACGTTGCTATTAGGAATGTCTAATCTCACAATAGAATACTGCTGTGCTACTGCAGTAACTTCGACATATAATTCAGCTAAAGTCAGCTGTGTATCAGAATCTACACTTATTATTCTGTAATAATAAGGAGAAGAGATACTGAAATAGTCCCCAGGCTTGACATATGTTGTCCAAGATAACATGTTGCTACCTGACTGTGTGACCGTTCTCTGTGTCTGTGTAATGGATGCTGCACTATCAGTTGCACTGGGATTTACAGTAAAGTTATTTACTATCCCTGAACCTTCAGAAGTCACTATAGCAGGACCTTCTTTTTCAATCTTACCTTTTTCAGTACTTGAGGACGTAAGCAGGCCTTGATAAGGATTGAAATTATAGTAAAAGCTATAAGCTGATTCTGAAGACGCCACGTAGCTATGCACCAAAACTGGGACTAATATAGTGGGATTTAGTGTATTTGGAGCACTGAGCCACAAACGAGTCGGTAATAGTCCTTCCTGATATTCACTGTTATTTAAAACAGGTAGATAGTCATTTATTTGCGAGACTCCCCCTGCCAGGAAGACTGGTATCATAGATCCCGTTACTCCGTCATATACATATGCAGTACCTATTACATAAGGAGGGCTATAGCCCGTATAGGTGGCTATGGCTATTATAGGTTTACTGGGATCCCCAGTATCCAGCCTATAGTTACCGTTCGTGTCCCTGCTGGCAGAGATAAGCATCATTTCGTAGATATCTATTATACCTCTACCTTGCTTAGACATCTCAAAAAACTTAGTACCTGTGTATAACGTAATCAAAAAGTCTGCAGGAGCTATCACGGTTGTTCCTATTGCGTAGGTTACAGTCCCAGAGACAACAGTTCTGGTTACTGTAAAATCAACAGGGTTTCCATATACTCCGCTGCCAATTGGACCTATTTGAGTTTGGACAGTTTTAACTCCCAAAATGGTATAATTGTTATACATCCCATTCGGACATGTGATGGAAAAATTGGATGAGCCAGAGTTGGAAATGTAATAATAGTATTCGTGTCCGAAAGCATAGTTTTCAGTATAGTTGCCACCTTGATATTTTACATAATCCTGAGTAGATCCTGCTATAAAAGATCCTCCATTAGCAAAACGTACTGGAATAGTTTGATCCCTTGTGGCAATAGGTTGATAAACATTGTTGCTGATCTCATAGAATTTTTTAGGGACATCAAAAAATCCTGCCGGTTGTGCATAGTATTGAAAAGTAAATTCTATGTACAATTTACAAGAGGAAGTAGATCTAGTTACTGGAGGTATACTAGCAGGCTGTAAAACTATTTCTGTTGGGTTGCTGTATATAACATTAACAGCCGCTCCTGAGTCTCCGACTCCATCATCTATAAAATACACACCATCTATGGAAATAATCTCTCCTATAGGGCTGGAAAAAAAAGAAGATACAGGAATGGTACCATAGCCCCATTCAGTTGGAACATTAGGATTAGGCAACGGTGGAACTACAAAAACATTATGATCGGAGATAAGCTGGGCATTACAGTAGGCTCTTCTTTTGAAATCACCAGTCGCACAACCTTGTCCTATGTTGTGTATGCTCCCCTGTATCTGTTCTAATTTAAATAAATTTGATCCACCTGGGCAAGGCGTCATTGCATGTCCGTTAGTAAAACCTTGACCCAAAGTAGTACTCAACTGATTAGTTGCTAGCTTTCTGAAGCTCTCCTGAAGGATACCTTCTAGATCTTTACCAGAAGTAACAATTTGATGTCTTAAGTCCACTATATCGTCTTTGTATACAATATCGGCGTACTTACCATCTGGACGATCTGACCCTGATCCAGAAGTAGATAAAATAGAACTACTAAAAATATTGTTGTATGAAAACGGTACTAAAGGAGTATAACCCCGTCTGTATATCATGAACATAGGTATAGCATAAACATATCCATCTACGGTATTAAGTTCTGTTTGGGCCGTTGAGCTACCGTCTCCAGCTATGTAAAGGCCTATGTCTTGTTCCCCGGCATTCGTAAAAGAATAACTGGTATACGACCCATCTGGATTTCCTCCTACGGCATAAACATCAGATTGTCCTAAACCATCTGGATATGAAGAGGTGTTCCAAACCCATCCAGTTGGATTACTATTAGGAGATGTCCTAATCCTATATTGCAATTGAACTCTCTTAGTACTTTCAGCTCCCACCGCACTCCATAGAATCTCATTATCAGGGAAAGCCCCAGCATCAACATTTCCATAAGTATACAAAAGATCCGTGTAACTTACCAGTTTTTTCCATACTTCCAAAAATATGACATCATATCTGTATAAACTGGTAAAACCGGGCAACTGCATTATAATATCTGTAATGCCAAGGTTGGTTTGTACAACAAAAGGCCATCCATTTATTACAGCAACATTCGTTGTGTCTCTACAAATAAGTTTGAAATTATTTGATCCGTATGTTAGAGATGTTAGAACCTGTCCACTACGGGCTGAAGCTTCAGAAGTAGATATACCAGTAACACCTATGTCTTGGACAGTCCCTACTTTAAGCCATCCAGAAGGCAAACTCGTCTGGATATTTTGCTGTGATTTAAAATCACCTATCTGATTTATTAAATTCCACTCGGAAGTGAGAGGAGGACGTGTCTGTTGGAATACGACCTGATCCAGACTTCTATCGGAGACGTCTAAAACTCTAGGCTGTCCGGGTCCAAAATAATCTGACATTTTATCTGCCTTTGTTTAGGATTTGAGTACCGTACACATCTAACGGTATAATTGCGTTTGTTTCTATTCTAGGAAGTTCCTGCATAAAATTTATCAAAAAAGCATATCCGTCATTAAGACCGATCAAAACATCGTCCGATATAAACCAGCTAGCGGGATAGTTTGTATATTTTCTGAACATATCGTCCACGCACGCTAAAGGAGCCGCAGCAAAAACAACAGAAGTAGCTAACTTTTTAAATCCTTCATAGTTGTCGATCAACTCGGGAATCAGCACGCCACCTAAGATCTTTCTTTCCTCTGAATTTTTTTTGAAAAGCTCTGAGGAAAGTTTTAAATGTATTTTACTAGCCGTTTTTTCAATCATCTCTTTATAAAAATCAAGCTTACCTATCTCAGAATCGTTCGAGGCTATTTTTCCCCTGATATCACTTATGTAACTAGAAATCTCTTTCTCTCCCCAGACAGGGTCTTTGTTCTCTAATTTACATCTTGTTAATACCGAAGCACACCGTAAAAAATTTTGAAGAACCAAACCCGCATTGTTTAGTTTAAGACTAAAAACATTCACATTCTTGTTCAGGATGCTAGGATCTATTTTGCTTCCATATTTTAAAGATGGATCGAAGTTTATAGAGGATTCTTTTGCTCTTACTTTTAGTGTTACCTTAGCCTCTTTTTTCAAATTGGAAAGTACAAGATCAAGGACTCCTCCCATTGAATGTTTATCGCTAGCCCAATGTTCTTTGTAGATGGTAAAATCCTCTGGCTTATTTTTATTGTACAAATTCTTAGCTAGGTCTCCAAATACACAGACTATGTTATTCATGTCATCTCTAAAATTACTAGTCTTGAAGATCTCACAACCGTTAAGTACTCCCTTAATCTCATTATTCTTTTCAATAATGGCTAAAGAGTCTCCGCCGACTTTGATAAAGCCTAGTACATCGGCTCCGATATTGGAGCATCTCTTTATGATCTGTTTCATCCGTGAAAACCTTTATGCTGTGATACGGAAAATAATCGTCAATGTCATTGCGTTTGTCTTGTTTATAACGGGAAATGTCCTCCAATTTATCATCGTACCTGTATTTATGGTGGAAGTAGCTTCGCCACCGAACAAAGCCAATTCCATTATCGGACCTACAGCTTGTGCTTCTGAAAAGCTGGTTGCATAGTCAACTATGTTTGTGGCCACTGATGTAGGTTCTGCTGTTTGTGGGTCTACGAAAGTAGAAGCAGATATATTAGTTCTAAATAATTCATTTTCTAAGAGGCATTGCGAGGTAGTTGGGGCTGGGGGATCAAAAGGATCCCAGTTGTCATTTCCACTTCCTACAGCCAAATATGATATACCAGCTGCAGGTTCGGTGTTGTCCTTAAGCAAACGAGCTATCAATATAGAGGCGGTATTCACTATGATGTTGGATTGGTGGATAGTTTTTATTATCTTACCGTTCTCTTTCAAAAACAAAAACAGTTCACCTTTTAATTTCTTTGCTTCTTCTTGGTATCTTATCCCCGTAAAAAAATAAAGAAGCTGCTGCAACCCTTTAGCTAAGAACTCCTTAAACATATAAATCTCCTTAAACTATTAAATAGTAGCCCTATATAGGATAAAAAATTAGTAGAGTATTAGACTAATTTGATTCCCCACTCTGTTGTACCTGTTATTCCTATGATTCCCTCAGATCCACTTAGACCCACTATCCCACCTGGATTGTGTATTATCATCAAACCCATGTCCCAGTTTCTCCAATTAATACGGTATTCAGATTCACTGTACGCCCAGAAAATCCCTGAATAGCCAGAAGGTATGAAATACTTGTCATCGCCTTCTACCACTGTTGGAACATTATCACAAGTAGGCCCAGTCAACCCTAAGTTCAAGGCTCCACTTGGGCCGGTGTATGATCCAGTGTATCCTGGATACATACCAGTATAAAACACAGAACTTCCTTCACCACCTATTATCTCACTGATAAGAGGTATGTATCTAGTATCAGTTGGCCCCAACCCAGTCTCATGATGCAGAAGGATAGTTCTATCGCCTGTAGGTAGACTAGTAATATCGGGATTGTCAGGACTCCTAGGATAGGGCTCAAGACCAGGATCAGGGAAAGTCATTTCGCTATATAAACCTGTCTCTCCATATTCTGGGATACCAACTAAACCTACAGCACCTAGGCTTTGTAATGTATTTATACCGGTAACTGATATCGCCCTTGTTACTTTATTAAGATAGACATCCACATTGTAAACGGTATCTCTGGTCAATTCATAATTATATTCCCCAGAAACTTGCTTGAATGTTGTCGTCAGTTCTACAGTTTCATAGTCTATAACATTCAGAACAGTGTAGACTATATCCAATATTGATCCGTTGTACGGAACATTTTGTATAGTCAGCATGTCGCCTGTTCTAAGAGACAGCCAATTACCTTCTACCCGTTTTACAATCTTTGAATTTTTTAAGGTTTTAAGGACCCCGCTCTTCAACTCCTCTGGGACTCTATTTATATAATCCAAATAGTCATTCAGTCTTTGTTCTCTATCTGGATAATATTGATCTATAAAAAGCATCCTAAATGGTAGCGATCTCTGTCCCTCTGTAATAGAAGTCAGAGGCCCTTGGAACCCTGTATAACCTGTCTCTACCATCTTCAATCCAGAGTACAGTCTTATCCGTCTGTTTTTTTCATATTCGCATACAGGTTGATAATCTACTAAACCAGAAGTATCGGTTCCTACTATAGTAAATCCTGCGTTTAAATCGTACGATGCCTGAGAAGGCTCTTGATATGTGTTCTGTTCCTGCGGAAGGTTGTTATCTACATAATGCCCATCATCGCTGTATGTCTGAACAAAAGGAGGCGTACCGGGGTATAGCTTGGTAACAGGATCCAAATTGTTTTGTAGATATTTATCATTCAAAACTATACTTTGACTTGTGTCAGTTAGATATTCCGGGCTAAACAGAAGGCTATATTGATCCAGGACATTGTGATTATTCTTCCAAGACGCTCTTCCATCTTCTTTAGTATATCCATCAAGGACTAAAGTATCTCTAGAATTTAATACAGAACTGTTGGAAAGATTGAAAGCCCTGTAACGATATCCTGTTTTGGCTACCTGCCCGAATTCGAATATTGGATTTACATATCCAGTAAGACCTTGGTCAGGGACAAGGGTAAATCCGCTATAATTTCCGTAGAAAGTATCAGGGGTATGTCCTTGATCCGTATAAAAACCAGTAATCCCTGGATATCCTTTAAAGCCAGTAGCTCCCCAGACATCAGGGACCATTGTATATGTCCTATTGAAGTTCGTGAAATAATAATCAAACTTGATATAGGAACCTACCGCTCCTGTAATGGCTGTATGGATGTGACCTAAAAGCGGTCTTATTTGATCTACAGCCCCTGTAACTCCTGTGAATCTTATGGTTTCAAAAGTAGGTGTGGCTAAAGTTATATCTAGCGGGAACGCCCTATCAACTATGATATCGTTTGTACCTGTTATCCCGACGATTGAATAAATGAGAGTATTCTCAAAGATATCCTGGGAGTTCACTATTAGTGTATCACCACCTGCTACTCCAGCTAGGCTAGAATTTGTAACAAGGGTATAATCACCTATGTTGTTTACGATGATACCCGTAGCCCCTGGATCCCCTACAAAGGTTTCTATATCTGAAGGGCAGGCAAGTTCTCCCTGTTGATTTAAAATAGGATATAGATCTACCTGAAAATCTTGTGCGCCACCATACATCCCAGTAGCCGTTAGTGGGTAAGGCCATTGTAGTCGTTGCGACGATTGTACCTCTCCTATTCTTTCGATATAATATTGCGCAAGGGGGTATCTCCCTGAGTAATAATAATCGATTCTGATAAGTGAGTTAGCTGGGGGAAGAAAATTTAGGCCAACCCCTCCTGTCCAAGGATCAACGCTACTTACAGCATCAACAACTTTCAAGCCATTTACGTATACTGTTAAATCACCAGGAGATGCCGGTGTACCTATACTATTCAAAATAGGGAGTAGCGGCATCTGGTATGTGTTAGGGTCTTGAGATATATTAAAATATGCGGGAAGATTAAGTCCTGTTGGGCTACCTATAGGAGGTATGTATGGGGTATGAATAAAACCTGAAGTCAACTCAACGTCTGGATACTCATAATATTTTCTATTATCTTCATAATAAGGGATCAGATGGCATTCGGCTCTTCTGTCACAAGCCTCGGTTTGACCTGTTGCTCCTATTCCTATTGCCTGGACTGTAGGGCTATCAGTTGATTCAAGCAATTGAGCAGTCGTACTTACATCTATCGTATAAGGATTTGTCTCTAGTCCTGTATCCCCACGCGAAATAAATATAGCTTTTGCTTCATCTATTGTTATCTCAGGATTAGGAGCTTGGATAGAAAACTGATCGGTATAGACATTGTTTATGTAGAGACTGTATCTATAGATTTCGGTGCTCTGATAATTTACTGAGTTTGCTCTTTCATAAAATTTTCCATTTACATATACCGATGTCGCTACTCCATCGATCATTACGACTGCAGGGCCTATAGGTAGACCGTCTCTTGTCTCAAGGACTTTCTTTACGTTATCCTGGAAATAAGGCTTTCTTATTATTTCAGGATCATATTGTTTGTAGATATTTTCTTGGACTTCTGTTGGGACGTTGTAAAAATTAAATGATTCAGTGTACAGAGTACCTTTAAACACTATTGTGTATCCAGGTAGCAGATCCGTAACTAATATTCTGTATTCCCCTTCGCTGTCTCTTGTATAGATCAAAGCATCAGAGTTATAAACTAAAATTCCACCAGATTTAAGATTTATTATCTCTAATGAAGGGTCGATTGATACAATCACATCCGTATACAGCCAATTTGATTTTATTACTCCAGAACTAGTTGGACTATCTTGAGTAGCATAAAATTTTATACTTCCCCCAACAGGTAGATCATCTATAGTAATCGGAGTATCTATTATTTCATCTTCTTCGTCTTGAGTTCTCTCATATAACTGAGAATTTGTTACGACTACTAAGATTAAATTATTGCTCTGAAGATCCTGGGCATAGACTATACTTTTGTTGGAGTCTACAGAGACTACAGTACCCTCTATCCATCTTTGACTTACATCGGGGATAGGGCTAGGGAAATAGTATAAACTACTTATAACAGAAGTCACCATGCCTATTTTATCTACACCATAAAACGTACCTGATGTCATTCCCGCTGTATAAACAGGAGTGCATGCTCTGTCATGTGATATAGCGTCTTTCCATACTAGGCGAGTATCATAGAGCGTGTGTCCTGGTTTAATAAGACTTAAGAAAAAAGCTAAACTTTGCAGGATCTGCCCTATGGAAGATGATGAAGAAACGTAATCCATGAGCACGTCAAAAAACATCTTGTTAGAATCTTTGACTGTGTACGAAGAGCTACTTTTTCTCGCTTCCAGATATAGCTCTTTTAGGACTACCGGGACACCCAAGATATCTGACACAGCACTTTCGATATTAGCTGTTCTGCTTCCGCCATAGTATGCATTCCTAACAGTTATCAGGAACTGTCTGTACGCTACATCCGAAATGTTGTTATTTATCGCGTTATCATCAAGGAAGAGAGTATCCCCTAGGATCTCATAGAGGTATTGATATCTTGTCGTATCGTGATATTGATCGGCGTTAACATCGGACAAAGAAGATTGTAGACGGGCAAACTCCTCGGAAAAGGCTCTGTAAAGCTCTGCTAGATTGGTATTGCGATCTTGAGGGTAGTTGCTAGGCAGATTTATAATCAAACGATCCTGGATGGTTCGAGATAGGTTAGAGATTATTTTTTCAAACTCTATCCCTGTATCAAACCTCTTTCTACCGTTTAGCTCCTGTTGAGCAAGAGATTCTGAAGTCACATCTGCCATTTTATTTATCTTTCTGTCTATTTAGGACAGTTGTGCTAACAAACTGTTAATATTATTCAACTGTTTCTGAGTTGTAGCAAGTGGTTTCAATCATAATTTTTTCTTATTTATAGGTTAAAAAGAATGTACATTTATTCTCTGTAATTTTTCCATCTCTTTGAGATAGACTGACTTCAAAGATTTCAAGGCATCAAGTTTTTTTGTTGAGTCATCTGTTATACCAGGTACATTTTTAACTGCCTCTACTTTTAAGGCTACACGATATATCTCTATTTCAAGTTTTTTCATTTCTTCTTCAACCACATTTTTACGAACATCTAAAGGCAAATCAGATACAATGGTACCAGTATTCATGGACAAATGCTCAACTTTACAAGAACAATCAACATATACATCTAAATTGTGTTTTTTTGCGTTTTTACAAAAACCAAAATCATCACTCGTAATAATTTGGACATCCTTATCATCTTTTTTAAATTTTATTAACTCCGCTCTAAACCAAGGATATTCCATTTTCTCTAAAGCTTCCCGTTTAATGAGCAGACATCCTGCCCCAATCCAATCAACTTTTTTCAATTCTTTTTCGGACCAAGATATAAATCTTTCTGTATCATTAATACCACCAACATTATCCTTCCAATATCCCGCACATATGATGTCAAGGTTTTCTCTTCTTTGATAGGCTGCGCTTATAATATCCCTATTATGATTAATCAATTTCTGAATATCTTCTGGAACAAATCCCATATCAGAATCAAGCATAAGCATATAATCAAAATTTTCTAATTTTTGGTATATCTCAAAACTTTTGCTATAATTAATTGCATTATTCCTAGCTGAAGGTAAGTTGCTTCCTTGCGTCATTTTTACGGTTATCTCAGCTATTTTGGATTTGACTAAATCATTTACACTTTTTTTTGTTATATAAGAAACCTGGCCATGATTCGGATAAATGATGCTTACATTTAACTTCATTTTATCTCCTTTTTAATATTATTTAAGATTTAATTTTTAATGTACCACTTGAATTATACAGTGCCCCAGTTGTAAGTCCTCCAGAGTCACTAGGAAGACTATATATAAAAACTGTTCCACTTCCATTAAAATTTGGAGAAAGAGTTAATAACTTTATAGTTGAGCCACCAGAAGTATAACAATACATGTTAATTGTACGCTCATCATCAGCGCCTAATCCAGAAAAAATATTAAGATCTCCAACAGCTGACATTTGTATACTTCCAGCCACATCCGCTGAAGGGGGAGAAAAACTTGACCCAATAAAATTCATTATATATAAATTACTATCATTATAAACTCCTTCTTCAACAGAATAAGATGCCCGTAAAAAAATGTTTGAATTTGCCTGTAGCTCAAAACTTCCGCCAGATGCTATTATAAGATTGTCATTATTTGCTCCTGCAGACCATACCTGATCTAAACCGGAACCCCCTTCAAATTTGGCAACAAGTGTAGTTCCAGCAGAAAAGTTAAGAGTATAGCTTCCTGCTCCTCCACTTGGACTGAGTGAGAAAGAAGCTACCTGACAATGTAAATAAAAACTCCCAGTTCCTTCAGGATCCAAGGTAATGTTAAAATTTCCTGTTGGATCAGTTGTTGAATAATTAAAATCTCCACCTGAATTAAGGTCAAAGCTACCTTCTGAAGAAATTTGGCTATCTTCATCAACAAAATTAAGTACAGTTGTCCCACCGGTTTCCCCATTTACTAAAGATAAAATTGGAGAATAAGAACCTCCTGTATAAATAAATCCATTAAATCCACCAATAGACCCATTAGCAGTCCAAACAGCTACTTGAGTGCTGACTCCACTTCCAGTAACACCTCCACCGCCACCAACACCGGAAAGTCCTGTTACTCCTTGTGCTCCAGTTGCTCCCTTAAGACCCGTAGATCCAAGAACTCCAGTTGCTCCAGCAGGACCAGCTCCAATATCAGTTAAATTAGCGACATCATGAGGACCTCCAACACTGTCTCTGAACAAAAGTCGATAAACGGGAGAAGGGCCTGTTGTTCCTAAAGCTATTGCTATCTGATTAGCTTTTAGTTCAGTAAGACCAGCTCCAGTTAAGCCTTGCTCTAAATTACTTCTCAGGTCGTTTATTTGAATGATGTGCTTTAATGCTCCAGTTTCTGACATCAAAAATCTCCTTTATTAAGGAACTACTGAATTCTGTGTGACATTAACATTTCCTATTACAGTTGTCCAAGTGCCATATGGATTATTTGGATCTATCGTATCCTGAACGTCATAAGGTTCAATAACAGTAAAAGGTGAATTTCCAGTCGAACTGCTATTGTTACCTACACCGTATAAATAAAGGGTAACTGTATAAACACCAACATTATCATATGCGTGAATTATAGGATTGGAACTATCTGTAGAAGTTGATCCATCCCCAAAATCCCATAGTAGGCTATTCCAATCACCCAATGACAGATTAGTAAAAGCAACCCCTACACTTTGATCTACAGATAAGGGAACTCCAACGAAATTAGCTATAGGATTAACGGGTATTATGAATACCTCTCTGGGTATGGAAACACCAACCTGTCCTTCCAATCCTGTCGCTCCTAGTACTCCGTTTTCTCCTATTGATCCTATACAACCTGTTATTCCTTGTTCACCTATTAGTCCATTTAATCCAGTTAGTCCTATTCCGTTCTGTATCCCTGTATCTCCTTGAGGACCAGTCTCTCCTTGTTGCCCTATTAATGTAAAATTTCCATAACCTTTGTAGACTTCTATAGCATCAGCTGTAATAGGTATGATACTGGATAAATCATTTGATCCGTCCTGTTGCAGGGTAACCAGCATCAGTGGCAATCTTCCAGACAAGGAACTGAAAACTTTTACACTCCCTGTCGTTGTCTGGTTTAAAGAGATACTTGGTATCACCTCTAACTTACTACTTTGATTGAGAGTTATAACTACATACAAAATCCCGTTTACTGTATTAAAAATCCTAGTTGCTTGCTGACTTATGTAACTTTCTACCAGCGCCTGTACGTCTATCCTAAGGTCATTAAACTGCAACCAATTACCATTTATTATGGTAGAGCCACCTTTGATAAAGACAATACTATTTCCTTGGATAGCACTATCTTTGGTTAACGATGCAAAAGGCTGATTTATTCTAGTGATGAGAGACATGCTAGCCTTTAAATGAGATAAAAAATTAATAGAATATCGGTTTTATAACAGAATATTAAAGCCAACGGCTATGTCCCAATTTATTCCTGTAAGTCCTTGGGATCCCTGCAGACCTGTAAAACCAAAACCTACAGGTCCAACAATCCCTGGCAAACCTTGCAGGCCTGTGTCTCCGTCTAATCCAGGATATCCAGTCTGTCCACAGAGACCTGTGTCGCCAAGTATATTACTATCAAAACCCATTATCCCTTTTTGATTTTTGTCAAGTGTGTTTCCCATACCCGAATAGAAAATGACATTACTATCGGTTATGGGATTTATTCCATCGATCAGATTATTTGAACCATCCTGAATTACCACTATCCCCGCTATCGGGACCATACTAAAAACAGGTGGAATAGGGACTGAAGCCAGAGTAGTGTATGAAACTTGTGCCCCTTCCAAAACTATCAGAGCTCCAGTTACATCGATACCAAGTACTAGATATCCCGCATAATTAACGTTGGTAAAAAACCTTACTCTGCTTCCCGTGACTGCGTTTCTTAAATATTGTTTTATATTAAAAAGCACACCTTTAAAATCGATCCACTTGTTGTCAATAACCAACGATCCGGAATCTATAACAACGGTATAATCCGCGATGTTGCTTTGGATTCTGACATTAAACGTATTATTTTTTGTGTTCAGCATACATTGCCTTAACTGAAAATAATATCAGGTCCATTTGAGTGAGTGAAACCACCATTTTGAAAAGATGATACATAAGCCATTGAACTTGTACTTAAGCCAGGCGAAGCATATGCTACGCCAACAGTACCAGTCAAACCCATTATACTTTCTGGATTAGACGGATCTAAAGCTGTATCCAAAGTTGACAGTACTTTCGAGGCCAACATCTCAGAATAAATAGCTTGAATTGCTGGGTCAACACTGATCGCATTGCTCGAAAAAGCTGTTTGTAGAGCTTGTTGGTCTTTTATCATTAACTGTTGTATCCAAGATTGACCAAGATTGAAATTTTTTCCAAACCTCCAATTATACTGGTATATTACTTGTCCAGACTCATAAAGATACGGTAGCCACACATCTCCCCCTCCGACACGCGGAGTGGTAGATTTGGCTACAGAGTAAGGTAAGCCATACGAATCTAACCCATCTTGTGCTGGCACGATCATAGCATCGACATAAAAAGTCATGTTACCATTGTCGTCACACTCATAGCCAAGAAAATGCCAGTTGCCATCATTGACATTTATTTTTAAAGTTTTATTAATAGACTGAGATTGAGACCCTAAATACTGCAACCTGTAGTCAGAGCCGTCTTTCAAGATCTCTATTCTTATTGCCGAATCGACTCCTATAACATTTCCATAAGGATCCGATATAGTCAACGGTATTAGGACATCACCATCTGGTACAACAAGACTTCTAACCCACCCTATACAGCTAAACATTCCAGACAATTTAATCTCTGGTTGTATTACCGATAAAGGGGTCTCCCGAAGATAATAAACGCGTCCTATCAGGGAATTAAAATAATCTGTTAGATCCTCTTCTACTGCTACCACTCTCAATTCATCTATTTTCATGGACGTGTTTTTTGCTATTATTAGTTCATTTTCGCTATAAATCTCATACCCCGTAAAAACCTGATAACTAGGTATAAGCTGTCTTCCGGTTGCAACGGTAGACACATACATATTATTCTGACCAGCATGAAACTCAGCTAGTGTCCATTCTCCGACATTAATAACAGGCAAATTTGATCTATAACTGTATTGTCCTAAAACAAATACTAAATGCATTTGTGGATCTACATAAAATTCCCAATTTTTATAAGGAAGAGAACAGTATGATTGTACAATGCTATTTTCTGATTCGATGTAGGACTGATTGACTATAATATAATTATCTTTAGTTTCTGTAAACGTATTTGTACCATCTGAACCTATGAGAGTTGGAGAATATATACCTGGTGTATCGTACGTGTGTGAAATAATAGACTGAAGAGGAGTATCTACAGAAGTACCATCTCCAAATATCCATTTAAGATATGTGGGGGTGCCTGTACAGCTTGCAGTAAAAATTATAGTTAAAGGACTGAATCCTTCTTGTGGGGACAATGTAAAATCGACTGCTGTTAGAGGAGGTAGTACAGTAAGTGTTGCATTGGTTGATGTGGCAGTCCCATAAGTACTATTTACTACGCAATAGAATACAGCTCCACTATCTCCTGAACTTGTAGGTGGTGTCGTGTAGGAACTCAAATTAGCACTAGGGATTAGTGACGAGTTTTTATACCATTGGTAAGATAATGTCCCAGTACCAGCTGCTACAACCATAAATGTCGCGGTTGTAGGAGCTATCACTGTTTGATTTATTGGTTGTGTGGTTATGGAAGGAGGTACAGGGAGATTATAGGTGATTACAATTATCCCTTGTGAACCGTTTCCACCCTGTCCACGTCCCGAAACATTCCATGCACATTGGCCACCACCGCCCCCATAAAGTCCACCATTACCTGCTATTTGATTTCCGTGAGGATCATCTAATGTTGGGATATATATTGTTCCAGCACCGCCTCCACCACTACCGTGAGAGTTATCCCATTCTGTTCCTGGACCACCATTTCCTCCATCACTAGCATAGCCTGCTCCGCCACCACCTCCGCCACCCAGTGTCCCATTAATCAGTAGAGTGTCGGATCCAGAGTCATTTGGCATTCCCCTACCTGTTGTTTCAGCATTATAACCACCATAACCAAGTCCTCCACCAGATGAACCATCAGCACCGGCAGTACCTCCTCCATTACCTCCACCTCCGCTACCTCCACTATAATCACCGTTGTAAGAGATACCACCATTTGCTCCTGGACCTAATGGACCTGCTGCCCCACCTCCTCCTGCTCCACCTGCTAAATGCGTTGTCGTGGTAGTGCCACCAGCACCTCCATTATAAAGCAAATCTCCAGAGCCTCCGGTACCACCAGGACCTATTGCTTGACCACCATTTGCAACGACGGCAGTAGTGTTAAATGTAGTTGCTTCACCATCAAGGCCAACATCTTGTTCTTCTGTTGTGATGGGAACACCTAGTCCACCTTTACCAACATGTACAGGTACGGGAGTGCCAGATACATATGAAAGTATTTTCTTAGCATATTCTCCGCCACCTCCTGCACACCACGTAGCAACGCTACCGGTTCCTTTTCCAGCACCAGCACCACCACCAATACACTCAACTGTGATATCAGAGCCATCCGTGGCAACACCAGACCATGACGTCAAGGAAGTATCAGTTAGAAATATTTTTTGCGTTGTCATATTTTTTATTACAAATTAACAAAATGGCATATTTCAGAATAACCATTAAGATTAGTCGCTCTCAGTTTAACTATGTGCATCCCTGTAACTGGAAAGGCATATATTGGATTTTGCATATTAAGAACAACCGACTGTCCGAGATAATCCATCCACCAAGTCCATGAGGTAGGCTGCTGAGTTGAGGTGTCATGAAAATGAACTATCATAGGATTAATGGAATCTAGAGTGCCAGTAAAGCCTGCAATAGGCTTTTCAGTTAATTTTATCCAGGCACTTAGTGTTCCTGTTACTCCAAACTGAGACCCAGACACTCCAAATTCTACAAACTCATTTCTTATGTACTGCGATAAACCTCCTCCATAGACAACCTCGTGACAATAGTCCACAACACCAGATTCTAGATAATAATAGGACAATGGACTTCCAGAAACTCCATAAGTTCCTGTATAATTAGGATTAGCATTAGGACCAGTGTATTGATAGATGCAGTCTCTTTCATAGAAAGAATAATCCGTTTGTTTAGCATCTGCTGTTTTAAATTTGTGATACAGTAAAACAGTTTTATCTACATATACCCCTGTTTCTCCCTGTAATCCGTTTATACCCGTTGCTGATAATCCAGTTAAACCCTGATCTCCTGTCACTCCGTTGACACCAGTCCAACCCCACGAGCCAAATAAACCCGTTATTCCTTCTGGACCAGTCTCCCCAGGGGCAGCTTTTATCCCAGTATCTCCCTGAATAAAAGTATCCGTTATGGAGAAAGTCGCCATCTGGGAATATTCATTGTAACTTACTACTATATAACTTCCTTGGCTCTCCTGAAGCGTAAACTGAGCTAGAGGTATTACATTGTATAACGCTGGAGCAGATAGCTTTTCTACATATTTATATCCCAAATAAATTTCATCGAATACAAAATTACCATTCTCGGCATCATAATAAACATTTATGACAGCATACTTTCCCTTGTCCTGGGGCAGATCAAAAAAGGTTTGATCTTTTAAAGGAATGACAAGGCTGTTCAAACTCTTGAAGGAGTTATTGTACAGTATTGTTCCCAGGTCAACAGAGTACTGTTGTGCCTGAGCATAAGTCTGAACTCCTGTCAGTCCGCTCCCAACAAACGAAGTTCTTATATTGTTGCTTTTAGAGTTCTGAGAAAGCATCTAATTACATCCGCACAGTTGGGAAATTACTAAGTCTATATATCGCAATGGCTGTGTCTGCTTCCTCAAAGTATCCAGGAGAATATTCGACATTAGTATCTACAAAATACCCGGTTTCATTCTCGACACGTGCCTTGAATACTTTGGAGAAGATAATAAGAACTATCTCTCCCCTTACGAACGGGCTTGTTACATCATTTCTTATTCTTCCAACCATAGGAAGAAATACTTTTCTAGGAACAGCCTGCTTTAAAGCCTCAGCTTGGAACCTGAAATTATCAGAGCAAACCGTATAGAATGTCCTTCCAAGATTATCCCCTACATTATTTGGGACACTGAATATGATGTCTTCTCCAAGTTTTCTTGATACAATAGCAGGCATCTTTGCTAAACCGTTTGGAATACTGAAATTTGTGAAATCCAAATCGTCAATATTCGTAAACATATTGTCGTTAACAAAAGTTGTATCATTTACTGGGATATGCTCTATAGGATTCTCGTAAGGATCCTTTGGGATAGCATTACTTCCACCTGTACCCAAATTAGAGATATATAGGAAATCCGAACTTACTAAAACCTCCACAGTCAGCTGTGGTGGAAGGTTTCCTACTGTCTGATACGGACGATATTTGTAGAAGACATATGCTTCAGAATTGTCCGAAACAGTTCCAAAAGCTGTCTGTTGCACCAACATAGGAACATAAAAGCTACCCACCCAAGTACCTTGAGGTATTGTTATGACAACCGTACTTGTTCCTAAACCTGTCGTAAGAGTTACTGGCACAGTGTAGTAGTAAGGTCCTGCATTCGGTAGACTCGACTGGAACCACACATAAGATTGATATGTCAAGTTTCTGGTACTGTATGAGCTTATTCCAAGAATAATAGCATTCTTGAGATCCAGATCTGCTTGTGTCTGAGTCAAATCTACAGTTATGTTATTATTTGTAATGAGAGCTGGATTAGCTTCATATAGAACGGATTTATAAAACCCGCTCACTCCTTTTGAACCTACATTGAAATTGCTGGTGAAAGGAGCACGATACGCTTGGATATTGGGGCCGGTGTTGGTGGTTGTTATATTGAGATCTATATTAGAAGGAACAACTTCTAAAATCACTTCTACTATAACACCACTAGGTATCGAAAAAGAAGGATCCAAGAAAACTTCTATGCTTCCGTTGTCGTAAGTAAGGTCTGATAACTGGTTCTCACTCCACACATTCATCCAGGTGCTATAATCAGAATTTATCAGATACTGCGTACCATTCACGGCATTTGCCACGCTTTTTACATTAAGAACTCCATAATTGTTAATGCTCTTAGGCACCGAAAATTTCTTAACAAATGCCGTTGTCTGAAAGAAATAATGATACTCCACGAGTGATCCTCTATATTGCTGCCCAGAGAATTGCTGCAAAGATTGACTATACCCATCAGTAGTCTGATCATAGATGTCCGAACTTTGGTAAAGGTTTATATCAGCCGCAGTTGTTCCAACAGTTTTAGCAGAATAGAAAATAGCATAGTCGTTATAACCTGGAACATTTGCTGTGAGGTATTCTATGATCTGACTCACTGTATTAGCATTTATACCACGGTAAAATATGCTCGTATCCTCAGTTGAAGGAACATACGAAATACCTAGAGGTTCATTCGGGATATTTGTCAAACCGTTATTCGAATAGTTTATTCTCCAAACTGTCATCAAGTACTGTTCACCTGGAGCAGGAGTATAATTTCCAATATCGAATTTTATGGTGTTGGTTCCTAATCCCTCAAAATATCCTGGTATGACCTGGGAAGTTGCTGCACCGTTTATGTAACTTATGACTGAATGATAAGCAGGATCAGTCATGTAGATGCAGTTTATAGTAGGCCCTACAGTCCAATCAGCATCCGTTAAAGGGGTTGCGCCATTTGGATTAAGTATTTTTACAAAAGATTCCAAGACGGCCTCGGAAGTTACATCTCCGGCTATTAGGTTCCCTAAAGCGGCTGTACCTACATATGTATCTGCAGAAAGGATGTTAGTCCCATACTGAGTACCTTTTGTATCTTGCTCACTCAGTTTGGTCTGTAATCTGTTGCCGAGAAGCTTATCAAAATTCTTTTCGAACAGAGCCGTATAAGATTGGATATTTATCTTCTTTCTCAAATCAGTTATATCATCATCTGTTATTTGTTCGTACGTCAGTCCGTCCGGTCTTATAGCATTGAGGTTATAGATAGTCGACCCGTTGATATTCGTATCTGGATCAAACGGTGAAGAATTTCTGCGTGCAACAAAAAACATAGGGATAGCCCAAGACCATCCATCATAAGTGTTCCTGCAACGAGCTCTCCAAAGTCCGTAATCTCCGTTTTGATCTCCCATATTTTCAAAAGTGTAACTACCCGCGTCCTGCCCCGTAGCATTTGGACCCAGACTGTAAACGTATTCTGCCCCTAGCCCACCTTCAGGATATGTGAAAGGATCTACTCCCTCGAGTACTCTTATAGCATATTGTATCTGGACTCTGTCTGTAGTTTCCACTCCGACATTTGGATCGATCATATTATCGTTAAGGAAACTATCAGACTGTGAAAGGATGTTTCCTTCAGGGAATATTCTTCCTTTTGATTTAAGAGGAAGATCGGTATTTTGCAGTGCAAAATTAGTTGGGATATTTGTCGGATCATATAAAAGGATACTGCCAGCAGATCCAACTACCCACCCGTAATTGTTGGCCTGCATGTTAACATCATATAGATCGAATCCATAATTATTTGTGATTAGTGACCACTTAGATCCACTGTTATTAGTACTGGCCACAAGACCATCATTACCTACGATCCAAGCTTTATCTTCCACGGAGAAACTTATTACTGTTGTACCGGTAGAAGAGATCGAACCGCTTGCTGGACGAAAATCAGAAGGTTTAACAGCATTTGCGTAGTCTACTGTCATTATAAACACTCTGGTTGTTTTTCTCAGATTATCTGGGTAGCTTACATCAGTAGGAGAGTATGGACTCTGTATCTGATTAACAGCTGTAGCTAAATCATCTGCAGTATCGTAATCGTCCAGATCAAGTGTCTTTATATAATTTCTTCCATCCAAAGCCCCCTGCCACTGAAGAACCAATGAATCAGGATAGTTAGAAGGAGATATGCTGTAAATGATATTCGTAAATGTTCCTATGGAAGCTGGATAAACACTGATATTGAAATTATTTGCGAATTCCCTTCTTACAAAAACACGATTGATGTCATTGTCCAAACCAGGACGCAGTTGGTTTATAGTTTGATATGCTGTTCCGTTGTAGATTCTACCTGACATGTTGACAAAGTGGTATCCACCATCTGTCGTCTTAAGGATAGTGCCATTCTCTCCAACTACCAGTCCATCATTCAAATTGAAGAAAGATATAGAAGTCAGATTTGTGGTTACAACGGTATTGGTACTGGCATCTATGACAGTTTGTGACTGCCAGGATTGTCCTTCATTTATCGTGATGAGGAAAGTTCCGTTGTCACCCGCAGCCCAGCCTATTCTGTCATCATAAAAATGTACTGCATTTAAATTGGCGGTAACACCAGAAGTACTTTCAATGAGATTAAAATTGGTACCGTCTATTGACTTTATTACTGTTCCGTTATCTCCGACCGCGATAATAGTGTTCTGGTCTATAACAGCCAGATCATTAAGATTATCGTTTACAACGGAAGTAAGAAGATACCAGGAGTCTCCTCCGTTAGTGGTCTTGATTACATATCCATTTTGACCTACGGCATAACCCAAAGACTGATCAAAAAACTGAACTCTGGTAAAAAGAACGGAAATAGGTGTCTGTATTGAGTTCCAGTTAAGTCCTCCATTGACTGTCTTAAGGATAGTTCCTCTGTCACCAACTGCCCATCCGAGATCTTCGTCATACATGTATATTGAGTAGATAGTACTTACTTGGCTCACATTCGTAGGCTTCGAAGCAACGTTAGTATCCTGTGGAGTTAATAGCGATCTCCACACTTCCAAGACGACTCCATCAACTCTTGATCCTGATTTCAGTTCAAAGTCATTGAGGTTTATCTGATTAATTTGAGATAAATCAGTATTAGTATTGGTAACAAAAATAGGCCAACCATTTACCATAGCTACTTCGGGTATTGGCTGAGAAGGATCTTGCGTATAGAAGCTATTAGACAAAGTAGCCGAAGTATAAAACGGCCTGTAGCTTAACCAACCTGACGGCATGCTCCCGGCAGTTTTCTGTGTGAGTATCTCCAGTTGCTCCTGAAGCGTGTTCAATTCACTGCCAAGAGGAGGATTCCCTGGATTGAAAACTACCTTGTCATAAGCGTAATTCAGATTTTCGTAAATGCTTGCGCTGTTAGGTTCTACACTTGGAGACATTTAAAACCTCTCTTAATTTGTAAAGTCTATTCCTTGAAAACTCAGACTGTCCACATTTAGATATTCTATTTCATCCGTCGTTAAATCCTCAGTATAGGTAACTCCTGTCGGATAAGCCACATAATAAGCAGCTGTATAACTTTTTGTTTGCGGAGGACTGCCATCCGTTGTACTGACCGTTATCCTTCCATCTGCCGTGATAGCGGCTCTACCTGGTCCTCCGGATACTAAGGTAGGATCAGATACCAAGTTCAACTCTATCATGTTTTCATAGACAGCCCTGAAAAGATTACTTGGACCACCACCATCTGTGGTACTGTATGTTAACACTGGATCGATACTCTGATAAGAAACTACGCCATTACTATTACTTGAGTTTTGGAAGACTTCGAAAGATACTGTTCCCAAGTTATCCATTGGGATATATGATCCAGCTCTTTTCATCATAATAGAGAAGGGAGTTTCCACGGAATCTACCCCAGATACTTCCATTATCGTTTTTAAAAGGAAACTCTGTTTTAAAGTCTGCCCCATTTGTAGCCCAGCTACTGCATTGAAGACTGCAGTTTGTATACGAGATATTAGAGCCATCTCATCATCTGTCTGAGTACCGTTGTTAGTTGTCGCCACACTTAAATCCCTGGTCACAGTAAAACTTAAATCAACCATATTTTCTACTGCTTCTTTAACAATCACATCAGCACATGCATGCTTCATATTATTTATCTGCGTCTGTACTTGGTTTATGAGACTATCATAGGTGTATGCTACAAAGAAGTTCTGACTTGCTTCATAGCTCACAGAAACCGTAAATCCAGAACGTATCATGCCGTTTGGCTTGATATTTATATATGTAAATTCTGTTTGATTTCCCAAAGTTATGGTATAGTCGATATTGTTCTTGTATGTTGTCGATAAATCCTGAGATTGCACGACTATTGTGTTGAGTATAACTCCTTTATAGTTTAACTGTGCCGGTAAGTTTACCCGTATGACGTGTTGTTCATTTGTAAGTGTTATGGCTTCTGCGAGCTGATCGGCTGAACTAAACAGGAACTCTATACCATCGGTGGATATTGAGGAATTACCCGTCTTCAAAGGATCTTCTGATTTCACTATCTGATATAGAGAAGGATCTATTGTATTACCACCACTGTCTGACACAGAGATAAGCTCTATGACAGGTTGATTTTCCAAAGGTAATACATTGGAACTCATATATTCATAATCGACCTCTATCACATCCAAGGTAGCCATGCCTATGCTTACATTCCGAGGACTTGTAGTGCTTAAAAGCAAAGTATCGGTTGCTATAACCAGATCAGACAAATCATAGTCTGCATTTCTGGTAGTATTGTGAACTCTACTTACGATAACGATTGGACTGGTAGCCGTTACTTTAGAATTCGTCGTCTTAATCCTGAATTCCGATGCGTCTGTAACATAGAATATTTCACCTATTTTGTTCCCGAGAACATCAGTAGGATAATCAAATTTAAAAGCTACTTGATCTATAATCTGAGTCTCATTTGTTCCCCTGACATAAATATCAACTTTTCCCCCGATATGCTGTCCAGTAGTTGGATCATAGTCTCTTATCATCAATGGATCGCCAGCTGCTTGGATTATTGCTTCCTGTACTCCTGGGACTCCATATGTCGTAGCGGTGTATCCAGGTTTTGTTCCAGCGTCGAAAGATGGACGTGCCATCTTTATACGAGCACCGTAGCTACTGTTTATCTCCAAATCAGTACCGTAATCAGTAGGTACATCATTTTCCACAGAAAGAGAGGAATCTACACCAGTTATTATCGTTATTGATCCCGAAGGGACATTTCCAATAGACCCTGCAGTAACAGCCGTAATAGAAGCTGGCAGCTCATATCTCTGTTTACTAGGATTATAATAATTAGTTATCGTGGCTGCTTCCATGGTATGATCACCGATGACCGTATAAGTTTGCGGCTGTATGTTTAAATTCAAGTCTCCAGGATAGGTAACTACAGTACCGTCTGGTATGGACAAATCACTAACTGGTTTTTTAGTAGTGAAAATCACAACGCTTCCCTGGGAATTCGTGGCTGCTTTTCTTGCCATCTCAAAATTAGCACCCTGTTTATCAAACTGCTGATCTATTAAAGATTGCAGAACAGTATAATCTGTTATCCCCAAAGCATCTGCTAAGGCTGTTTTCAGTGGACTGGTAGCGACCGGATCACTGATACCATCTCCATTTGTATCATCAAAATAGAGCAGACAGTCAATAGAGTTGCATCTGAAAACAAAGTCTTCTATAACATAAAATTTTGAAAACATATCCGTCACAGGATCGATGACATCTCTTATAACTTGACCTGTAACTACATTAACCAAGTTATTGTTTGTTGTCAATCTTTGTACCACGCTTAACAAAATGTCTTGTCTTGTACGAGAAGGAAGACCTGTGAAATCTGTGCTATATTGTAAAAACTTTCCATTCAATTCCAGAGAATAAGAACTTTCTACAGCGGTATTTAAGGTTCTATCGTATGCTGCAGAAGTTGTGACATAGTAAAAAACTATGTCTTGATTTATAGAAACATTATCCGACAAAAAGACGTTGCTTATCACACCATCATTAACAAGATTTGTCAGGACTGTTTTATTAACGGAAAAAGTGTAATACTCTGTTGGCACCTGTTGAGTCTGTTTGGTTTCAGTGGTGGTACTGTCGGCTTCACTGGTCACATCAGAGAGGGTCACGATAGTTTCTACAAGTTCTGAGTCATCCGTGGTACTCACATAAGTGTCATTCATTAACTGGTATCCGTTTGTACCACCACCAGGGCTCAAGCTTATATAGAAGTTACACCCAAGGAAATCACTATTTGAACTTACTAAAAGACTACTTTTTGGTATAAGTATTTTCATATTGTCTTTAAATAATTTCAATTGGATACCTGAAGGGATACTAGCAGAAGTATTGATTTCATTTATACTGACTATATTAACTACAACCTCAGAAGGATTACTGTCTAAATACTGACCAGAAAGATCTCTGGATATAAAAGATATTGTAAGTATATCTCCTTCTAATAGTGTAATGTAATAGGTAATAGGAACAGTTCCATAGCTTACCGTGTTGAAAGACCAAGGTACATCTTCCAATGCAGGATTGGTGGCACCAGTGGTAGTACCAACTTGACTATAAGGAGTAGGAATGGAGATGGAACCGTTCCTGGTGATAGTATAGCTATACAATACCGCCAACGAGACGTTGTTTGGTACACTCAGTGGTACCGGAAGAGATCCTAATATCTGTTGAGTCAGGCTGCTAGAATAATATTCATAGTTCGCACCTGTTTCTCCTTGAGGAACCCAATTCGTCATAGGAGATACTATTGTGGGCGATTGAAGCTGACCTAGTTGACCTGTGTATGACATGTCTACCTCTTATCTCTGTCTCAATTTCGAAAGTTGTACAAGTTGCTGATATTCTACTGCTTTTCCACTTTGAGCAGTATATTTAACCAAAACGTTCAGCATGGTTGGATCTGTCGTACTTTGAGTTACGTCAACTTCTAAGAGATTACCAAACAATTCTCCAGCACTAACGGATCTTCCGGTGCTCACATATTGTGCTTCTATTTTCTTAATATCATCTACACACTTTTTAACATCTTCAGAAATTTTTGTTGTGAAATAATCTATATCTGTAATCTTTTTACCTATCAGCTTATGGATCGATGTTCCTATCCAGCTGTAATATGGATTGCTGTTTATTCTTGTAATTATGAGTTTTTCAAAAGTCTGTATTAACAGAAATTCATCTTGAACGGTTACCACATCTTTACTTGGTCCATAAACGAAATCATCCAGTACAGTTGTTCCCCAACACTTTGGACAGAATGCTTTTAATGTCACATACTGTAACTCCACTATAGGATAGTAGAGCGGACACTTCTTTTTAAGCATAACGGTCGAAGTAGGAGACAAAGTTTGGTCATTGTTCAGAGCTATATTGTAATTACTCGGACTTATTACTACGTCATTTATTCTCACAGACAGAGACACTGTGGATCCTAAAGGGAACGTCGGAGCCAAAGAGCGTCTGTCAGCTTGGAGAGAAATTCTCTCCCAGTTGATAACATGGTCGCATTTATTTTGTATTCTGAAATCTATAGACATAAAAAGATTAAAATATTAATAGCTTATTTTTAGGTGTTTGGATTAGACTGTAAAATCTTTAAAGCCAAAGCGTTACGGTTGGCTACTAAAGCTTGCTGAGAAACTGCCTTTTTTTTCAAAATCCATTGGCCTGGATTCTTGGCATCCGGTACTTCATCACAAAAGCCTAAATTACCTCCTCCATATTTTTTTCTAGTCTGCTCTCTTAGAGCTGCTGAGGTGTCATCTTGAGTCTGTGTAGGAGTCGTTACAAACAGACTGTCGAACAGAACCAGATTCCTGGTTACATATCTTCCCATAGCATCAGTAACAAAACTATTGATACTATTTGGAGCTCCAGCGACTGTTTTAATCCAGCTAGGATTCTTTGTATCAACTGTGTTGACCAAGTTTCCTACATAGGTAGGATCAGCTAGATTTGCTTGAACGTTCTTTTGCTGAATCGCCTGCTGAGCTTTAGAAGCAATGATATCTTTTTCATCTGCCTGGATGTCCGTATTTTTTATAGGATCCAATGCGACTGCTGCTGCAGGGTTATTTACATGACTATTAACTACTGCCATTAAAGCAGAAGCTGGGGCGTTGGTAGTATCAACATTAGTAGGCTTAACTGCCACCCCACTTTTACTTGTAGAAGTATTAGATTGCGAAAGAACTCGGATACTTTGCATCAGTGGATCTCTCAAACTAGTCATCAATTTTGCATCATACTGTTTTTGAGAAAAAATAGCTTTGAAAGGCATTAAATCTTGTATGTATGGAACCTTAACTAGAACATCGAGATAATTTCTCATTTCAGTCAAGTATCCTAATGCGTCGGAATACGAAGAAGACAGGTTATCTCCATAGGTAATCAAATAATTTCCTATATCCGTACGTAATGTCTCCCTTGTTCTATACACGTCAAGATTTTTTATGAATATGGTTGGACTCTCATAATCTGGCACAACAGTATTTGGATCCACCAACTTATTAAGGAAATTTAGAAAGTTATCTAAATCTTTAATAATATTGTGGCATCCGTGATACATGCCAACTAAAAGATTGTATTGATCTAAAAAAGTAGCCATGTTTAGATTGCCGCCTGTTGAGCTGTCGTTTCACTTTTAAGGATATTGGATATCCAGTATGTTATCTTCTCTTCCAATAAAGACAATCTCATCAACTGATAATCATAGTCCCGTATTTTTATCTCTATCTCAGGGATATTTTTACGCATAGTGTCCCTGGTATATGTAAGAACCGGATCCGCAGGCCTTCTCAATAAGATTACTTTATTGATATCTTCGCTTTGGCTGAGCTCAGAATCTCCTGTATCAAAATCATCATTATAGAAAACGGCAGATATGTTATCCGGAACGTCAGCACTAGACAGCACACCTGACATTCTTATGTATGCTTCTTTCTGTTGCGTAAGTCTGGTTATTCTTCTCATTATAAGAGAGTGCTCATTTTTCAAGTCTGTGACTTTTTTAGATCTGTAATCCTCAGTATTTTTTATAATGGAGTATAAATCCTGTATTTCAGAAGGATTATCCTTATTATAGTACTGAGATATGTTTCCACGTAAAACACCCATTTTAAGTCCCCTTCCCTAACAGTATCTTTACAAGCATATTTATGGAGTCTTGGGTTCCAGAAAGTTGCTGCTGAACATCATTATATTCTTCCAAATACGGAGCTGTTATAGTATTTAGAGTTTGTTTGTCTGTTGGATCAACAGTTCCGAAGACTACCATGACACCAACATAAATCCCTTTTAAAGCATCCAGAGACTGACCTATACTGTCACTCATTTGTTTGGTTAAAGGCCCTGCATTAGTGTTCGTTATACCGCTATTAGCTAAAACTGTACTTGCACTTGGCGGGATAGTTCCGAAAGTGCTGGACTGAACTCCAGCATGTGCAATCCTATCTGCAAAGTTTGTGATACCCCCCGGTTGCGTATTGGTCAAATCAAGGAATAATAATGACCCCTGCATCCTGAAATTCATTAATATGTTCACGACATTTGTTATGGTCTGGACTATATTGATGTAATCATTTATTTTCCCACTGAAAAAATCCAAAAATTCGTCGATAGCATCCGATCCGGTACTAACAAATCCGATGAGCTTGTCTGCAAAGTTATCTATCACTTTAAGAAGTTGATCGACCTGCGAACCAAAAAATCTATTAAGGTTCACATATGTCCATTCAAGCATTAAATCCTTTTCATTAACCCACGATCCTCCTGTCGTAAGGATCCCAGTTGGTATCTCAGAAACAGGTATACATCCCGCAGCAGTGGCAGATGCCTCGTTTGAAGACATAGGACTACCCAAACGAAACATGTAAGGATCGTTCGCAAGACCAGAATTCTCTATTACAGTAAATATTCTATAGTAATAGGTTGTTCCCTGCACCACATCATAATCTATTATCGAATAACTTTCCGACGTCAATGAGACCGGAACAAATAAGGGTTTCCCTGAGTTAAATGGAGTGCCGCCGCTTGCATCATTGTCAAACATTTTTATAGTCTGAAAATCCCTTAATTGATTAGGATTACTGGCTGTAGGCGTATTAGCTATAATCAAATCCATATCCGAACTTGAAGGGAACGTTCCCTCTTTATTCATACATCTATACACCCTAAAACCACCAAAAATAAAAGAATCTGGCTTGTCCCAAGTCAGCTGTATCCCTAGTTTAGTATCGAAAAGGCCTCCTACAGCTTTAGCATTTTTTGGAGGACCAGGAAACGGTGTTTTGAATCCAAAAAGATTGCCTATAATTTTGAAATTTTCAATTACCTGATCTATCACCCCAAGATCATTAGATCCTGCAGTTGCTCCTATAATAAAACCCCCTACAGTTGCATTAGGCCCCAGTTGTGCAGGAGATCCTATATTACCAGGATTCGTACAAGCAGAAACAAGAACCGTTTTAAATTCATTGAAATCCGCCCATGTAGGAAAGAAGTATCCTTTCTCGTGTGGGCTTTGCCTTGGTTGTATCACGGACACATATATACCTGTTGACAAGAAAGTCTGAATTAAAGATTTCAACTGGGTCACTATCAGCTGTATTACAAACTTAAAAGCTCTGTTTAAAGAAAGAAGATCAGAAGTTAACAGTCTGATTATTTTAATTATTGCTACCAAACCCTGAGCTACAGAGTTTATGTTCTTCAGCAATTGGTTGAAATTGTTTAAATCAGCTGGAGATATAACATCCCCCAACGATAGATTTATAGAAAATTCCTTCCAAGTCTCTCCTCCAGGTCCTTGGCTAGGGGCCGGTGTTATAGGTAAACCTAGATTAGAAACATTAGACGGAGGCACAACAGGATCTACTAGTCCTATATTTTGATAGCCGCCGCTCAAGCTTGGCTTGATGGTGGAAAAAATTATTGAAGGTCTAATTGACATGTCTTTTTTCCTTAACTAATTTGTCAAATTTCTTTTTATCTTTCATTATCATATACTGTAGTTTTGCCAATGCTTCACCAAAAAGGTTCTGCATTAACCTTCCTGCTTGGTCTTTCTGTTGAGACATATCAATAAGTTCCCAGGAATCTCCCTGCTTTACTGAAGCAGAAGGGCTTTCTGGTTGTCGCTCTTGATCTTTTTTTGAAGAGCTATCACTTTTGAGTCGCATCCTATCTCCCTGTGTGCTTTTAAAAATATCCAGAGGTATTTGTTATTATATAAGTCTTCTTCGCTCAAGCTAGTTGCCAGTTCATTGAATCTAGTATACTTGAGATAGTATAAGAATTTACCGTTTTTAACCAGATTCAAAGTGTACTCATAACTCCCGAAGCTATACAAATTATCTGGCACATAATAATCTGGGGAGCTTTGGTCCCAAGACATACCCAACCTTCTTTTTACAAGAACATACTGCTTCCACAAATCATAATCGGATATCTGATAAAAATTGATATCTCCTAAAAATCCTAAATATACGTGTGTATTTAAAATCTCAGGATCGTTAACATTTAGAGATATGGTACCTACGCTTGAGGCTTTAATTGGATCTGCTTCATTTTTGTCTCTTAACCTCAGTTTACCGTAGCTTATTCCTGGCATAGGAAGCAAAGCTATGTCCATGTTAAGTGATCCATTTTTGTATGCAAAGCCAGCATTGGCTGAACTGTTATTGAGATAGTAACCATCTATGCTCATTGCTGCATTGAAAAAGTCTTGTATATTCCTATCGCTTAGATTATCGTATTCGTAATAATCCCCTATATAATCAGAACTTGTTTTCGTCAAAGACAGAGTAGATTTAGTAAATGTTATTTGATTTCCAGACAAAGTCACTGTACAAGCCTCTCCTGCTGGTCCGATTGCTGTACCGTTTGTCTGGGTTGTATGACTCATGTTTAAAACAGACACTGCTTGAATATTTCTAAAATCTGCCCATATACTATTAGCCATTAGCGGTACAAGTCCACTGGTAGGTATAAGCAGATCTGATCTCATACCTAGATATCCCGCATAGTTAGCTGTCGTAGTATCCACCGAGAAACCAGTACCTAGACTATCATTATTTATTTCGCTAGCTAGATCTGATATCGTAATACTACTACTCAATGTATAGCTAACCTGCCCTAGCATTCTGACATAAGCACCACTAGATGGGATGTTTGTCAATCCTACTGATAGTAAAGTAGACGATGTCGCATTTCCATCGATCCAGGACAGGTTAGCAGTAAAAAATCCACTTCCATTTATAGAAGCTATTACTGCATTAAGCGTTGTTGCCGTCGAGAAGTTTACATCAAGCACAAAGGTATGTCCTGTTACTCCGACATCGTAATTACTTATAAGTTCTATTCTTGTTTGGTTTACACTATAACTAGCCGAAGTAACGTCATAACTTGGATTATAGTTCAAGCTAAAAGCTCTAGTGTTTGCACTTAATGTTAAGTTGTCTGAGTTATAAACTGTATTGGTATCGTATGAACCGGTAATACCTGGAGTATCTACTTCGTAATTAAAATTTGGACCTTCAGAGTAAATCGAAAGTACACTGTCTTTGTCGAGATATAAATAATCCAATCCCGCAGGAGGATAGAGCTGTACCCAGCCATCGCCGCCTGCCCATATAGCTGTATCCGGGAAATAAGTGTATTCAAAATCAGAATTATAAAGTCTTCCAAATCTCAAATTAGCAAAAAACTTTTTGTTGCACAAGCCATTATCATTAATAGACCTGATAACATCTATTAATTTGTTAGTCTCTTCTGGGTGGTCTATTGTTGTATCCAAGCTTTGAGTTTTATAAAGAGGTATCTGTACTTGAGCTACAGTATCACTTTTCAGATAGAGTACATTATTCTTAATCATATAATATGCATTAGTATCCCAGCTGTACAAATCAAAAGCTAAGATATCTTCCTTCTGAGACAGGAATGTATTCGTACGTGCCAAATCAGGCTTGTCTGGCACAAAACGATAAGAATAGCTTGGACTATATGTTTTAGGATCTATCCTGAAGTTAAGCTGTGTATTGGTGCTCAAAGAATCTTGTTCTCTGAGCTGCCATCCAATTGGGAAACTCTTATTTACTGATACAGAGTTAGGAATTACAGTAGGAACTCCAATTGCACCGTTTATATCTGTATATGTATAGTTTAAAGTGTAGGACGTATAATTAGAGACATATATCTCCTGCCTAACATAATTAGTAACTAAGTCAACGGTCTTCATATTCCCCTGTATGTCTGGTGACCCAACTAAAGCAGCTGAGAAATATACGCTTCCTGAAGCTCCTGTAGCTAATTGCGCGGTATATGTTATACCATCAGGATTCAAAACTGTTGTATACCTGTTTGTATTTAAAGCATGCACCAACTCGTTGATAGTGGAATATTGCCTCAAGCTGAAAGTAAAGAATATCTTATTAAACTTATTTGGCGTAGTTAGGTCTTGAGACATAAGCTCTATCTGAAGATCTCTTATTACTTCTGTTTGAGGAGCCTGACTTCCTGTATATCCTTGGGCATAGGATGTCCACTGCATCAGTGTGTCGTAATTCGAATTATCTGGACCCGTGGGCGAGAAATTAGTATAAGGTCCTGTAATCAAAGGATAAGCTTCTACTAAACTTTGTGTCGTCTCGTCATACCCTATATTTGTTAGATCTGCCTGACTTTTTTCATAAGTAGGATTTCTAGGAGTTTGCTGTATAGGAAGCTGTTCAGGACCATTAAGATAATCAAGGAATTCATATCTTATGAAAGTATCAGTAGGTAGTGCTGGTGAGATTGTCATTACATTTAATTCAGTCGTATAATCTACGCTCTGTGCTCCAGTTAAGCCATAGGCATCAGTAGCCCATCTACCTGAAACAGATATAGGACCTGCTTTGCTGTCTCCCAAAAGATCTTTTCCAGAATTAGCGTCCCCAGGTAGATAGTAAGGAAAGACATTGTAGTTAGTCCCATCAATAGAAAGAAAATCAGACTTGAAACCTATCCTATTCAAAAAGAAAACTCTTGCATCATATTCTCTATGATCCAAAACATTGGAGACATATATACGATCATCAATCGAAGGATCAGTAGAGAGCACAGTCCATCCATCTCCAGATGAAAAATCAGTGCCATTAGAATCATTATTTGCAACATTTCTATAAGTTCTAAGTATATACAGTGGAGAATAGTTTCTATACGGATAGTAATTGAAAACGCAAGATGCTGATATGAATTGCACACCTAAATTGACACCTTGTGAGTTTACATTGCAGCGTGCATTTATATCCTCAACCAGAGCCTGTAAAGTAGGGTAGTTTTGAAGAGCAAAAGAAATGAAAGTATAGTTGGTATCTCCAGACACCAAATATGTTATCAACAGAGTAGCATCATCGTATTCATCTGCGCTGGTATCTGCCGTTTCGAGTATGTTATAATATACCAAATACTTAGCATCGGATATAGTAAATGCTGCCTTAGATCCTTGATCTATTACGGACATTTTAATAGCTGGGAATGTGTTGAAGCCTATATTTATATCATAGTTGCTCTGATAGTTGTCTCTTGCATCTTTCTGAAAAACACTTCCAGCTTCAAGACTTAACGCCCATTTTTCATACTCATTTTGCCACTTCTGATAATAGTAGTCGTTTAAACTGAAATAATAATTTGACTCCCCCTGGAACGCAGTATAGGCTATATTTGCAGCTTCAGCTTGGTTGTACGAATTCTGTATGGGTATAGTTATGGGCTGGCTTTCCATCATAGTCCTATACAGTGGACCAGATGTATTGTCAACGAGATATGGATGAACAGTATCAGACCTATCCAACAAGAATTTCAGATGTTCGCTATAGGAGCTGATCGCAGCCTCGATATTATTGATACCGGAACTTTCAGAAACCTGAGACAAATATGCCTGAAATTCTGATGGTCCAGGAGTAGTCGTTACAGCATTTTGAACATTTACCTCAAAAGCTCTTTTCAATTTATTATTTGTATCAAAAAGATCTTTGATGATATTGAGTTCCGTCAACCACACTTGTTTTTCTACCAAAAGCTTTAAGAACAAATTATTTGGATAATAGAAGTTAGTATAGATGTCTGGGGATGAGAAACCATACTCCGGAGCTACAGGAGGCGTACTGGTTGAAGTAACTTCATACTGGACCCAGCTGTTCCTATCTCTAGTTCTCATAACTATACTTTGTCCGTATCCTCCAGAAAGGCTGGCATCGTAATAATCCTCAAAGGAAACATAGAACAATCTATCTGTCCCTAAATTATCCTTCTTTTCAAATATTTTGGATATCTCGACAAAGAAAGGTGGTACCGGGATCAGATATTTAGAGCCTGTTACATTGTATTTAATAGAATCAACAACTCTTGATACACTTCTTTCATCGAAGAAGTTCAAATATTTCATATTGACGGTTATGGTATTTCTAACTTCCCACAAGCCCGTTATATCGTTATAAGTTCCTTCATACACCGTGAATAGCTTGTCATCGTCATCAAGACTAAATAGATCTTCGAAAGAGAATGATTTTCTTATAGTATCAGTTCCAGTTTTCTGATCAACTATCTTGGATCCAACTACTTTTGTTCCAAGATTGTATTCATCATCCCAGGCAGGAAAAATAACTGGATAATCACTATTCTGGTTCCTTGTCACTATTAGATTTTGCCCGTCCTTAGGAAGCTGTATCTCCAGATCGCTTAAGCTCCAGCTATGTTGCTGTGGATTCTCCCAAGGGAAATCTTTTGTATAATAGTAGTATGTATAAACTCCATTGGAATCAGGTTTAACTACGAATGTCGGCACACCCGATTCTGTGAAATATGCGTTACTTAGAATTAGCCTGTCAAAAGGAACCAAAGTTTTGGCCACTTTATAACTAAGTCCTATTATGGCTCCAGAAACTGTGTTTTTTACCACCGGAGTTCCTAATGGATAGTCCTCCCCTACAGCCGCGTATGTAGAAGTGACTCCCGCATCCCCTGTTGTATTTGCATATGTACCGTATATCTGTTGAGTGCCTGGTGAAGGATTAGGAGTAGTTTTCGTAGGAGCTGGTCCATCGTAAGTCATAGGAATTGTATAAACACCGGTAGAACCTGGTATCGGAACCACATAATTAATAGCCACAGCTCCGTTCGGCACACTGCTTTGGTTTTCTATTGCTCCTATGTTGTATGTATTCTGGAAGCCATATAGTTGTACCGAGTCCCCAACGGATATCCTCCTTAAGAACTTATAATTATCATCGGTTACCTTGAAAAGTTTTTCATCCTCGTTGTACGGAACATAGTACATAGTCCCGCCAGCAATAACGGAAGTAGTCTGCGTATATGGTAAGATGTCAAAATCTAAGCTTGAACCGGTGACACCACCAGTATCGGGACCATAGGCCTGAGGAATATCCGCCCAGTAAGGATTAGCAGAAAGAACTCTGCCCTCTTTACTTATGAAGCTATCATTCTTGTCATGGTATTCCACATTATAACAAAAAACCTCGTTATAGGACTCATAGTTATTTGTAAAACGAGGATATTTCTGAGGCGCTGAATCCGTATAATTGATTGGGAAAAATTTAGAAAAGCCGTTTTTAAGCTGGTCAAAATCAGATGCTTTAGTTAGTGTATAGTTATTTCCCTCAACGTACTGGTCCTGCATGTTAAACACACCGTTTTCATTTACACCTATGTGATTACTGTGACCATATTCAATACCCATAGTAACCTGAGCTTCTGCAGCAAAATTTCTAAGTCTTTGTTTATACCATTGAAAAACCTTAAGATATATTTGTTGTTTGATCTGTTCGTCTTTTAGTTGATAGTAGAGATCTACAAGCCCACCCTGGTAATTCTGGGTTGTATCGTCACTGCCGCTGCTGTTTCCCATGCCCGCGCTATTACCAGCTTGCTGAAGGATATCTTGTATCTGTGGTACTGTAACTATTTCAAGGAAAGTTCTTTCAGTAAGTTTCTGTATATAGTACTGATCGGGATTTAGATAGTCCATATAAACACTTATTTGATAACCAGCAGGAACAGTAGAAAAGTATCTGCACGAGCATCTGATGGTTTCCCCATCATATTCTGCCAGATCATTCACACCAAGGTAGCTTACTTCATATCTCTCTCCTACTTGTATAGGATTTTTCAAAACAACCTGTGTACCATCTATGCTGTAATCCGTTCCCTCTGTCAGGACATTTCTATTCAGTATCGGCACGCTGTACCAGGACACTGGATTCTGAGTAGCCTGGACGGAATAGGGCATAGAGGTTGAAGCTACATGCGACTGACTTGCAAATGGTATGATGTTGTAATAATAAGGCTTATTCGTGGCATAATAGCTATCGTAGTTTTCGTTTGAAACAGACCAAGGATTATATCCTGGAATTATGGAAGGTACTGAACGTATCATCGATATGATATTAACTATCGGTATCCCGTCATAAGGGACATTATAAGTCACTAATGTGCCTGATTTGTCTGTCTTTTTCCATTCACTAAGTTGAATAACAGCTGATCCATCGTTGGGGATATAAATATCTCCATCAACATTGCCTGTAGGAGCTACGTAATTAATCTGGAATATTGGATAAGACACAGCTATGGATGCAGACAACGATACTGGTCCCTGTTGGGTTGGAACCAACTTAAGTGCCTTACCTCCCGCTATGAATATTGAATCGTATGCTGACGTATCAACAAATATAGATCCTCTGATATCAACACCTGATAAACGCGCCAAATAATCTCCAAATTGTGATAGGTTATCCAGATTAGATGCCTTGTTATAAGGCAGCGGAACCATGGCTGTCATGTTTGGATAACCATCGAGACTCTCCGTAATAGTAAGATAGCTATCGTTTATTGTTACTCTGGCTTCTCCAGAGCGATCAGGTGGGAGCGTGTAATCTATTACAAAATATGGCTGACTGGTTATTTCGTTCAAATAAATAGGCATGTCAGATATGCTTACTGACAGGATATTATTCAAACTGGAGCTTATAGCTGGAGTCAAATTTAATGTGACTGTGGCACCAACAGTAGATACACTGTTTATCCTATAAATAAAACCGCCGTTAAAGTTTAGTAGCGCTCCGACTTTAAAGAAATCAGAAGTCCCATTGAAAGTTATATTAGAGTTTACATAATCTATTATATAAACTAATGATAATGGCATCCAGTTGACACCATCATATTTATATATGTAAGGATCTATCATGTTCTCTCTGAAAGAATCCTTGAAAGATACCTGAGTATCTACTACACCGGTAATTCCGGAAGGAGGCTGTTCAAACACACTTGTAGCTCCAGAGATTTGATAGAAGCTAGTATTACCTGAAGATTTACTTTTAAAAGCCAACAGCTGCCCTGCAGAGAAATATGGAGGGGTCGTCACAGTAAGATCTTTTCTCTCCACAAGAAAGTTCGTGGCATCCTTATATGTTCTAATTACTATGTATCTGAAAACTTCCTGATTTATTGTTATGGTGTATCCTTCCGTAGGTATCACCACAGGACTGTCCTGATCAAACGGTATTACTAAGTCTGCATCCCAGAAGCCAGTACCAAGATAGTACTGCACCACTCCGTCTGACGATGTGAGCGTGAAAGGATTCGTTTGATAGGTTTGATTCACGGTATTCTGTATCGCCTGGGCTAAATCATATATGCTGGCAAAAGAGCTGTACACAAAAGGAGGATACGAGAACACCTGGTTATCGACAATCTCCGCCAAAGTTATTTGATCTGCGTCTATGAAAATAGTAGCAAATCCATAAATAGCATTAACTGGGGCTATGTATCTGATTGTGAAAGCTGGATGAGGTGGGTCTGTTATTATAGGATACTCTGAATTAACAGTCGTGTCCCCAACTTGGTATATAGGCTCGGATATCTGAATATTCCCTGGATACTCATTCATGAGATTAGGGAATATCTTAACGTTCAAAGTCTCACTATCAACTACTGTGGTAGTCATAACTTCATAAATGTTTGTGTTATCTACCATCATCAAAGTTTTAGGTCTTAACAAATTCAAAGATTCTAAGGCGTTGCCTTTAATGGTTACTGTATCTGATCCAAGAGTTGCTGTAGAGTCCACTCTAGAACCTGTTGGTAAAGGATACCATTCAACAATGTCATCAAAAAGATAAAAAGACGGATTACGAATCTCTTCTGAAAATGATCCTGTCAGAGTGACTAAAGTATTCAAACCATCATAAGTCACGGAAGATACAATGAAATAGTAAGTATTCTGGGGATCCGAGTTATCAATTCTGAAAGTCATGCCAGAATAAATAATATCCGTCTTATCGAAACCTTCTATCAAGATAGTGTTGGTATCCTGATCAAGCACTGGATAAATAATCTGTACTGGAGTATAAGGTAGCACATCTGCCACATACGTATAAGAGGCAGTGATAATGTCGTTGATATCTGGCTTTGGTTTACTTGCGTTTTCGGTGCCATCAAGCTGCAGATATTTTGTGCTATCAGTATAAGTATAATTTGTAGTATCGTAATACTGTATTCCTGTAACACCCAGACTAATTACGCCAGTAATTCCTAATGCATAAAATTCAGCATCTGTTTTTCCAAGAAGCGTAGCCAATCCCATTATTTCTAAGCCGGTCATTCCTATGGCTATCATTTGATCTGGAGTAAGATTATCAAATCCATATCCTGGTTCGCCTATTGCTTTAACAGAGAAGACACTGCCAGGGATGATAGAGCTGCTGTACGTAGTTGGTGAAACTCCAAACGGATCCACTACAGGGATAGAAACTGTTGGGTTATCTATCTCAAACTTCAGATTAAAAGGATCGACTGTGGTCATTACATCATCAAGGATAGTAATTCTGTAGTTTGTGTCATCAGACGGAACCGGCTGTAAGATACACTGTACTTGGGCGAAAGGTGTATAACTTATTTGAAGTGAACTAATATTTTCGCCTATGGCAGGGTTCAGAAGCGTAATCTTGCCTGTAAGATAAGATACCGAGAAATCCACACCTTCAACTAAGATATTGATCCCGTTTGTTAATGTACTTATATTAGAATAAGTTTTCTTTATGGTAACAGAGGATTCAATGATTGGATACTTTTCCGTACGCAAAACGCTTAGATTCAGAGGCTCATTAACAACGGCTTCACCTTCTACAAAATAAGAGACAAGTACGCATTCGTTACCTTTAAGCGGTTTCGTTAATTTGATGGCACCGCTAGTATATTCTATTATGTAATCTGTTCCTTCTATAAGATCGTTCGCGTCTATGTCTTCAAAGAAAACTGGACCGTCTATACCGGTGAGCCCTGAAACAGCGTACGGTAATACACAATCACTTCTGTCCGGTGAAACTAATCCAGTAAGGCCAACTCCTTTTATAACGCTTATACCATCCCAGATCAGCTTTTGATTGTACAGGACATTAGGTACATCAAGCTCAAGACTGTTATGCTTTATAAAGTTTATTATGCCGTTGTCATATTCTATGTTATAGTCAAAATTTTTTTGCTTAACCTCTTCTCCAACACGGACTATTTCTCCAATGTACTCTGTATTAGAGCCAGCTATTGACAAACCTTTTGCATTAGGATAGATATTCGTTATAGCTGTCGGCTGTTTGGTAGCAGAAGTGCTTGGATCCTGATGAAGATTAAATACTCCCTGAAAACCTAAGCCTATGCTATCTACTTGTGTAGTATCATTAAGCTGATTTAAAAACTTTACATAAGCTACATTCCTGTCTTTATAGGGGGGCTTTGCTGATGTGTAATCAGGATCTATAGTGTAATTAACTGTATAGTCTATGTCTTTGGTCTTTAATTCCAAATTATTTTGTGGACCCCAATATACTCTGAAATTCTCATCGTCATCTGGATATGGCACAGGGCTCAAATGAATGGACGGTGTGTCTATAGCCAGCTTGTTGTCAAGAACTTTTAAGCCATACGGTTGCTTTGGGTCAATAGCTGTTGTGTCCACAGAAGTGACATCTGGTGCAGTACTGCAATAAGACGGATAGAACTGAAAAGTAAGTGGGTCACCTTGGAAATAGCTTTGTACCGTAGAAGCTGCTATAACACATCCTGTAAATCCTTGCGTGCCACTGTAACCCCAGTCTCTATTTTTCTCGTCATAGTAAAAATTATTTTGACCTGTAGGATTTATGATATACTCGAAATGTGTACTATCCAGTTTTATTTTTCGTACTTGAAGCGAGTTGACTCCTGTAGCGGTTGTGTTGTCCTGGCTAAGAAATATTACCGTTCCAAAGCTTTCCTGTCCCGTAATGGAACCCATCCCGGTAATGCTATAGAAAGCCATATCACCATCTGCACGAATTATGTCCCCATAATTTATAGTTTCAGCAGGCTGTAATCCGTTAAGGCCTGTTACATTTGTTATGACCCTAGCTCTTAATGATGCTGGCGTTACCGCAGGATTATCGAAAATAGCTGAACTGGCTTTTATTACATCTCCATTAACTGCTCCCTGGAGAAGATATTCAACATTGACATCCCTCTCTCCAGTATAAACGCCGGTTGCACCTGGGCCAGTAGTGCCTATATCAATAGTTCTGGATGTAGGCCTGTTTCTGGCACCGACCCTTGGATTTCTAACTACCGTGTTTTCTAAATCGATAGATTGTAATTCAAAAAATTCGAAAGACATCTTATATCCTTTTAGCTAACAACTGGTACAACTATAGGTATCCCTGTTATAGCGATAGGTCCTACTGGGGGCACTGGAGATACAATTCCAACCACCACTACGGTAAAAACAGCGGAGGACATTAAATGCATAACTATCCCAGCGGCTATCATATCAGTCAGATTAAGTATATCCCTTCCCGTGAATTCAGGCAAAGCCAATTTTATGTCAGCGCTTAACTCATTCTCATCTAATCCTACGAAGTTCGCTGTACCGCCTCCTACTGCTAAACCTACTGTTGTTCCAGTCAATACCATTGTCATTAAAACATCGCACACCCCATTAGATATTGCGTCTGCAAGCTTACTTAAATCCCTTCCTGTAAAACCATTCTGAGCCCCTTTAGCCTTCATCATTCCGCTCATAGCCGTAGGTACTATCCCAGCCACGGAAAGGCTTGTAGCTGTTCCTAAAGGCCCTACAGTGCCAGTCATTAAACCAGAGGTTATACTTGGAGTGCAAATATCCTTAAAGACTCCGATACCAATAGCATCTGCGAGGCTTCCCATATCTCTACCGGTGAAACCTTCAAAAGCCATGTAGCCTTTAATAGCACTAGCTATCAATGTATTAGATATAGGCACGTTATCCGTCCAGCATTGGATGTCCAGGACTATTTGCCCCGGTTATAAAACATGTTGATGTCAGCTTTGTCACAATTTTACCTAAAGGTATTGGAGTCTTAAGCTGTATCTTCAAACCTTCTACTTTCGAAAAAGTCTGTGAAACCAAGTTCATACCTAGACTGGCTGTCAAATTCATTTGACCTGCTTGCGTCTGTCCTACTATATTTCCGGCTGTCGTCTTATGAGTAATGTTTCCTGCAGCCAGAACGTTGACGTTATAATTACCGGTCGAGGTTTGAAAGCTTCTGTCTCCGAGACTAATTATGTTTTCTGAAATATTCCCAGCCGTTATATTTGTAGTTTTGTCTCCAGAGACGTTTATGGTCTCCTTTATATCTCCAACACTGAATATTGTCAGTTCGTGATTGCCTTTCGTACAGGATATTTTTTTATTGCCGAAACTTTCTTGGCCTTCATTAATTACTTTAAGGGCGTATGTGTCTCCTACGCTTACGTTCCTGTTTCCACCGACTACGGAATTATAGAATCCGGATATGATCTCTCTTTTCATTCCCTTAATTCTAAATTGATCATTACCTGAGACTATTGTCTCCCTGGTTCCGGTTATTTCTTTTCTTTCACTGCCAGCAACTTTTTCTATCTTCCTGAATTTATCCATATTCTGGACGAGCTTATCAGGTTGATCAAAATCTCGTACAGATCGAGTTGTCGCGTCACCATACTGGAAATAAACTTTTCCATTGGTCACCACATCCATGCTTGTGTTTCTTAAATCATAGTTCTTACTGTTATGACTACCTATCTTCCACTTCAATCCACCTTCCAGAACGGTATCCCAAGAATTATTAAGTATCGAATCAGCTCCCCATATCTCTTTTTTATTACCTCTAGCCAGAATGGACATTGATCTACCATTACCTATTCCACCACCAGAAGCTGCAGGAAGATATTGATAACAATGTCCTTCTTTGTCTATAGCAAAAATCGCTCCTTGTTCATAGTTGCTTTTATTAGGAGCATATATCGTCGCAGCCAATCCGTATTTTTCAGGTTCATCTTTAACAAGGTTTTTAAACTGCATAGCTCCATTTTGGGCATCGTGTGCGGTAAAGAAAGTCAAACCCAATAATTTTCCATAAGAGTTTTTTGAAGATGAGTTGTTCCCAACAAAATTACCAAGACTGAATACAGCCACTGGAGTTCTTGGATCTATATCAGATACATCATTCGAACTATTAGAGGGCAATTCTGCAGAGCCCTGATCTTCCACCTCCACAAGATATTCTGAATAGTATTTACTAAGAGCTGTATTATTGTCTGGTTTAAGTTGATATACTACTCTTCCGTCTCTTAGTACATGCTGATAGGCAAAATATCCATCGTCAGTATTAGGTCCAGGCAACATATTTCTCTGTATAGCGCCAGCATTTATCCACACTCCACTGCTGAAAATATTGTTGATTAAAGATGTAGACACAATAGAGTGATCTGCATTACGGATAATAATATTGTCCCCGTACTCGTTTTCCAGAATTGCATCATAGCTTAAAAAGAGCTCTGATCCTTGAGCAGATCCCAAATTTAATTCCCCTTGTCTTAGCTTCCGATGTTTGAAAAAAATGTCATTGTCTTTGGCTTGGACAGATTCTGGCCAAGATTTTATATAGTCCTGTTGTAAAGCAAAAGAATAGGTCGGCAGATATGCTATAGGGAAATAAGTCTCCATAACCTTCGCCAAAATTACAACTGAGTTTTCTTCTGGCACACTAGAAATAAAGCTCATAGGTCCCGCATATGGCATAGCAATACCTATGTCCATTATTATCTCGTGGGTGAAGAAGGTTTCACAAGTCATAGTCAAACGTTCCAAATCCACGTATTTAACTTTAGCTCTTACAAGAGTTGAATCCCTTTTCCTTAAACCAATAGGAATTGAATGGTCTTCTGGCCTTCTAGGTCCCCTGTAAGTTGCTGCATTTAACATTCCGTTATTCATGTTTAACCTATTGCGGTAAAGTCGGATTTTTTAAATATACATTTCTAAGAGCTTGAGCCCCACCTGGGTCGGCTGTCATAGCTTCTACATTTATACGTGTAGAAGTGCAATTTGGGAGAGCAGGTGGTATTGCAGAAAATGGATATGTATATGCCGACAATTCTGGTACTGCCGATGGATTCTGAGTAGGACTACTTTGCTCAGGATCTGTAGTCATAACGGTAGCAACTTCATGGCTCTCCTCTTTCGGACTACCTCCAGTTGAATCGAATCCGTGATTTCTCATAACCAAATTAGCACCATATGGAAAAGCTCCAATATGCCTGTAACCTTTAATATCCGTATAGGGTATGGTATTCGTAGTTATCATAAGAAGTTGATTAGATACGATTGTAGATGGAGGTCCGGAAGCGTTAGACATCGGGCTATTCATTACTGTAGCGCTTATCGGGGCGGTCACCTCTGCCGGAACAAGTTGATAGAGACCGGCAACCTGAGGCCCAGCTTTAGCTTGAGTTACCCTCAAGAAATTTTCTTTTGCATTTGTACTTTTAACAAAATTTGGATCATTGAAATTTTCCGCAGATATGGCACCCAAATCTGCATAATTTTTATCTGCGAGAGCTATTGCGTCTACGTCAGCATTTAAAGCTTTTATGACATCTGTTTCTGATCCAGTTGGAGGAGCAAATTTTTGAACGAAACCTCTTAATACTCTTCCTACACCAGAACCCATTGGAAGTGCTTCAGTCCCCAGAGAGGTAGGTGCGGATATGTTCCCCGGCACTCCTGGAATCATTGATAAATTTTTAGTCAAGTCTCCTGTATAATCATATATTCTATCTCTTTTTGCCGTTAAAGTAAGATCTGTCGTAGCTGCGGCTCCAAAGTTGAAACTGTGGGATATTCCAGATATGTAAAAATAGACATCTTTATGGACTATGTAGACAGGATATCCCATCCTTATTTCCGGTCTTAAAGGTATTGATACGTGTCCATTAGTAGCTTCAGAATTTATTTTTGTCATTTCCGCTGCAGCCAGCATACTTAATGATTTTGAATCATTACCGTATTGGCAGTAATTTCTTTGGAATCTCAACCCATACCTAAGCATCATCTCCCAATCTATATGAAATCCTATAAGTTCAACTACCTGAGGCGCTTGCTGAAGTTGGGGAGCCGTAAGCTCCAGATAGGTACAGATATTATCCGTATTCAACGATGAGCTGTAGTTGATAACATCCTTTGAATCTACGACATAGTAAGGAATATCTCCTTTAGTGACGTCCATATTGTAGAAAGGAGGTTTAAATACTATTATACCATTTAAATCGACATAAAATTCCATCTGCGCCTGTTCGCAAACTTTTTGAGCTATTTCAAGTTTTGTCAATTCCACGGACTCCGCGCCCATTCCGTATGTATTAAAATCACCAAAAGGTTGTACCCTAGCCAACAAATTATAATCCCAACTTATGTCCGGATCTACCATCTGATTGTATTTGGGACTCAATATGTCTACACCTTGCTCTATGGTAGCTCGTATCGTATCTATACCTTTATTATCTATTTTATGGGTCAACCCAAACATTTCAATTTGCATATTCTGACCGAAGAAATTAAAACGATTATGCCAATATTCTGACATCCTTAATGCAAGTACTCCGATATCTTTATTAGGCAAATTATCCATATAAGGCGGCATTGCTGTGTTTGATATTTTAGGATAAACAAAATTATAAGTGGAACTTCCATCCGAACTAGTCATTTGAGTTTCGTATAAAAGCTGAGTAATTATCTGCCAAGGATTTCTCCATTTAAACAATGTCGGAAAGTTATTGTCCGCTACATTACCCTGAGTAAATACAGCTGTAAACTCGTTCGGAGAGATAGTCAGTTTCTGATATTTCCACCATGTAAGCATATCAGCGCACTGTAAGCTTAAAGATGTTATTCCAGAGTTATAGTCTTCTGTAATATCGGTGATAAACCCCCAAAAAGTTCTATAATAAACTGGGTTGTTATCGGTATAAAGAAATCTTCCTTTCATGAATACTTGTACTTCTTGCATGGGCAGAAAATAAGGGACTTTGGCACCACTAGGCAACGTAATCCAATAACCACTACTATTACTTGTACTTCTTGTATGTAGCCCTGTATATTCTGGAGCTATAATTTGTATAGTTGCTCTTCCAGACGCCGGAGGGTTTATAGAAGAATTTATGTTTATGGTAGTTACTCCTCCTTGAATATCTATAGTTTGTGCCGTATCTTTGTTTATTGGGGATATAACTCTTCCTCCAAAAGCTCCGTTAATAGTAATAAAAGCATCTGGGGCTAGTTTTATTACCCTTCTATAATTAAAATCATTTAAATCAAATATGGCCATGGTATTCCATTTATGGACTTAAATTGCTTCCAGAGCATGTTGTTGTAACCAAGGCATAAGCCGTGGCACCATACGTTGCTGCTTCACCAGCCAATGAATAGTCATTATTTCCATTTGAAAATGTTTTAGGACCACCGTTATGAGCTACGGCTACAACTACAGTATTTCCTGCAATATCTACATTGTTTGCCATAGGATTTGTACCAGATACGGGTTTAGAATAATAGGTAGCTACTAAATAAGCGCATGCTGCCACATTGAATTTAGGATCTGTAGACAGGATTCCTCCTCTGTAAATAGGATAAGTTTGACCCCCATATGACGAGTCATCTCCCTCAGCATGAGTCCCTACAGCTCCTGCACACTGTGCTGGAGTATATCCTTGACTTTTCATATAACTGATAAATTTAGGATTATTCTGAAGCATACTGATATATGTATTTGGCATTATCTGGGTAGGTCCTAATGCCCCTGCCCCACTTGTTGGAAAAGATTGACCTGTGGACATATAACTATTGAAGCTGGTTGAGCTCTGCTCTAATGACATAATAGTTTGTAAATAAGTTGTCATGGACGCTGCATCGACATTTAAACCCGGAGTAGCTACAGCCTTAGAAACTATAGAATCAAGATCTATATTATCTGAAAATGACCTAACAACACTTTTTTTAGCACACCTAGCATTCTCTGTATTAAGGTCTCCACGAATCTCTACATCCGGGTTGTTGGTTATAGCGGATGTAAAAGCAGAAACATCTCTTCTAGCAACAGCTGGTATAATTATTCTTCCTGCAGTTGGAACCACAGGAGCATTAGTTTTACCAGGAGATGATATCCCACTACCTCCTGTTGTACTAAAATTAGTAGGTGGTCTAATGTCTTGAGAATTAGGATCTATTTTTATAATATCTGTATATACAAAACCTCCCGAAGATTCAATTTGTATTCCATCTATGTTATTGCATACACCGTTTTTGCATAATTTCAAATGACCTTCTACCATTTCTCCTCTAAGACCAGAAATAACAAATTCAAAGTTGAACGTAAATCTGAAAGGGTTCTCTGCCGACTCCTCTATGGTAAAGTTGTTAAAAGATCCTATGTATTCTGTACCATCATAGTTTATCTTTATCAAATCCATTACACTTATCACCCGTCCACGATCTACGCCAAAAAGATCTTTATTCTGAGCCCCTTTTAAATAGTAATAACCGCCATTTTTAAAAATGGCTATAATGCTGATAAAATTCCTGAAGGACATTGTCTGTCCTCTACTAACCGCCGTTAATCCTACTCCATTCAAGTAAAATGCTCCCGTAGAACCGTTTGCCAAAATGGTAGGCTGGCCTTTACCCCATAGTGTCGATAACCACCCTTCTCTTGTATAAGAGTCCTGCGCTACGAAAGTCTGACCTATCGTTACATCCGAGGGATTTATTAAAAATTCTAGAGTTATTACTTCATCATCTGATTGTTGATTATATAAAGAAATTTCAAAATTATTTACTTCTGTTACACGTCTTACCGCTGTCTGGTCCGTATTGGAAGGAACAGGGACGGCTGAAGGCAGAACAACAAAACCCCCACCGTTGCGAGTCTCTGTCAAAGTGGTATATACACCACTTGTATTTTGTGCCTTTATGACGTCCATATCCTGTCCCTATTTTGTCCCTATTGTGGAATTACTGCCGTTGTTCCCGGTTGCTGATTGGTTAAATTTGGAGGCAGAGATGTAGTTTCAGACGGATTCCCCGCACTTTGACCTGGAAGCATGTCTAAAGTATAAAAAGTTCTTTCAGCCCTGAAGATGATGTTATAAGTGAACCTAAAAGGCTTATTAGAGTCTTCTATAATATCAAAAGTTTCAAATCTTCCCAAAAGAGTTAGATAATCATAGCTAAGTCTCAAATAAAGCCTTTCTTTTACCATACCTTTTCGTGGATGGTTACCCACAAAATCCGGATTATTATTAAGAAACTCCGCTACTGCAGGATTTGTATTAATACCATCATAATCATCTGCGTTCTGGTATATGCAACCATTAAGCTGATAAAGATGAACCAGCTCCTTAAGAAAGGCATATGCATCGGTTTGAGTCCTGAATTCGCTAGTCAATCCATAGTCTAATCCAAACAAAGCAAACGTAGAACCGCTAAAGCTTACCGTATCTATCTCGTCTCCCCAATGCTCTTCTATCCAGCCTGATAACGTATTAAAACGCTGTATCTTTTTAGAAGAGTTGATAATCATATTCTCTGGGTTTGGGGTCAGCTTTAACGTTGCCACATAAAAATTATTGTTTACAAAAATTCCTTTTGGAGTGTTGCTGCTGTCTATCATTTCGAAAAAGACAGGAAGACCTGGATATTTGTGCAAAGTGTTAGGTACTTCATAGTTTGACAAATCCAGAGGAGAGGTTATGTCTTCTATCTTAGTCATTTCTCTTGGAGGTTCCGAAGTATTATTAACCCTTACTGATGGAACATTTATAGAATTGGGATCTATGGTATATACAGTCTGCGGCCCTAAACCAAATTTATTTAATGTTCCTGCATTAATACTTTGTATATCTGTTTCTGTTCCTGTCAAACCATTCACAGTCAAAAGATACGAACTTTGATTTGATTCCAAAGACAATGCTTCATATGCGCCTTCCTGAGCTTGGTCTGGAGTTACCGAATCGGGATCAGCTTTAACTTCAACAGGAGGTAAATAATCCGGATTAAACATATCTGGATAAGATGCTTGGAGCATTGATGCTGGATATGGAGTGAATACTGGCATAATTATCCTGTCTTAAGCTGCTTTTCGCGGTCATAATTTATAACGACCTGTTTTACCATATCTACTAGCTTGTCTCCAACCTGCCTAACTACGATAGGATCTTCTACATTTCCATTAATATGTATACCACCCAAGTTAATCTCGTATTGACCGGCTTGATTTCCCATTTTACCTTTAGCCATAGGAGTATTAAATAAACCCATTTTACTTAGTATACTCTCTATTAAAGAGCCTTTTGCCCCTGCCACTCCCGCTGCGGCTTCATTAAAAACTTTATCTCCTCTTGCCAATAAAGCTAACCCACCCTTAGAGACATCTAAATCATTCGCTTTAGTTGGAGCTGGAGTATTCTTAACACCTACATTAAGAGCTTTTTTAACATCATCTGCGGTCGCGGCTTCAGATTTAGGATGATACAACTCTTGTTCTTTTGTAGCTGCTACGTTTTCCGCTGCTGCTGTAGCTGCATTAAGATAGTCTTGAGTAGCAGTTTTTCCTAAAAACAGAGGCATATGTTGATTTGCTACATCAAGAACATCTTTTTTTGCCTTAGCTTCAAGCTTGTTAATGTTAGCTTGAGCGGCATCAATTTCTTTTTGTAATCCCGCTTTTACATCTGGAGCTACTTTGTCACCTTGTTCTGCTTGAGTTTGTTTTAATTTCTGTAAATTAAATTTCTCTTGCGCAATATTCTCTTCTTGCTCTTTGACGGATTTTGATCCTAAAAATGTTTTTTGATTAAGAATTTTATCTATTTTATCTTGTTGTTGCTGTCTTTTATCAGAAGCTAATATGGAGACATCACTCATTATGTTGATAACGCTTCTGCCTATGCCTTTTAAAATATCCTCAGTTTTCTCAGCGGCTATATATTTTAAGGATTGCTTGGCTATTTCCAGATAGTCTGGCATAGACGTCGTATTGGCTATGAGGTCTATATCCTGCTTACTCATTTTTTCAAAACCATCTTCTGAGGCCAGTGCTGCTTTGTGTGTGCTTTGTACTATTTTACCCTGTTGCAGAAGTCCTGGCTTGTCAAATTTTTTAGTCTTTTTATTTTCGTCTGTGGACATATCTTTTAACCAAGACACTATTTCATCTGCTCCGCCACCAGTAGATACTAGTTGCTTTATGCTTCCTGCAAAAGCGGTTGCCTCGTCATCTCCCATATGTAATTGATTTTTTCCCATGTCTCTTGTTTCGTCATAGAGCTCATCCAAAAATCTTGTATCATCCTTATGGGCTTTAGCATTTGTAATCAACGTTTCCAACTTATTAGCTTGCTCTTTTCCATTATCTTTAAGTGCTTTAACCACATTTTCATTATTTAAAGACTGACCTAAGGTATCAAAATTTACATCTAAATTTTCAAATTCTTGGGTCATTGCCGTCATTAAAGTGTCGCTAACACCTAAACCTTTTTTGAGCATTTCTAAAATTGCTGTATAATTGCCTCCACCAAAATCTTTTGTTCCAAGGCCTTGTCTCTGCATTATGGATGTAATAGTAGTGGCCAACGATCCTGTAAGCAAATCTCTATATTGTTGAAGTCTTCCGACTGCCCCGGTTCTCTGGTAATCTTTCAACGCATCGGCATATCCTTTTGATCTGATTGCCAAAGCATTTATTTGATCACCGAGATCTGACATTTGTTTGGTGAGATCTTTTCTTGCACCTTCTTCTGTTGTTGCAGCAAGCTGTTTTTGTAGGCTCTTCATTCTATCCTTGAGACCATTTAGCGGTTCCTCAATAAGTTCTTTGCTGGCCTGATCCATGGATTTTATAAGATCTGGTCCCGCCATGGCAAAGGCTACCTGCATCTGTTTCCAATCCATTTTTTCGAAAACTTGCATATATTCATCTGCAGCTTTTGATGCATCTTTGAAACTTAATCCGCTCTGTTTCATGAAAGCCGTCAAAGACGCTGACGCCTGCTTGGTGAAGTTTCCAAGGAAGGATAGTGCCGACACTGAATTTTCTATGGCTGCGTAAAACTTATTGGATTGGACTCCTGCTTTCGTAGCTTCAAAACCCATAACTTGTAGAGATTTTCTAGATTTATCAAAAGTATCTCTCAAATTCATCATCTGCTCGCCTATCGTCTTGCCAGCCTCTTCAAAAGATATACCAAGATCTATGTTTGTCTTTCTTACCATTTCTATTACTTTACCATATCCACCCGCTTGTTTATCCAAATTAGTAGGAACTACACCGGCACCAGACATGGCTTTAAACATCCCCTGGATATCTTCTGGTTTAAGTCCCAGCTTCAAGTTCCTGTTTAGACTGAATACTGCATCATTGAAATTTGACATATTTTTAACCATATCCCCGGTTCCCAAGGTCGATCCAGCCATATCAAGAAATGTCTTATTAAGCTCCTTGAAAAACTTATCCAGCTCTATGCCGGTAGAGATTATAGCGGACATGGCTGAAATGAGCGCAAAAATCCAATTCATTTTACTTAATACTCCCAAAGCCATAGACAGGGCGTCAACTATTTTAACTAGCATCCCTAATCCCTGAGCTGCTTTACCAAAAGATTCTCCAGCACCTTTACCAGCTCCCTTACCTACGCCAGCTACTTTAGACAGTTTTTTAGAAATTTTTCCAGCTTTGACTTTACCTATATTACTGGTAGCATCTTCTAGTACATCTCCAATGTTCTCTGCTATTTTTTTGGTACTCTTTTTACCACCTTTAGAGCCCTTCAATACGGTAGACCACTTCTGCATCCCTTCAGAAGCCTCTTTTAAAGCTCCACCAGTTTTGAATCCCGTTTGGACCCACCTAAGAGGATTAAGAGATTTTTCTTTGAAAGGCCTGCCTAATATACCGCCTATATCGGCTATATCTCCAGCTATAGCTCCTTTGTGCGTCTTCTTTTTTACCTGTTCACTCTTTTGCTCCAGATCGTAATCGTATTTGGATATTTTCTGTCTTGCAAATCTGGATAGTTTTACTTCTTCTTTAGCTATCCCTTTACCGCCCTTTATCCTTGTTTTTAAAACTTTTTGATCTTGCTTCATGGCCCAGTTAGAGGCCATTGACGCTTCTCTTTTTTCTTTCTTGAAATTCTTTATCCTTGCTTGAATCTGTATTTTTTCGCTTCTCAAATTTTGACTCAAAAGCTTATTAACCCACTTTTGCTCCTTCTTGGCCAAACCCGCAACCATCTGTCCGCGTTTTGAAATAGTGGTTTTTCTAAGCTTCTCTGCGAGAGTTATCCTGGCAAGATTCTTGGTTTCTTTCTGGATCTTAGAATTAATATCAGTAGTGGCTTTTTTGGTGGCCTCAAAAAACATAGACATGGATTTAGAAGTAGTACCAACTTTACCCATGTTGGATACTATTTCTCTTAAGTTCGAATTAAGGTCACCTAATTCGTTGACCATGTTGTGAAGATCTCTTGGATCCATGCTAGGCATAATTTATCCTTGTCTCACAAGTCTCTGATCGCCAGGTTTCATTGTTATGCCGCCAATTACTGTACTACCAAACTTTTTTAAAACATCCTCTGATCTACGGCCTCTTTCCAGAGGATCTGTTGCTTTTGCTGTACCTGGAATTACTCTTTTTTTATCTAAATTTGCTATTTCTTCGGCTGTAGCTGCTCTTGAGTATTCGATCTTCGAGAAGTTTATATCGTTATTCAGTTTGTTTCTAAACTCTTTACGTTTTCTCTCAGCTTCCTTTTCTGCTAATTCTGCCTGGTTTTTTTGCTTCTGTATCCAGCTTTCAATATACGCATCGTGCTTATCTTTGTCTCCCGACATTTCCCTGTTAAGCTCACGCACCAGATCTTCTCTGGTTTTGGCTATGTAACCCCATCCATTTCTTTCTTTCTGTTGATTAATCCATCTATTCCTGTCGTGACCGTACTTAGCTATATCAGCTCTTAATTCTTCGAGCTCTTTTAAATGAGCTTCATAGCTATTCTCTATCTTCTGTGCCCCTTTGCCGCTGAACGAGCTTGCTATCATTAATGACAAACGAAACTGAGTATTGTAGTCTTCTTCTGAATCTAGCTGCCTGTTTATGACTATCCAGCTTTCTTGAGCGCTGTTTAAACCTAGATTTTCCGTCCCTTGTATCCCGTAATAACTTCCCTTGGTGGTAACATCTTTTCCACTCAGTATCTTCCACAAAGCTCTAGATCTGTCCGTATAACAAAATCCCTCCAAAAACTCCAACGATTCTATATACTCGTTATAAACTTTATTGGAGGCATCCATGATCTTGTTTAAACTAACCGTGGACAGTTCGTTATAGAATGAAAACAATTCCGGTATAGTCTCATTTCGATCAACCAAGAAATTGTATCCATTAATCATGAAGGTAGAAAAAGCCAACCTATAAAGGACAGAATCCAGATTCTCATAAGTAGTATAAAAAGGTATTAATTGATATTCTTTGTCCGTTATGGTTTTTAAGATAATAATATTGTTCTTATAACGCAGACCTTTATGCAAAAAGCCGAACGTTATAATAGCTTCAATATTCCTATAAGCTTTTTCCACTCTCATTTTATCTTGTGGCTTTTGAAACTTTTGGAACTTCTGGAGCTTCTTCTTCTTTAACTTCGGTGACTTTTGTAAGCTTTACATCTTCTGGCTCTTTGCCTGCTTCCGTCTCTGGTTTTTTCGTCTCCGTTTCTGATTTTTTTGCCTCTTCCTCTTGTTTCTTAGTTTCTTCCTCGAGTTCCTTTTCCCTCTGAGCCGGAGTCTTAAACCAGTCGTACTTCATTTCCTTTTTAAGCATATCCTCTTGCTGCTCTTTGACATCTACATAGGCGTCAAAAAGCTGCGCTATCACTATGGAAGGAAGATCACTTAAGAACTCCTTAAGAAAGATGGCCTTGTCTTTTTTTATTTCTTTGCCTTCTATATCGACATCACTAACAACCTTATCAACGGTCGTTCCGTTTATGGCTGTTATTGATTCAGAGAGCAAAGACTTTCTAAGTTCATTGAGATAATTGACACTGTCTTCCTGGTTCAGGCCGTCAAGATAACCGTTGACTTTCTTTTCCTGTTCCATGCTGAGGACAGAAAGCTCATAACTGTTTCCAGCTATCTTAACTTCCTTCTTGAACGTAAAAGAACTCTTAACAGAAGCTAGGACGTCTTTGATAGACATAAGAACCCCTTTTTGATGTTATATGCATGAAAAATTGGTAAACGGACATGTAGGAATATTCCGAGGAGGAAATTGAGGATATTATCTGTTATTATCTTACTGAGATATAGATATAAAATCTTATATGAATATGTAATCCTCATTGTGAATGAGGATGGATGCTCTCGAATATTCCCGGAACCGTTAACCCGTCTTAACCAAACTAGAAATAGCTCCAGCTGCGAACAAGTCAGACGTATCATTCGGAAACAGATTCTCGGCTGCAATGATATCTGTAACGTTAATGGTCGCGTCTTCTTGGACAAGTGCCGTATCCGAAGCATATGTCACCGACCAGTCGGCCATCCAGCATGCTTCGAAAAGTGTAAGAAGGGCACTCAACGCTTGTGTGCTTCCATCAGGAAATACAGATTGATCACCGCCTGTTGGAGCTACGACCCAAGCCGAAGAATTAGGAGCTGTAACACTACCGTTATCTGCGTCTATGGCCAGAGCTCCTATAATGAGTTCCTGCCTGATATCAAACGGATACTTGTGATGTCTCAAAGAACGGCAAATACCGTCTACGCCACCTTTATAACCAAAAACTTGCATGATCAAAGATAGGTATTGCGCTGTTCTTGTAACAGTCATAGTCATAGGATCCGTCATACCAGGTACTAACTCCATTACCCTATCACCGTAACCTATACCTCTTACAGGCTCGATTGTACGCCCTTCAGATGGGTTAAAACTGGCAACAACGCCTACTTGTACAGGCGTGCTAGTAGTTCCTGCCCATGCTGGAACGGCATACATCCTGTTCCTGGCACTGATTACCGATAAGGTCTCAGGAGAAACACCATAGCGCAAATTCGTGTAAGTATTCTGTGCTGATACTGGCATTTGTATTCTCCTCTAAAAATTATTTCTTCATTTCAAACAAAGAACTCAACTTCTGAATCTCAGGACTATTTGGATCAATACCGTCCTGCATAACATTTTCGAATTCGATGCCTTCGGCTGTAAGGACATTGGCTTCTGCTTCTGCTCCTGCTTTCTCTTTTTCTTTCTCTGCTGGAGCTGCTTCAGCCTCTGGTCTTGACTTGGCCTTGGCCTCTTCTTTTTTCTTCTCGTCTTCCATTTTCTTTACCTTCTTTGCAGTATCTTCAGGTGTCATTTTTGCAGCATCCTTCTCTTCTTTTTCTTTCTTCTTAATATCCTGAGGCTCTGCAGAAGTTGACTCAGGAGTCTCTTCTGTCGAAGTAGCTAGTTTCTTTGTGACTCCTTCAATGGCACCTTTCGATTTTGGGTATATGTGTGAATCAAGTTTTTCTTTAACACTCGGCACTTGCTCTGGGGTCAAAGCTCTTCCTGTGTCTGCGGCCTGTTCCCTTGTATGCTTGAGCTCTGGGGTCTTGTCACCATCAGGGTCCTGAACCTTAGTCTGATGACGATGAGTGTCCTCAATCTGAGTCTTATTCATACCAAGAACATCTCTCAGAAGATTCTGGGCGACATGATTTGCTGCTTGTTTCGTCCAAGGATCTACCGTTGGCTTCATTCCAGCTCCAGCCTCTACCTCTGCTGCTTCACCTAGAGCCAACGCTTCAAATTTCTTCACCTGCTCAGGAGAGAGCTTGACTTCATTCTTGATCCTTTCCATAAGCTGAGGCGTGATCATTCCTTTTTCCGGCTTCATGCCAGGATATGCAGAATGTATCCCACCCGGAACAGGAAGTACTGGTTGCCTTGTACCTAACTGTGCACCAGCTCCAGGAGCAACCGGAGGAGTCATAACAAAGGCTTCTTTGTCTTTCTCGTCCTTGTCCTTCTTCTCTTCTTTATAGCTAGCGTTTACAATACTAGTGAATTTCTCTTCAGGCATTTTCCTAAGCGTGTCAGCCATGGCCTTAAGATCTACGCCTATTGGGTGATCGTTAGCAAAAATGCTCGAGTAGCCTTCAAATCTGTCTGCTAATGCCATCTTATCCATTATCAGCTCCTAGGTTCGTCTCCCCTAATTAAGGAGATCATATTAAGTTATTGATTCCGATTTCATAGTCCCACGCCTGAAATGACATGGGATTTATTTTATAAACTCTGATTCAAGTTAAGTGTCACTATGATCCAGTTCAACGGGAAGACTGGACTGTAGAAAGCCGTTACATCAACCGTAGAAGGATCATTAGCATCCTGTACGACATTGATTCCCTTGAAGGCCGTTATCAATTGCGAGTTCTGGAGAATGCTGAAGTATGCGTTCACTGTTCTTGTGATCTGAGGTATATAAGTCGGCAAGTTCTTTACGCCAATGTACTGCTTCAGATTAGTTCTCAAACCTTGCTGAACATAATGCTTCACTTCAACGATACGAGGATCTCTCGTAAGAACTGTACTCAAATCTGTCGTCAAATACATCTTTATGACGATATTAGGTATGTCATATTCCAGTACTGTGCAACCCGAGTTAGCTACAAGTGCTGCAGTAACTTCGTCCAGCGTACGATATAGCCTGTCGAAACCAACAACATTGCTGTTAGTTAATGGTGTGGCTATGTCTGTAGCAGGTGAACAGTCTAAGCCTGCAACTGCAACAGCAAGGAAAGATCCATCAACGAGATACTGAACTGAGTTACCAAAAGCATCAGTAATTGTTATTACTGCCGCTTCAGGGTAAACAGCCGTAATTTTCTCTGTAGCAAGGGACTGACATTGCTGTATAGCCAATTGCGGAGTCGTTCCGAACGGGAATCCCACAACGCTGGTTCTCTCGTTACGATACTTGATGCTAGACTGAGTAGCATTAGAAGTAGCCAAATAAGCCTGAACAGTAGGATCCGTAGTCATAGGTTGAATGAAACTAGGTCTCAAACCATTAGGAAGAGGATTATTGAATTCGTCGATAGCATCCATGTAGGACTGCGCCGGGGCATCTGTTCCACCAGTAGTCTTCTGAATTTGAAGGAGAGCTACTGATCTAGCTCCGTTAATGAAAGCTAGATTTGCACCGACTACAATTTTGTTTGTGATAGATAGAGGACCGTAATCTGTAATAACACCGCGCATGTCCGTGTAATAGCCTATAGTTGTAAAATCAGTTTTCTCTTTGTCAAAAGTAACGTAATAGGAATCTCCGTTTGCAGGCTCGTTACCGCTTCTATTGATAGTAAGAAGGATAACTGTATCTCCTGTATTATCCGTACCTCCACCATATGTGGTTGAGACTGTAAGAGCAATGCCCGGTATAGCTTCGGTGGTAGTGGTTGCGGCTTTGAACCATGTCTGACTTATTGTCGGATCAGTTGGATAACCTGCCCAATAAAGAACTGTCTTACCAGAAGCAGGAGTAAATCCAGTGTTGCTAAAAGTTACTCTGAAACCGGTTACGGAATCTATGTAAGTCTGGCCCAGATATCCTTTATTTGTTGGACCAGTTCCTGTTTTAGTGCCAGTTACATTAAATCCCTCTACCCCATCAAAAGTAACCGTTATTGTTTCTACGATGGCTGTAAGTGGATTAACTTGTTGCACGGTTCCTGTCACATACACGGGATCTATTGTTCCACCAGGAGCTTGGTTTAAATCCAAAGCTGTTCCATTTAATTGTGAAACTACGGAATACCTACCTACACCAGCGGCTCCAGGAACTTGATTCGTAATTGTCCAAGTATCGTCCACTATCAAGTTTTCATAGTAGGTAATGTAAACAAAATTGTTAAGAGAAGGTGTAGTAGAACCAGTCGGGGCAGTCTCTAAAGTTACCGTCAGACCTTCTATACCAACTACTGTAACTGGACCTGCTAACTGCGCTGCCAGCCATGTTGGACCTACATATGCTGTAATTTTGTCTGGATCAGATGTTTTTGTACCAGTTCCGCCACCGTCTACAGGCTGTGAAGCTAGAGTAAAACTAGTATTTCCAACAGCATTTATCTCATTACCGTTAGTATCTAAAATTGGATTACCGTTGGTATCTACAAGTATTTGAGCTGGAGCAGACAACCTACCACAAACAAGAGTGTCTGTGAGAGAAGTCGTAACGTTATCGATCAATGGAGTTGATCCGGCTGTATAAATACCTGTACTAAGGACTTGTGAGATACCCCAGTGGATCTGGTTATTGCCAGCAAGCACACAATCTTTTCCAATGGAATAATCGGAAGTATCCGCACTAAGACCAACTTGTACAAGATCTGCAACGACAGCTGCAGGAAGAATATCGTAAGTATCCTGCCACAAACTTGTAAAATAGGTAACAATTACCGTAGCGCCATTCACTGGAGCTGCACTTAAAGTAAAAGTACCATGGGCACCGTCAATTGATGTCACGGTCGCTACGACATTATTTACTTTTACTAATATAACTGGTACTGTGATTACTTGTTGATGACCTGCTGGACCATAAAGAATTTTTACTTGTGTTCCGATATCTGAATCTGTAGCGGACTGCCCTCCGTTATTTCCATTTACTATACGAGCATTTTTTACTTTGAAAACTGTTCTAGTCCCATCGGCCTGAAAAGTAAGAACTTCGTTCTGAACGTATGTGTCCCTTCTCTTAAAGTAATAGTTTGCACTGACAATACCTGTAATGAGAGGGACATTTACGAGATCAACTTCTCCTGTGAGCCCGTTTATAGAGTTCACAGCCACATTATCGCCATTTACTGTAACGATAACAGCGGTAGGAAGCGTAGCCACCGTACCGGTACCATCACCTGTTACTATAGGGAAATTTTGAACAGTAAACTTATTCGTAGTGCCTTGTGTTCCACCTATCCAGTCAGTAACCGGCTCATCTAATATAAGATTATCGGCAACTGCGGAAGAACCGCGAATCATTTCAAAAGCTGAAACTCTCATTTGTTCTAGGCCTACGCCTATAATGGCAGGAAAGCGAGGGTTACCTGCGGCTGATGCACCGGCAGTCTGAGAGAAGGTCTGAGTGAATACGCCAGGAAATACAAATGATTCTAAAGGTCCTATAGCCATTATGTCTCTCCTTTATTTCGAAACTTAAAAAATGTTCTATCAGTTTATTTTATCTTGTATCTAATACAGGCCAAGGATCGGTTCATCCCCATTTATTTGGAGAGTTTATTAATTGCAGCCTGTGCTTGCTAAGGATCTTATATGGCTATGATGTTTTATATGTGTTTAAATATTAATACTTTATTAACTTCTTCCTGGTTCTGTGTTTCTTACACTTTCATTATAACAGGGGTCTCATCGCCATCTTTGCCCTTGTCTATAATCTGTTCTTTATACTCTTTAGAGTAATTCCTTCTAAATTCTTGCTCTTTTGGTGACCCAAGATGCTCAAAAGGTGCAACTTTGCCGTCCTTACCTTTGTCTACAATTATTTCTTTGAGATCCTTGCCTTCACGTCTCTTTTTTCTGCGGTCTTCGTAGTACTTATCCCAAGCTTCCCATCTTTTGGCAGAAACATCTCCTACTGCCTTGTCGATCTCTTTAGGACTATATATGGTGTCTTTTCCAGGAGTAATGGTGGTATTGACACCAAAATTAGATATTTTTCTCTGTATGCCATCAATCTTGCCACAAGACGGACATGGCCTAGGATCATCTTTCTTGTCAGAAGGACTCAAATCTTCAAACTCTCTTTTGCACAAAGTGCATCGATATTCATAAAGTGGCATGTTATCCTCCTCTTTTTATATGGATATGGATAGTCTAAAAGTTAATATTATTAATAGATTAACAAACGCCCCCTTAGTAGTATCTAACTCTTCCAATCTGCGGATAGGTAACTTCAAAGGGTTCGTTATTAATTGCTGTAACTTTTTCAAATATCTTTCCCTCGTCGTTTATGTAGTATTTAGTAGTTGGAGGGAAATTATATGTATGAACATCAAAGTCCATGATCCACGTCAAGAACGGCTCGAACCGTTTCCATTCGCTGAGAAGTACCATCGAAAGAGTAGTACGGTAGTATTGGTCTTGGGTGTTTTCATCAAAGATGTCTTCAGATTCTCCTGTGGGCTCGAACGACTCCATAGTTATACCTTCATTGATTAGAGCAAGTCTTTTGTAACTCCACATGTCATTTATGATGTAATCTGCAAGCTCAGGTAACTGCTGTGTATCTCTTGAAATCACTTCTATCTCTATGTTCATGTTCCAGTGACCGCTGTAAACCTTGGCCGCTGGCTCCCTTTGGGGATACACAATAACGACGTTCTTATCTCCCAGAATCCTTTCACTTCCAAAAGCTAGAATCACACCAGGTAAGGCCAAATTATTGTACTCATAATCTCCATCTGGGAGATTAAAAGGCCCCAACTCGGGACCAACCCATCTGTAATCTATAAAAAGGCTTGTATTCGTTATAAGAGGCTTCAAGAAAGTTATTGCTCCAGCGCTTGTTATGGTATAATCAATGCCTCTCTCTAAATAAATCTTAGTTGCAAATTTATTCTTCAAGGTATAGAGAACATCAAAGCGTGCCAATAGGTTTTTATTGGCTGTCTGAGCAGATGTCTCAGTCCCAGAAGTTCTTGCTATTAGTTCCTCGTGTTCCACTATATATATAGGATCTATTACGAACTGTGTGCCTTGATCTGGATGAGCTGGATCCGGAGTTAGTACCTCTATATAGTACCTTCCTGGTGGTGTCATATTACCGTAATTATATGAAATATGTAACTTGGAGCCTACTGGAGGAGCTAGAGGCAGAACCACAATACCTTTTTCTCCGTTTACATATTCTGCAAAAGTAGTTTCTCCATTCAACTTTAAAGTAACCTGTGCAAAATTATCAGCGAACTTGGTATTGAAAGGACCAGCTACTATAGGTTTATGATTTACTGTAAACACTCTGTTTGTGCCTATAGTTGGATATGCTGGGTCTCCGGTAATTTGAGAAGATAAGTCTTCATCCCTTTGAAATTTTGTTACATTGTTCTGATCCTCCCAAACGAATTTTAGAACACGGCTGTCTTTACCTTCTGCACCTGCTAGAGCTAGAAGGCTACTCATCTGAGCCGCATAATCGTCAGCGCTTAATCTCATACGCGTAGCAGAGGAAGCATTCTTTACAACTACGCCCATCATCGGTCGTTCCTTGTAGGGGAACTTATGAAAAACCTTGACTTTGTCCCTATAATTAGCGTGTTTTTCTATTGAATTTTGGATTTCGTCAAAGAGACGCTTTTTTATTGGAGCAACTAATCGACTATCCATGTAGTCCAATGGCATAGAATTTCCTTAAAGATAGAGGTATCTGTTGAGCTTAAATTATTAGAAGGATATTAAGGGGAGTTATGCTGCGGCTTTTAGAACGTTTTCAGAAAGTATTTCCGGGATCTTCTTAAAATTTTTGTAGCTTATTCGTAACAGAGGTATGTTATTATCCGAACAGTACTTATTTTTGAGAGCATCATTACCTGTTACCTTTTTAAAATTTGTTTTTGCTTTTTCTAATGAAATTCCTTTGAAACAAACCGGTTCAAAATGCTGTCTACCGTCAAACTCTATTAGTATATTCTTAGATGGAATGTAGAAATCAAATTTAAATTTATTTCCATTTTTTCCAACTAAATTAGAAAAAACATACTGTGACATAAAACAAATATTATTATCCGACAACCAATTCCTTACACTTTTTTCTCCTCTTGATTCATTACAGACAGGACATCCAGTTCCCGTGAGATGGCTACTAGGAGTTTGCATAAAAACTTTAAAGCACTTATTACACTTTATTGCCACTTTTTTATTAGAACTTTTATATACAGCAGTTGAATAATCATATCTATTAAATCCATGCGCTTTTACTGCTTTCTCTACAAACTCTTCTTTGCTATATCTTTTTTTATCACTAGATAGTATGATACCACATTGAGGGCACCCTCTTCCAGACAGGTGGTTGTTGGGATCTTGTGAAAAATCGCCATGTTTAAAACATGTTATTATAGAAGGAGTAAATATATTTGTGTATTTAAATTTAGAATAGTTATACTTTTTTCCATGAATTTTTTCTGCTTTCCTAATAAAACTATCCAAAGAATTTTTGAAACTGCCGCCACACTTATCACACCCATTTTGGCTGTGAATATTGTTATTAGGTGTTTGTTCAAAAACTCCATGAATTTTACAAATAAACTTAGATTTAACAAACATACCTTTATATTCGAATAAACTGTAGTCAAATGTATCATTCCCATGTACTTTTTTTGACAGAGATATAACATCTTCTTTAGATGAACAATTAGAAAGACCAATCTTTTCATACCCACAACATTTACACCCACATCCCTTCATATGTTCCTGTGGAGTTTGATAAAATAATCCATGTTTAGGGCACATTATTTTTACTTTTATTTTTGTTCCTTTAATATTAACTAAGTCATAACTATAAAACTTTCCGTGCTTTTTTTCGGATCTCTCAATAAACTCTTTTTTGTCTATTTTATTCATGTTAAAGTAAAATTTAGTCATTCATAGCAGCGATAAGTAATCCCTTAGCAATGTCCAGTAAAGGGTCATCCGCCAACTTAATCTCAGAAATATTAATAGGAAATGTGTCTTTGACTTTTGAAAATTCTTGTTGAAATAAAAGTAAGAAATTTTTAGCAAGACAACTACCTCCTGCTATAATCCAAGGAACCTGATCTGGCAGCTCTATTGTGCTTTGGTTCTTTTTAAACTCTTTTTTTATACTGTCAATTATACTTTTTATCAGATTCTTATAATATATACAAATTGCCTCTCGTTCTCGTATCTGTTTGGGATCTCCTATTTCAGGGGCAAGTAAATCTAATCCTCGTTCTTTTATTGTCATAATTTTAGTTGCTGTGCTTCCTGTAGCCTTTGCTGCGCTATAGTCTATATAATCACCGGCGGAAGACGTTGAAAAAGACATGCCAATTAGTGTTTTATAAAGTAGGGCCGTATTTACCATGCCACTTCCAAGGCTGCTAGATAGTGCGGTAAAACCGCTCTTCTCACAGTTGGAATAAACTATGGCGGCTGCTTCATTTAAAAACACAGCCTTATAACCTAGATTCTCTATTATTTTCTTAAGAACAGCTTCGTGATATGTTACGCTTATGCCCTCTCGATCTATAGGAGCTGCTGGAACAGAGAAATAAACTATTTCTTTTTCAACTGCTGGTTCTTTTAGAATATTCTTGACTAAAATAGAAAGAACCTTCTCTGCCTCCAGCTCTCCGGGGGATATTATCCCCTTACTCATGGGTCTTCGAGCTTCTCGTTTAAACATGTTAGCTAGGTTTAACGATGGCTCCCCGATCACATAGACAATATTTTCTGCTCCTTGAATATAAGAGACATTAGACATTTTTAATAGATTTAGAACGGATGAGTCAGCCTCAATATCTAAAAATGCATCCCTTATAGAACTAATTTGAATTTCTGCTTGAGGATTTTTTGGGTCCTTCGAAGCACAAACAATATTGCAAGTTCCGATGTCTAAACCGCGAGCCATATTCAAACTCCTGTTTTAGATTTTATAACAAAAATACTCTATTTACCTATTTCTTTTTAGTATCCTCGTCTTCTTCATAATGCCTGTCCAACAATCTTCTTATCATTTCAGTAAATGATATCTCTTTTTCATCTGCATCTTTTTGGACTCTTTTTACCTGATTATCAGAGAAATATATTAGTTTCTTCACCATATGTCACCTCTATATCATATTAATATAAATATATTAATAGAGTATTACTTTTTGTCTTTGAGCTTTCTAAGCGCTTCTGAAGCCTCATTTATACTATCTGATTTTTCTATCGTACGCATCTTGAGACTTATATGAGAATTGCCGTCTTCGACTTTAACATTGGGCACGTATATCTCTTCTGGTATTTCGGATACTAGTTCCTTTTTCTCTACATCGCTTTTACCAGCTATATTAGAAAATTTGCCGAGAATCTCCTCGAGCTTTTTAGCCGTTTCTTTTATACCAGAATCTCCTTGAGGGACAGGACCTTGAAGTTTTTTTTCCAAAGCATCTATTTTTTGATTAAGCTGATCTATCAAGGCAGTGCTTCCATCGGATGTCTTTAATTGATCTATTTTTGATTCAAGACTTTTTAAATAATCAAACAGAACAGATGTGTCTGCTGGAGCGACATTACTTGGAATTGGGATCCCATAATTAGAATTTTTCTCTTCACGTCTCTCAAGGACAATAACACGCCCTTTGCTCACAGCCGCTTGCAAGCTTAGGCACTTATTATAATCTTGTTCCGAGAATGTTTTTACCTGTTTGTAGTAGATAAAATCGTTGAGTTCGGGCAGGGATATAGTCTCGGGGTCTTCACATCTTACTTTAATCATATCAATCTCTATTTTATATAGATTTAGAGGGGAAAATCATTCCCCTCTTTTTACACAGCGTAACGGGAAGTAGACTTTATGTATCTATCTGAAGCTTCTTTTGATTTGAATTTAGGAACGTCTTTCTTTATGATTTCTTCCGGTTTCTTTTTCGGCTTCTTAGGTTTCTCTTCCTCAAATATATCCAATTTTTCTTTAGGCTGTTCTTTAACAGCTTCTGGGCTTGGTTCAGTCTTTATTGGAGGAGTGGCTAGAGGCTCTTTCTGTGGTGGGATACCTAATCCCTCATCGTCTTTTTCTTGATCAATTCTATTCTGTTCGTCTGTTCTTTCTTTTCTTGCCTTCTGAGTAGTATCCGCTTTCTCTGCCTTTTCTGCTTGCATGTTGTCGTTTTGGGTCTCTACATCTTCAAACAAATCATCTACGTCGATATCTCCTGTTGTATCTTCAGGCTTAGGCTCTTCTGGCTTTTCTTCTTTGGGTATTTTAGGCGCTTTTGGTGCTTTAGGAGCTTCTTCTTCCGGTTTGACTTCTGTTGATTCGCCAAGGAGATCTTCTATTCCACCACCAGGAGCTCCTTCACCTTCTGCAGCTACTTTTTCTTCTACATAAAAATTTTCACTTGCATCAGTAGGAAAGTAAGACATAATCCCGGGGCATCCCAAGACAGGACAATTAACTTTTTCGTTGATCGTAACTGGTTTTACACTGTAATTATCACCGGCAAGTTTAGCACGTCTCTCATTAATCTGAGTCAAAGAGGCTGTGTGAGTGCACTCAGAGCAGATTAATATCGACTTATCCGACGCTTCTTTTTCTATCTGTTCTGCTATTTTTACAATTTTCTTGGCGGTTTCTTGTAGATCCATTTTAGAACTCCTTTATGGACTTCATTAGAAGAGAGATATCATTTATTTAGATTCCTTTATTAATAGAGTATGTGTCTTTTAAAAAAGTATATATTACATCACAATATTTTCGAAAGTCACGCTTCTGCCTTTGTATTGATATTGTTCAGGGACTGTAGGCTTATCGTTAATAACAGGACTTGCATCGGTAGGTTTGGGCTCTCTGAAAGCGTTCCAGGCTGGAGGCACGCTTACAGCTCCACCAGTGATAGGAACCTGATATCTAATGTCTCCTTGTTCTAACTGATGCAATTGGAAATGTTGCTGATATATGGCTCCTCTCGATCCTTGAGGATTGATATGGGCTAGCGAGAATCTATCATTGTTTTGACGCACAATAAAATCACGATCACTGAGTAAGGGATAGGGGCCGGTCCAACTTGGCCAATCATAGGTTACACGTAATCCAATATCAAAAAGATTTACTATTTTTTCACCTTCTGGAGGAGCGATGATTATATCTAATGGGCCTTGGTATCCGCCAATATATCCGACCCCGTAACACTGCAGATCGTCCTGTTTAGACTGTCTAAACTGTTCATTCCAACAAGGACATCTGACTCCAGACCACTTCCTTATAAATAGCTTTACACGTTCTCCGCCTTGCTCGAGTATCCATCTATTTCTTCTTATTGATTCAGCCCAAATCCAATCTATTTTTTCCATATCATATGGATTAAAAGCTTCTACTTCGTTTAACGGCGTTTCCATGATACCACTGTCGCAACTAGCATCTATACCTACCGTGGTCACTTTGTAGTAAATTCTTCTATGCAAATCTGTTTGGATATAACTGCTAGGAGGTATGTAAGTATACGTTATTCTTATTTCTCCACCTCGATCTAAATAAGGCAAAACAGGTTCTTCTAATCTATTCGTTGTATTATTATAAACCTGTGAACTTATAAGATAGATTTCTCCAGTCTCTCCTTTTACTTTGAAAGCCGGTACCACTACGAACTGATCGGCTGAGGTTCTCTTAATCTGTACCATCACATGAGTCCAGTTATCCGCTAACTGACCATTGGTGCCAGGTATAACTATCGGTTTGTTGTAGGACTTAGCTATCCAATCCCTTGTTGCCGTTGTTCCAGCTATAAATCTTCCACCTTGGGTAGGATCTTCCGTCACCGTGGTTTCTTGGGTCTGATCTCTATAAAAAGATATTCCTATCGGATCAGTATTTATTTTTGTAAACGGTCCCTCAGAGGAGTCATAAGATTTATATACATTTACACCTAGGATATTGAATCTGTTATTTTCAGCATAAACAGATGGATCATCCCACCTGACATCGACGATCCCAATTAGAAATGGACTCGTTATGTTAACGTTACGAGGTGCCAGAGGAAGAGTTGGAGGCCTATCGTCTCCACTTCTATAAGGCAGAGGGAAAAAGGGTCTGTTGAAGTTTTTTTCCATATTAGCAATCTCTCAATGTTCCGTCAGTAAGAAATCCATGATATTTGTCAGGGATAAGTATCGATGGCGTCACACTTATCTTAGGCACCGTTCCTGTCCTGCTCCACTTACCTCCGTCAATAGAAGGCATATCAATTGCCCACTCTCCACCAGGAGTCATAACTATCAATGAGGTATACTCTGGTCTCTCTCCACCCATCCTCCAGGCGTTCCACATGTCCTATGTTCGTTAGTCTGCCACTCGTCTTTGTCTTCAAACTCATATCCACACACGCATTTTTTAGGCCAACGAGGATCTTTGTGATCGATACAAGGGATCAAGTCCTCATAACTTGGAGGGATCAGTTTATCTTTTATTCCTAAAGTGATTTCAGCATCATGATACCCCATTGGACCAGGGCACTCTATTACGAGTTTCTTAGATTCATCATATATTGAAAATTTGAATCTACGCAATTCCACTTGGACTTTAGCGATAGGAACAGCATAGAAGCATGGTATATCCATAATGCCTCGTTAAAACAAGGTCTGTCAATTAGGGATTTTTATTAGAAGGTTATAACTTTTGCCAAACTAACAGAAGTTCAGCACTAGAGAGGTCTCTTTTTCTTGAAGAAGTAAACCAATACTTGGTTTCTTTTTCCAGAAGAGAAGTTTTGGGAAGGTATTCTTTTAGATATCTGGGGATATTAAGTACAAAAAAACCACCGGGAACCAAAGCCATTTCTGCATATAAAAACATCTTATTAATAAGTAGCATCCACTTTTCTTTATTCATGCTTTTACCATAGACCTCCAGATCAATATAAGGTGGCGATGTCAAGATTAAGTTGCAAGATTTAGGTGCTTTACTACTATCAAAGTCTGAACATATCACTTGTGCTCTGTCTTGTAAATCATAATAGTCTATAATCGAATTTAAACCATTAATTGTTTTATCCCAAAGCTCAAATCCAAAATATGACCTAGATGATGAAGCAGCCCCTAGCAACCTTCCACCCCAACCGGCACAAGGATCTACTACCAAATCTCCCGGTGCTGTATATTTTTCTACTATCGCCTTGGCGACACCACAAGGAAAACCTGCTACTCCCCCATTAAAATATACAAGACTATTAAATAAAAAATCTGGCAAGATAGTTTTATTTGATTTAAGTGTATATACAAGTGCTGATCTTAAAGAAGAAAAGCCATTAAAAGTGCTATAAGGAGAGTTACCTCTGTAGCTGGCTTCCGCCATGTGTGGCATAAAATTCTTAAATATTCTATTACCTACATCTAAATATTTAACAGTGTGCTCATCTCTCCAAATATACTTGGTATCTAAGTTTTTCAACTTATCATATTCTTTCTTAAGATAATCATCATTAATATTAAAATAAGGAAACCCTCTTTTTTGATAATACTCTGTTATTCTGTTAAGCAGCCCTTCTGATTTCTCTGTTATATATTTATTTACAAAACATAAATCAAAATCATTTCTTATCTCTACATTAAAAATCTCAGGAAAATACTTCATCCAAAAAGATCCTAAGTTTGAGTACAAGGGTACCTTACTATCCATACATGGAATGACATAATCTGCATTGATACTCTTAATTTTAAGAGAGGATTTACTTGTTTTAATTATTTCGCCAAAATTATACTTATTCTCAAAATAAGATGCCCGTTTTTCGCTCATACTCAGAGTCAGACCTCCAGAAAAAAAAGATCCATCGTCCATGTAATAACAAGCCCAGCCAAGATCTGTTAATTCTGAAATAATCTTTTCAAAATTTTTTGACCCGTCTTCATTAAGATACTTTAAATAATCTACCAATCCTAAACAAGAAATACCAATCTGTTCCTTTCCTCCTAAATATATAGAATCCTTAGCCATTGAATAGTGCTGCGCCGGTACTGTAGTTACAGTAGAATAGTTGCTATACAAAACTTGTCTTTTAACATATAAGTAAGATAACTGGGCTAGACTATGATTAATTACGAAACGACCGTCTTTATTTAAGTGTCCATCTCCTGCAAGCCATCCCAGTATGCATTGGTGTATGTCTTCTTTGGTCATAATAAAGTCGGGTTTTGGGAGATTAATTAAATAGTCTCTCAGATATTCTAAATTTTTTGACCATATTTTTCTATCATCAATGACTTTAAGATTCTCCTTTTTTAATCTTCTAATTACTACCGTTTTAGATGCTCCCATTTCTTTGCACAGATTAACCATATTTATTCTACCTTTTATTTTATCTTCTATCCAACTTTTGTCTACAGAACTAACTTTTTCATTTATTTTGTTAACCTCATACTCTCTTAAGCTGACGAGTCCTATTTTTTTAATATAAAGCAGGATAATATCATCGGAGACATATACTCCTAAATCTCTCTTTAAAATAAAACTAATATCAGAAATTCTATTACCTTTTTCAATCAACTTTTTGGCATAATCATACGGGAGATGTTTATGTAGCCATTCTTCTTTGGACGGAAATTTACAACCTATTTTATTTATCAGATGGTGTTCTACAGTATAGGTGGGGACTTCAAAATTAAACTCTTCTTTGAGAACTTTAGAAATATCCTCAGCAGATGATAACTTGTTTGTTCTTAGATCTATGGCTCTTTGAGTTATTTTTTCTGGCCAAACAATTTCATCTGAAACATCTCTTTTGTTGTTTAATAATCCTTTTTCTTTTAGCAGTTTAATCTGTCTCTTAACCCAACGGGGAGATTCATTGAGACTATTAGCTAATTCTTGACGAGTATGGCTATTGAAGTTATTAACTAGGAAGTCCAGTTTCTCCTGAGACTTCCTATCAGCAGTAATACCTTTTCTTGGCATCGTCATAGTGATCCCCTTCTAATAGTAATATACTATTTGGCATACCACTATCCAAGGGAAAAATTAACTAGGACCATTAAGACCATCCTCCACGAAATCCTGAAATAAAATTTCTTCTTGACTGAGTACCAGGTCTACTGTAAGGACCAAGTGCACTCGATATACCTATTCCGTATCGAGGCTGACTCAATCCTTTGATAATTTTTATGGAAGCTTTGATAAGTTCTCTTGATTTATCCCACTGTGTTAAAAAACTTTCTGCGAGGGCTTGATATTTTGAAGATTTTTCCAAATCCAAAGACACTCCGCTTATTGTATATCCATACTCATCTACTATCCAATTAGCTGTAACAGAATCACAAGCGAAAGCTGCAGCTCTCAACAAAATATTAGTTCTCCAGCGATCCGGTATATTATCCAACGTTACACTGGTAACAGGCGGCGATGAGTTCAATTCATCTACTGCCATAAGAAGACATTCGTAGAGCTCTTCATCTTCCCAGATGTATCCGAAAACTTGAGTCCGAGTCTGCATGAACTTTTCAGTTGATGGTGGTCTAAAACGGTAGTTCCTATCCGGATTGTTGTCCCTTAGCATTATTCTCAGTCTTGTCATCAAAGTGTTTTGGGCTGTGCTCGTTGCTACTTCATAATTTATAGTCTTATCTACGACAGTAAATTCTTGAACTACTTCGATGAGAGGAGAAGTTGGAGTCAGCATAAAATGCCACTGTATGACCCAATCTCCAAGATTAGCATCCAGAGGTATTACGGCATTGGAATAATACTGCCCTACTCCGGTAGTAGCTGGTATTTGATCTGGATTTCCTATTAAAACCAGTACACCGGTCGTATTATCAAACAAAGAATATCTGATATAATAAGGATCTATAGGGACTCCTGTCGGATCTCTTATTATTATTTTCAAATCACTGGACGTTAAAGATTGACCCTGATAAAAAGTTACTGACATGGCATCTTCCTTTGCTTATAAGGAGTCTATATAAGCCAAAACTATATTTAAATTCCTGAATACGCTGGCTTCCTTACCATAAAGCATACCAGTTGGTGATACCGGAGTCGGAGCCGCAGATCCAGGTTGCCTTTCCTCTTTTTCAAGAAAAGCTCTATTATGTAAAGCTTGCGCGTATTGTATTTCTTTGGTAGCTATATTTATTGTATTATAAAACTGTTCCTCCGTTAGATTACCTCTTTGTGTCATCAAATCATTTCTAACTATAGGTGGGACATTTCTAAAAGTTCTCTGTAAGTTTTGTAAAGAAGTATATAGCTCTTTGCCTAAATCTGTTGGCATCTGGGCGGTTCTACTATTCAGTAGTACAAAAGTTTTTGCCATGTTCACTATTTCGCTATCATATGCATTAGTTGCGATCCTCTTAACAAGCTGATATAAACTTTGAGCAGTTGCCATAGGAACTTCTTCGCCACCTATTTGTTTAAAAGGATCCCTGTTTCTGTTCTCCCACATGAAACGGGCAGCTTCTTTAATATTTTGGCCAAACTTCCAAAATAGCATTTTATAAGCGTCTTTCCCCGTCTCAAGGATTCCTGCTATGATGATCCTGACCAGCTGTCTGAATAGTGGATTTTCCAACGACATATTATCCCCTCATAAAATTGAGCTGATATACCTTAAGATTATTTTTTATGAATAGCTTATTATTTTCTTGGATCGAGCCTTACAAAAAAGTATATTATAGTGGGAGGTATCTATGATTGAGTATACGATGGAGGACCTGGAAGACCTGTTGAGGCACCTAGAACTTCTAGGAATCCCAGGTTTTTTTTCCTCTAATACCGCCGAATCAGCCATACGAAATACCATAAATCTTATAAGAAACTACAAAAAAGACGGCCCCGACAAGATCAGAAGCAAAATCCACGAATTCGCAGAAGTGGGAAAAACCGCCAACGGGGGCTCCTCCGAAATACATCCATACCAAATGGTATATCTCCTTCTCTATGAGACCCCTGTAGAAGAGCTTCCTATGTATCTAGACACCCCCTTCGATGTTATAGCCGTCTGGAGGCTTTGCTGGGCTAAGGAGTGATCATAAACGATCCTGGGAGGTCGTAGGACGTCTCTTGGATCACATTAAAAATTGCTGGTAGATTCAAGTTACAAACATTTATTTCAAATGGAACATAATGCACACCGAGATCCACAACATCAAATATCTCCGAATAATACTGAAAATCCGAATCTCCTGATATCTGATATTTCCAGGTAATCTGGTATTGTCCTGGAGTCCAGCTATCCTCTATGATTAAATTAGGCCTATAAGTCCCTTTAACCACAAGTTGTGGTATCCTGCTTGTAGATCCTATTAGTACAAAATCTCCGTACGCATCTATGTAATCTATCTCATAGCTGACACTGTATGGCGTATAAGAGTATGTTAAACCAGCTGGATACACCAATCCTTGGGCATAGAAGCTCATATTTAAATCTTCATTCTGCAAACGATACCCAGGATAAAAGCTTGCAACGGAAGGATAAGGCGGAGGCGGTACCGGTGGTATCGGGAAAATGTACTCATACGCACCGATATCTGTATGAACGCTGTTGGGTCTGTGTGTGCCTATGAAATCGTCTGTAGGTACGGATGGGTCTGTGCTGTTATCGATACCTCTATTTATACAAGGGCTATCACTCTGTAACGTGAAATCCCCGTTAGCTGGGTCTGTTAAAAGAGGATCAGTATTGTGTATGCTATTCGGGCTAAGTATACTAGTAAAGCCCGGATACGATATATAGATATCTCCAGCATTGTAATCCAAATCGTAGTCTATAAGGATATTTGTGGCGGAAGCATTTGGCTGAATATAAAAATATAAACTTCCATTTGCCGTACTGTAAATATTATTCAAAATCTTAAAATTATTTACATCAAAATCTGTTTCTACAGATATACAGTAAGTCCTGACTGGCATTATGCCATAAAAAGTATTGTTATTTATTGCTACACCGTCAATATTTGGTATTGTGCTTCCAGAGACATTATCTATGTGCAAAGGTGTAGAAGTATTGTTCCTGAAAATATTATTAACGATGGATCCGCTGGTTATTCCATAGATTATTACACTGGCATTGAGAGAAAAGTCGCACTTATTTATAGAGACATACTTACAGGTAGGATCAGCTGGGCTGTTTAAATATCCGTTTATTAAAAAATTAGTTGTTCCAACCAAGACAAGGCTAGACATACTGAAAGACGAAGTTCCTATTATTGAGACTTCCTGAGCCGTTTTCCAGGTAGGTTTAGATGTATTACTAGGCCAGGATTGGAGTGTGATACTGTTGGATATGACAAAAAGAGCACTGGAGCTGTCGTCTATGATACCGTTATTCACAAAGTTTACAACATCACCATCACTCAGCGTTCTGCTGATACTCAAATTAAGATAACTGTGATATCCTGTGGCTGGAGTGAAGCCATCTTCTGTTTGCGATTCAGGATTTATATACCACATGAAAGCCATAAAATCATCCTCTATATTCCGTTATAACTATTCTTCCAGCTGCTCCATTACCACCACGCTGAGCTGCTATTCCAGTCAAACCAGCTCCGCCACCACCTGACCCTGTATTAGCGACTGCATCATTTCCAGGTGAACCAACTGAATTAACTATGCCAACTCCTCCACCACCTAATGACGTCGATCCGCCACTACCAGACAAATATATATTTCCTGTTGCGGTTACAACAGCCGGTAATCCGGGTTGTCCTGCTCCATTTACTGTTCCATTAGTTGATACTGTACCGCCTGCTCCTCCAGCTATAACGTTTGTTGCAGCAGAAGTACAACCAGCACCTGATCCACCATATGCCGTAATTGTAACAGAGCCAGTATTAAATGTAGTATTACCACCTGTCCATCCTGGCATTCCAGCTATTCCTGTTCCACCTACACCTACTGCAACCGTATAAGGTCCAGATCCCATGCCAGTGAAAAAGTATGCTGCATATCCACCGGATCCTCCTCCACCACCCACGGATCCCGTTCCAGTTGATCCTCCTCCAGCTCCTCCACCTCCCCACAAATCTAAATGTGCTCTAGTTGTGCCTGATGTTGGTGTATAAGATACGGTTCCAAATGTTAGAACTTGTATATTAGATCCATAGACACCTGTTATCCCTATGGACCCTGTTACTCCTAATGACCCGGTTACTCCCAAAGATCCTGTTATTCCATTAGCCCCTGTTATTCCATTAGCCCCTGTATATATAGAAAGATATTGTGTGCCAGTTATCCCAAATGATCCAGTTACTCCTAATGATCCAGTTACTCCTAATGCTCCTGTTACTCCTAGAGACCCAGTTACTCCATTTAATCCAGTTATACCTTGAAGACCAGTAGATCCAGTGACTCCTAAAGATCCAGTTACTCCTACTGATCCTGTTACTCCATTTGCACCAGTAGGCCCAGAAGATCCTGTGACCCCAAAAGCTCCGGTTACCCCATTTAATCCAGTTATACCTTGAAAGCTTGGAGATCCGGTGACTCCAATAGATCCAGTTATACCAACCGAACCTGTAATTCCATTTTGACCAGTTGCTCCATTAACTCCAGCGGATCCGGTTACACCAGCAGCTCCAGTCGCACCTTGTGAGTCTACTAACCATACACCTCTAGATGCATTAAAAATAAATACAGTCCCTAGAGCATTCATTTATATATGTTTGGCCGTCTGATGGGCTTGAAGGAAAAGCCATACGATTACCTCTATATAACTGATAGTATTAATAGTTTAATAGGATTAACCCCAATTAAAAAACCATAGAGAACCTGCTGGAGCTACATATTTTTCAGCCCCGATATCCCAAGGAACTGTGCGGGTCAGACCATTGATGTCGTCGGAGAAGAGACCAGATCCCGGATCGGTCTCACCCCAACCCTTTGCTCCTGTATCATTTTGGGCAAGTTGATAGTTATTAGAGCCTGGATTCACGAAGGCAAAGGACTGCGAAAACCTGTTGCCAGTACCAGAAGGAGTTAGTCCTTTTGTGTTGTCATTAGTAGTCGAACAGTAAGTAGCTGTTACACTTGCATATGAAGTATCATCTACATCGTTAGTACAAGAAGAAAAAATATTATTTACCAGTGTTATCCCTCCACCGTAAGGATTATATGCACCATCAAAACAATTTACGATTGTGTTATTATAAGCATATCCAGGGCCATTTGTTAGAAATACCCCATTAATATTTCCTGTCACTTCTTTCCATCCATATATAATATTGTTCCATATGTATGCACCACTGGTTGTTGATATTGCAAAACATGATTCTACCCCACTACTCAAAACTCCTCGTATAATGTTTTTAGATATTTTGTAAAATCCTGTACTATCTTCACACCCTATTCCGCCTTCATAGGAGAAATCTCCCGTTATACTTATCTGTAAACCTTCTATATATATATTTGAAACATTTAGTATTAATCCATAACTGTAAGCACTAGCAATAGATAATATATACTTACTATCATCCCAGACTCCTTTGTGTCTTTCACTGAGGGGGGTATAGATTTCTATATAATTATTTGCTCCCGTAGTCCATCCATTTATATTAACTTTTGTAGTATCAGTCATCGAATAACATTCAGCGACCGCTATTTCATTTAAAGCTACCAGATTAGCCTGTTCCCCTGCTTCCCAGTTAGAGAGGCTGGTATAATCGCCACCGGAAGGCTTTATGGTTTTCGTAATGACGGTAGCCATAATTCCCTTTTATTTCCATGTCTCTGATGTTGATTTATTCTGCACAAAGCCCTGTATCTGATCCTTTGTGACTGTCACTCTTCCAGTGCTATTCAAGGAGTCCTTTATTGTCTGGGGCATGGACGCATCATCAAGAAGAACATTCCATAGCCTGCGTTTAAGCACCACCTGTCTGGTCTCGAAAAGTCCAGTCACTCCCTGGATCCCAGTCATGCCATAATGAGACACCATGAAATTCTTAATGGATGAAGCATCCACTCCCGTGACCCCGATCCTGACAAAATTTGGAAGTCCTTCTGAATTACCCCATCCAAATCCATCAGGACGAACATCAACTATGTCGCCACGCTTATAGCATCCTTGCTCATTCTTAATAGGATCTGAATGATTTGCTGAAATTGCTTTAATTAATAGTTCTGCCATATTATCTTCCCTTTAAGATTGTGTCGCTGAAGCTAACAGGCACCAATCAGTAAGTGTGCGATTATATACAAATTCCAAATACATATATTTACCAGCGGTTGTGGTTGTCGGTAAAGTCGTTCCCATGGGGATATAGGAAGAAGAGAACAGTAATCCTTGCGCCGATGAGTTGTCTAAGATATTAAATAATAATCTTTGTCCTTCACTTGGGTTACCTGTTGGTGTGGCAAAATAACCGGTCACTCCTAGTGCAGTAATCATAATTTCATCGGTTGTATTAGTGTTTGGAGTTATAGTAGAAGCCGAAGAGATAGTAGTAACTCTTGGTACAGCCAGCCCTGAAGCTCCAGTTATACCTTGATTTCCAGTAATTCCTTGGATTCCTGTAGGTGCGGTAGAACCAGTAACTCCAACTGATCCAGTTACCCCTACAGACCCTGTGATTCCTATAGAGCCTGTTATACCTACAGAGCCTGTAACTCCGTTGTTTCCTGTTGTTCCTTGTATTCCAGTAGGACCAGTAATTCCTTGGATCCCTGTAGGAGCGGTTGAACCCGTTATACCAACAGAACCAGTAATTCCAATAGAGCCTGTAACTCCTACTGATCCTGTTACTCCATTATTTCCTGTAATTCCCTGAATTCCAACAGCACCAGTTATCCCTTGAAATCCAGTTATACCTTGAATTCCAGTAGGAGCAGTGGATCCGGTAATTCCACTAGACCCAGTTATTCCAACTGAACCTGTAACTCCTACTGATCCTGTTACTCCATTTTGTCCAGTTATACCTTGAATTCCAATTGCTCCGGTAATTCCCTGGAATCCAGTTATACCTTGAATTCCAGTAGGAGCAGTTGAACCTGTTATTCCAGCAGAGCCAGTAACTCCGACTGACCCGGTAACTCCAACAGAGCCTGTTACTCCATTAGGGCCAGTATCTCCTTGAATTCCTTTAGTACCAGTTATACCTTGAACTCCAGTCGGAGCAGTTGATCCTGTTATTCCAAGTGACCCAGTGACTCCAACAGATCCTGTAATACCTGTTGATCCAGTTATTCCATTTTGTCCAGTTATTCCTTGTATTCCAACTGTTCCAGTAATTCCTTGTAATCCAGTTATACCTTGAATTCCTGTAGGTGCTGTTGAACCGGTTATTCCACTAGATCCCGTTATTCCAACTGATCCAGTTACTCCAACTGAACCTGTAATACCATTTTGACCAGTTATTCCTTGTATTCCAACAGATCCTGTAATTCCCTGGAATCCAGTTATACCTTGAATTCCAGTAGTAGCAGTTGAACCTGTAATTCCAACAGATCCAGTTACTCCGTTATTTCCAGTTATACCTTGAATTCCAGTAGGTCCAGTTATACCTTGAATTCCTGTAGGTGCTATCGAGCCAGTTACTCCTATAGAGCCGGTAACCCCAGCTGATCCAGTTAATCCAACTGATCCAGTTACTCCATTAGATCCAGCTATACCTTGTATTCCAGTTGGTCCAGTTATTCCTTGAACCCCAGTAGGTGCAGTTGAACCAGTTATTCCTACTGAACCTGTTACTCCTACAGATCCAGTCACTCCAACAGATCCAGTTACTCCATTATTTCCGGTATCCCCTTGTACTCCTTTATTTCCAGTTATACCTTGAATCCCCGTAGGTGCAGTAGAACCTGTTATTCCAATAGAACCAGTAACTCCAACAGAACCAGTAACTCCAACAGAACCAGTAACTCCAACAGAACCAGTAATTCCATTAGATCCGGTATCCCCTTGTACTCCTTTATTTCCAGTTATACCTTGAATCCCCGTAGGTGCAGTAGAACCTGTTATTCCACCAGTCCCAGTGATTCCTACCGATCCTGTTATCCCTACTGATCCAGTTACTCCATTTGTGCCAGTTGTACCTTGTATTCCAACAGTTCCAGTAATTCCCTGAAATCCAGTTATACCCTGAATTCCTGTAGGAGCAGTAGATCCAGTTATCCCACCAGATCCAGTTATCCCACCAGATCCAGTTATCCCAAAAGATCCAGTTACTCCGACAGAACCTGTTATTCCAATAGATCCAGTTATTCCGACAGAACCTGTTATTCCATTTGATCCAGTTATACCTTGATTTCCTGTAGGTCCAGTTATTCCTTGAATTCCTGTAGGAGCAGTAGATCCTGTAACTCCACTTGGGCCTGTAATTCCACTAGGTCCAGTTATTCCTTGCGTTCCCTGACTTCCTGTAATTCCAACTGATCCTGTTATTCCGCTTTGGCCAGTTATACCTTGAATTCCTATTGATCCGGTGATTCCACTTTGACCTGTTACTCCGCTTATACCATATCCAGAAGGCCCTGTAATTCCTTCAGAACCTGTGACACCCTGAACTCCAATTGATCCAGTAACTCCATCAGATCCAGTTATTCCCTGTATGCCAATAGGTCCAGTAAAAGTATATACTTGATACGCTATGATCCATGCATTCTCTTCTACACTAAATGTATACCATGCTTCTCTAAATGCATTGAACACATATGTAACGGGAGGGATTACGGTCTCATCAACGAATATCTGACCATTTGTTGGAGGGTATGGAAAATTAGGCCCAGTAATCCCTGAAGGATCTAATGTTTTCATACTTCACCGCCTTGGAGGGTCATATTTTAATTTGGTGCCGTGTAAGTTAAACTTGTTATGTCTATGGTGTCACCTACATTATAAGTGACAGATGACAGTTGAATATCCCCACCTGATCCTGTCAATGTAACACTTCCAGAAAAGACTGGATTACCATTACAGTCATAAACAGTAAATTGTGCTATTGTACCTGCAGCACTTACAGTACATGAGAAAGGTGCACCGTTTGCTGACATGGAACCGCCAGAAGCCGCTCCCCATGCGCCTGTTCCTGTACCTATATGTAGCCACCATTATCCCTTTTTGTGATTTCTTTATTTATATATGGTATTTTATTAATAGACTATCAATAAAAAACCGAAAGACATCTCTGTCCTTCGGCTCTTCTTAAGAACGATTTAGGTCTAATTCATTAATTGACCATGTAGTCTTCTTTTTGACCCATAACGGTTCCACTCTTCGTGGTAACTTCGTTACGTATCGTTGTTATTGCTGGTCCATTGATATCTACATGCGGCTTATAAACATCTGGGCCATCTGCGGGTGTAGACATAAAATCCTCCTTGTTAAGTTTTCTTACTCTTGATACTGACGTTCTTCTGCGACACGTTCACCGTCTCTTGGATTATCCCAAATCTGTGCTATTTGACCTGCATATGGATTTGCCTGAAAGAAATCTGGTTTTGATCTGTCCCAATCTCTGGTATTAAAATTAGGACCTTCACGAGCTTGCGAAAATGTGAAATGAGCTGTAACTGTATCACTACTGTCTATAAGTTGTACTGTAGTCACAACTGATGTTGGAGAAGCTACTACTGCATCCCCTGCAACTGTCCAATTGCTGAATACATAGTCTGCACTTGGTTCTGCAGAAATATTAAAAGGTGTGTGAGACAATACTCCTGTAGCCCCAGATGGAACAGTTGTACCGTTTCCATCATTAGCCATAGTCAGTGTGTACGTGTTGTTACTAAAAGTAGCTGTTACTGTAGCATTGCCAGTAAGCGTTGCAACAGCAAAAGATCCAGTGGCACCACTAAGGACTACACCTCCAGTGACCCCCCATTGATTGAAGCTATAACCAGGATTTGGGACACCGAGAACATTAATACCTGTAGCAGACCAGACTATTTCAGTAGTCGGAACGGTTGTACCGTTTCCGTCATTGGCCATTGTGAGAAGATATGTGTTATGATTGAAGGTAGCTTCTATGGTGGCATTTCCGCCAACGACCGTCACATTACTAGAAGCACCAGTAGGATTGCTGAAAGTTGAAGTTCCACTGATACCTAACCATTGTGCGAAGCTGTAGTTGGCGTTGGGAACAGCAAGAATAGGGGTTGCTACGCCACTGTTTACAGTACTAGGACCTGTGGCTGATCCGTGACCATCATTAGTTATCGTCAATGAATATGTAAGGTACTTAAAAGTACCTTCTATTGTGGCGTCTCCACCAGTAACTGTAACATTGGAAGAAGCTCCTGTAGGACTGCTGAAGGACATAGCTCCGCTGATACCTAGCCATTGCGCAAACTGATAATTAGTATTTGGAACGGCAAGGATAGGAGTTGCCACACCATCTATTACAACACTAGGTCCTGTTGCTGATCCATTACCATCGTTAGTAATGGTAAGCGAAGAGACATATTCGGCAGAAACTCCTGTAACTTCAAAGGAGTCTCCAGATACCACTTTTGAACCCTTAATACGCCACAGACCAGTATTCCCTACATCTGAACCATCTTCAGTATAGAAAAAACCAGTAAGACCGTGTTCGCCATATCCAGTATATCCAGAAACTAATCCTGTGACGCTGGCATAAAGAGATAAACCTGTTAATCCCTGTCCAATAAAGCTCATTGTATTTTACTCCTTAGTTTTTGGCTCTTCTTTATCCCCTGGTGCTACTTCATCGTCCTCGATATCTAACACCAACTCTATAGAGAAACGAAGTCGATTATCCTCGTCATCAATGCCAGGCATATAATCTACCTGGTCCTCCGTTCTGAAAAACTTATATACAACTAACTAAATTAGTTGTATTGTTTTCTTCCTGGTTCGTAGAAACTGCTTCTAGATCAATAGCATCTAAAAGTCTTACACTTTCTCCACAGGCTTTAATTCCCCTCGAACTGAGGGTATTCAAACCATATTCCTCTAAATTAATAGACGCATTTAAATCTCTGTCTTCGGTATGGCCACACTCACAGGTATAGACTCTATCCTCTAGGGTTAAATCATCCTTAATCTGTCCACACTTTCTACATAATTTGGAACTAGGATAGAATCTATCTGCGTCAATGATCTCAGAACCATACCATAAAGCTTTATATTTAAATTGCCTATAGATTTCCCCAAAAGATCCATCTGAAACAGCTTTAGCTAAATGATGATTCTTAGTCATACCCTTTACATTTAAATCTTCAAGAACTATGTATCTTGGCTTGGTTTTCACCACGGCACTGGTAGCTCTGTGAAGATTATTCATGCGACTATTTTTAATTTTTCTGTATATTTTTTGAACTTTCAAATTGGCTTTGGTTCTGTTTTTAGATCCTTTTTTAGTTCTACTGAAGTTTTTCTGGGCATGAGCCAGTTTTTTCTCATATTTATAGGTTGTTTTGGGGTTATCAAAAATTTCACCGTTTGAGCAAACAAGTAAAGTTTTTATCCCCAAATCAATACCCAGAACTGTTTCTTTTTTCTCAGTAACACCTGGGGTTTCTACTTCACACTGGACGGACACAAAATATTTATTTGCGTCTTTAGATACTGTGATTGAGTTATACTTTATACCTGCTGTTGGTATATATCTCTTTTCTTTTAGTTTTATTTGTCCTATTTTTGGTATCTTTATAGAAGATTCAGTTATATAAAAATTTCCAGAAGATACTCTAAAAGAATCTTTTGATTTGTGTTTGGTTTTGAATTTAGGATACCTAAAATTTTTATTAGATTTATAAAACTTATTATATGCATCCTCTAAGTCTATTAAAGCCTCTTGGGGAACGCATTTTGAAACTTCATACATCCAAGGAAATTGTTCTTTTTTAAGAATACACAATTCTTTGTGTTGATCTATAGCAGACAAAGATTTCTTTTCATTTTTGTAGAGTTCTATACGCCTCGCTAAGCCCCAATTATAGGCAAAGCGAGCCACGCCAAAAGCCTTATTTAATAAAGTCTTTTGTTTGTTGTTGGGTTTTATTTCTACTCTATATCCTCGATTTATCATAATATTAATTATTTTTATGATTCCTCTTTTTTATCAAAATTTTTATCATCATCCTCATTCTCAATGTCTAATACCATCTCAATACAAAAATGAAGCCTTCCATCCTCTTCATCAATACCCGCAACATAATCTACCTGGTCTTCAAAAATATAATCATCAAAATCTTCTTTAAGATCCGACACATCCAAATCTGGAAATTTTTCTTTCAAAAATGGTATAAGCTTTGGATTTATTATTTTTTTAAGTTCATCTTCATGTTCATCGACCCAGTCAACTATCATGGAATTAAACACTCTATAACTGTTTGGCGGTTCTCCGGTAAATCCCAAAGACAGATCAGCCCATATATCCAGTTGATTGAATTCTTGTTCGTACTCGGACATCTCACCGTTTTTGCGAACATTAACGGTATGAGACAATTCAGTCTCACCGACATCATCGAATCCTTCGAACTTGACATCGTCTTTTAAAACAAATGAAGCCGCTACAACTAACTTAGCGGCCTCTATAGCGGATACGCGTAACATATTTTCTACCCTTTAAAAATAGATTTCTTCATCGGATCTATTGTTCGTAAAGGTTCCTGTCGCACCATGATTGAGGCCTGTAGCAACTTTCCAGAGTTCCAAAGACCCCGTACCCGTAACTCCTGCTGCTCCGGGACCTGTATAAGAATCAGGCCCAGTATATCCGGCAGTTCCGGTAATCCCTGGATCGCGGTCAATGTTTATATAAAAATCTACGCTATATCCACCAAAGGCCGGGGATATCGATCCTATTGACCCTTGATATGTATCAAACATAGATTAAGCCCTCGGTATATCCTGGTGTACTATACTGGCACACAAGCTTTTAAGTGATTTGATATTATCTGCATATGTTAATGCGTCCACTTTAGCTTGCCTGGTAAAATAAGAGACTTTCAGTTTCTCTATCATTTCGTTTTTGTCAAACAAAAAGTAAACTTTTTTTCCTTCGCGTGATGTTTTTAGAACTTGGCAATCCACCGATACAAAAAATGCTGCCAGATATAAATCACAAGTCTTCGTGCCTTCGTCTGTCTGTATAAGATCTCCATGGATTCCCATTTTATACCCCATATGCTATTTACATTGTATATGCAAAAAAGGCTACCAGAACTATCACATTCCGATAGCCTCTAGATATTGACTCACCAATTAGATCGCATTCCCGTAATACCAGCCTGTTTGACCTGCCCAAGTTCCTGTTGGGCCGTTCACTGCAGGACCCCATTGGTCTATTGCCAACTGTGAAAGATACTGATCAGACCACGCATAATCAAGGCCTGTTCCACCCCATATCCCTGTGGCTCCACCTGCAGGACCAAGAAGTGTTCCGGTCATGAACAGAATACTTGGTAGGTTCTCGTAAACCGTGTGAAGGCCAACATCAAGACTAAGCGGGGCACCATTCAAAGTATTCCACTCAGTGTTGGTCGGATTAGAGAAGTGGGCTATAATACCGTTTGTCATACTGGTAATAACATCACCAGTAAGCAAAAGCACTTTCTTTTCTCCCCAAACGATGTACTCGTCCTGACCACCGTACCAGTCACCTTCCTGGGCTCCACCTAGTCCAAGACGCTTTTGCAGGTCGGAAAGATAAATCTTTCCGACATTGGTTCCCAGATAGGAAACCTTCAATGTGTTAACTAAAGGGGCACTCATTTTTTCCTCCTGTTAAAAATTCAGTTTAATCCTGATAATACTCAACACATATTAGTAGAGTATCATCTTGCGATAATGTTACAAAAGTTTCCCAGTGGTATCAACCAGGACGGGCCTGTAGACATTATCTGTTGCATCAAAGCCCTCAATCTGAACTGGCTTGTATAATGGAAGTGATTCGGATACCGCTGGCACATACTTAATAGCGCCAGGATTGCTACTATCTTCACTTCCACCGGAAAAGACACCAACCAATCTCAGATAATAAGAAGAAGCTTCTGGGACTGGCCTGGTGAATGGAATCATAACGTGATTTTTTGAATATAGAAGATCTATGACATTCGGAAATTTACCGATAAGTGTTCCACTCCAACTAGAACTCGATGAATAATAAAGATTGTATGCTGTATAAACCGAGTAAAATGAAAAGAAATCGCAATAAACCATCATTTTTAGAGCGTTAGTAAATATATGCACGTTAGGAGCAATCATCTGAAGTCCTTTATCAAATGGTTTATAGGTTCTGTTAGAAATAAAAATATTAGTAAAGTATTACGGGCTATAGATACAGCGGATAATAACAGGAAGGCTAGATAAGTACGGTTTATTTAAACTTGTTAAATTGTTCTATCCATCCATTGGCTATTTTATCCCAAGAATACATTTGCATCTTATTCCAGGCCTTTTCAGCCCATGTTCTTCTATAATCTTCGTCTTTAAGAAGTTTAATGGCTTCTTCAGTGAATTTATTGAGATACTCGGCAGACGTGCTGCTTCCCTCTAAAAGTATGCCAGAATCTCCAACAGTGGTAATTAAACCGGCATATTTAGAAGTAACTATAGCAGATTTTGACAAACCAGCTGTAGTTGCGGTTATACAGTTATGAACTGTCACACCATTGGCAATATAGGAGTTATCCTCTTTCACCTCAAGATTGTGGACTTTACCTACATATCTACTTTTTGATATTTTACGAATAGGCAAATAAACATTGTCCTCGTCAAAAAATCCGTGAATACTTATTTTTTTTGACGCAACAGCCTTAAAACCAATAAAATTAAATAATTCTGGATTTTGTGACATGGAGCACGACAGACTATACCCTTTTAACTTTTCTGTATAGTCTCTCATAACTTTTCCATTAATTTTATAAAGTCTGGGTTTTTCAAAATTACCCAAAGAAGATACACATTTAAATTTCAAAAGTATATCAAATAAATCATATATCAAATTTTCACTAGCAGAGTTAATAACTGTACATCCAACATTTTTACTACCATCACCTTTTAGTATACCTTTCAAAAAGTATTTAAGGTATTGTGGTCCTAAATTTTTAATCCATTCAGGTATATGTTTGTTTTCAGCACCTGAACCAAAATTATCCACAAAAAACCTACCTAACACTACGGAACTAGTGGAGACGCTCAAAGATTTAGTATCTTTCGCGTAGTATCTTTTTGTTTTTAACTTCAATTTTTGAAGTTGGGTTTCTATAAAAACTGCTTCTTTTTCTTCTTTTTTATTGAGGGCAAAATGGATTCTTGATATCGAATCGAAGCAGCCTTCAGAGACATACCATCCACACAGTTCCAAAAAGTCTTCATTCATCGTGAAATTTTCAATACCGTGTGGCCTACCCCTTTTTGTTTTATTTGTTCGGATAACCCCATCAATTAGCTTATCACTAACAACAAAATTAGAGAAATCTTCCAATTCCTTGTTTAGTTTGTTGATAGGATATATTAAATAATCTTTTTCATGCAACTCTGAAGATTTTAACCAACAAGGATTTTTGTTCTCTATTAAATTTTTACAAGCTCCTGGTGTATAATATTTTTTACCATAATGGCTAGAATAACAAAAATCAGTTTTACAATGATCCCCTCTCTTTGTACATACCATATGACTAATTCTCAAACATTTTATATTCTTTTTTTGTAGAACATAAATAGGATGTTCCCCAGTTACTCTTAATGGGTCTTTTAAATATTCTACTTTTATCTCATAAATGTCTTCATCTGCCTCTCTGGACATGGCTTTAGACACTTTTTTATAATTAGCCTTATGTGTATATACACAATCTTCTGAGGTAACATCTTCTATATTTTTTAAACCACTATTAGTTACAATTTTTGTACCAGGAAGGCAGCACTGTGTTTCGCTAAACCATGTAGGATACAACCAAACTTTAGATTCTTTCTGGTATTTAGCCAAAGTCTTTTTATCTATCCGATCCACGTAAACTACTCCTGGCTGCTCCATGGCTTTTTTTATGGTAGCTATAGCTTGTAATCCTTTTTCATCTTTTCTAGCTTTGCACATAGATTCCCAGTTATAAAAACCATATGCTACAACTATCTGAAAATCTGGCACGCTTTCTCTTATTACTGGCAAAACAGTTAAAAGTTCGTAAAGTCCTCTGTCCGGACTCGAACTGTAGACAGCTTGATTCTTTTTAACATAGCTATCTACATCCTCATAATTTTTAAAATTTTCACCATTAGCAGTTAAAAACATCTTATTTTCCGGTATCTTATGGTGCTGCAATAAAAACTGTTTGTGCCATTCACTTAAGTAAGCATATCCATCAATCTTCCAGGACATGATATCAAAATTAGGGTCTCCCGAAATCCAAATATCGTGGATCATGACATATCTGTGATGAGTATGTACATTCGCTTTTATGGCTTCAAGACTTCTGGAGCTTATCAGATAATCCACATATTGGAACTGGATATCCTCATTAAATCTAGTATGATCCCTGTATTTTACAGGATTATTGAGTCCCTCTACGGGCTCCAAAATATAGCCATTCTTATCCCCAGGGATATCATTATAGATAGTAACTTCATAATTTTTTCTAGCAAAAGCTTCAGCTAAATAAGTTGCCCAAGTCTCAGACCCTGCCATCCCTTTATCTACTTCTTTTTTCGACCATGGTTCCCATGCTGGACCAGTCCAGATTACAACTTTCTGTCTTTCCCACTTCCTCTGAAACATTAAATGATTCTCTTGATCTTCTTTATCGTAAGACTCTCTATTTTCAGATTGATAGGCTCCTCTAGAGACACCTCCGAAGTGAAACACAAAAGAGTCTATAGCTTGACCTATCTCATATCCGCAATTACTTAATCTTCTGCACAAATCGAGATCCTCACAGCCGTTTTTGAATTGAGTATCAAAATATCCAACTTCTTCTAAAGCGCTCTTTGCAAAAATCGTGCAATAAGCCGCCACCCAATCTTGTTTTATATATTTTCCAGCATTATTTTTATTAGATTCCTGCATGAAACTACATAGCTCATCTAGATGCGGTTTAATCTGGTCATACTTCATTCCTGGTACTAATTCTATATCTGCTTTAGGAAGCTTCATAGGATATGTAGGTTTTCCAGGCACCCCATGTAACCAACCCCTATCACAATTAGATAGGACTCCACAAGCTGCCAACCTGTTAATGCCGTTCATTTTCTCAACGAGAGGAGTTAACCAGCATTTTGATACTATCAAGTCTGAATTCATTATGACAAAATATTTGGTCGTAGATTGACCTATGCCTGCGTTACAAGTCTGGGAGAAATTTTTACGTTCTCCCTGTTTACCTAAAATGGTGACACCTTTTAAGCTGTTAAGATAATCCCACGTTTCTTTATCACTACCTGCATCAGAAATAATCAGATTAAATGGGTGGAGAGTATTCATCATTATAGAACTGACACATAGTTTAAGATACTCGACATTATTGTAGTTTGTGATTATAATATCTACTTGATCTCTTGCTTTTTCTGGTGTCTCGCTTTCTTTTATCTCCTCTTTGTCTATTACGGATTTTACACGTCCATATACTACTGTTTCCAGCAGCATCCTCCAGTTGTTGGCGATACTCTCCAAAGAATATTCATCTATAGAGTTTTTACCGGCCAATCCTATTTTTTTTCTGAGTTCCGGATCCTTGAGTTTAATAAGGGCGTTATACCACTCCTCTTGTTTATCACACAGAAACCCATTCTCTCCATCCTTGATAATTTCCTTGTATGCTTGGAGAGGAGAAGCTATGACCGGCATACCAAGATCCATAGCGGTTGTAACCTTGACATTACTTTTAGCTGGCTGGACGTCCACCCTTTGAGGGCATAGCACCACATCGCAGGCACACATATCTTTAGGCCAGGTATTAAGGTCCCATTTCTTGGTAGCATTATCCCATTCAGTTATCATTATCAAATCATATCCAGCCCTATCGATTGCATCCTTAAGATATTCCGAAGCGAGAAAGCTGTTACCTCCCATACCTATGTAAAGTGCTTTAGGCTTCTCATATCTATTCTCATAAACTGCAGACGGCTTGTCTGGTGTGTCTTCCACAGCATCTTTTATGACTGCTATGGGTTTAGTGTATCCGCTTTTGGCGGTCATTTCTGCAAGGACTGTTGAACATGTAACAACGACATCGGTTTGATTAAAACACTCATGTTGCAGTGGATATCCAAAAATAGCCTCATTGAAATCAAAAATTATTTTTTTACCTAAAGACTTGAAGTATTTCATCAGCTCTAATTCTTCAAAACCATATATTGTAAAAATAACCACATCTGAATCAGCTACTTTATTCCTTAACTCATATATATTTTTTCCTCTATAATTATCGACAATGACACTTTCTGTCCCGACTTTTTCAAAATACTTATGTATATTGATTCTTCTTATTCTTGTAGAAGGCTCGGCCATATTTAGAGAAGGGAGCATCCAAGCAATTTTCATTTTCATTATTTTACTGATCTTCAATTTAGCATACTCTATGTTGTTAGTTTCAACTTCCATGTGGAGATTCATTTTTTTAGCCAAATCCTCAAAAGCTTTTTCAACCTCATCTTTAATAACAAGATCTGTTTTTACTGCGGAAGAGCTTCTTACCAGGTCATTACGATAATCTTTCAACTCCTTCGAATCCGGCTTACATTCTATCGCTATATCGCAGTATTTTAAAGCTTTTTTGAAGTCATACATTTCTCGGTATACCTGGGCCAGTCTCCATGCCGGTAGGAATCTATAATAATCTGCCTCTTGAGACATCCCTGCGGTACCAACTTTCTTTGTCATGGCTTCCAAATAATATTTTGTCGCATTATCCCTGTCTTTTTGTTCCCAATAAACATCTCCCAAAAGAAGATAGTTTTCTGCATAGCAGTTACTGAAACTTATACCTTTAAGAGCTATGGCTTTCGCAGCATTGTAATTTTTCTTTGTGTGATAGTATCTAGACAATTTTATGCATGCTATCACCAGATTATCCCTGAAGCCCTCTCCGGAATTTATTAATTGCTCAAGGACTGGAACAGCTGCATCCCATTCGTTGTTATCCGCAAGTTCTTTGCCATAATAGAACTTTATCCTAGCGGAACAGTTAGGCTTCTCATATTCTATTTTTAAAAGGTCTAAATTTCTTTTTGGATTAAATGGCTTTGTCCTGTAATGGTCTATGAAAATGTTCTCTTCTTTTTTCATCTTGAACTGTGGTTCCATGTTCAAATATTCATGAATAGGATCGTGCCAGGAAATCTCTGGACAATTTTTGATTATACGCTCTCTAGGTAGAACTACTGCAGGGTTATCTTTGTCATCGTGAGCATAGACATAGGGAAGCAAAATAATATCGAAACCAGCAAGGGACGGTTTCAGCGCTAGAAGCTTTTGATAATTATCAGGCTTGATGACGTCGTCTGCATCCAACCAAAGCACATGTGTACAATGTGATTGAGCAAAGTTGAAATTTCTCGCGGCAGAGAAATCCTTTATCCATTTGAAATAGGTAACATTTGTGGTATACTCGAGGGCTATAGCCGTAAGGGATTCACTTGGATCTGGAGTAGCAACCGTGACACAAATCTCATCGAAGAGGTCTCCTTTACAAGACTCTAAACATCGCTTTAATTCCTTTTCTTCACCGGGGCCTACGATAAGATTCAGGCTAAGTAATTTACTATCTGTGGTCATCTCACTACTCCTGTTATACCTTTTATTGTCAAACCATAAATTTTATAATTCTCAATGAAATCATCAACGGCTCTTCGGATAAGTTCAGCTTTTTTCAATTCCGAACGCTCCGATATCTTGTCGAGATTCTTAATCTCATCTTCCGTCAGATGTATGTTTGTACGCTTCATTTGTATTTCAGAAATAAAAAAGGTGTGTATGAACTACACACCTTAGCAATTAATATTAATAGATAATCAAAAATAGCACTTAAGTCATTGATTTACCTTATACTTTTTCTTTTGCTTCTTTGACTTTTTTCCACGCGCTATCATTTATACCAGATATTTTACTTGTAGCTTTTTCCTTGGCGATCATGGGTTCGTAAGAAGATGTATTGAGGCCTTTATCCTTTGCTAATTTGGCAGCTTCGGACCAGGAGCCTACCTCTTCCCCACCCACATTCGGAACGGGCTTAGGGCCTGTTCCATAACGTTCGACCTGCTTTACACTCAAATCAGCATTATGTTTTTGTCTGTATCGCTGTTCTTTGACTACTTTGCTGGGAGCTTCTCCTCGAATAATGAATCCAGTTCTATTAATAGTGAATATCCTTTCCATGGGACTATCACATTTAGAACAAAAAAATTCTGGGGTCTCGTTCATGCCGTGGTACTGTTCTTCAACGTTCCCGCATTTTATACACTTATAGTCGTATACCATAACGCCTCCATTTTATATGTTATCTCATTAACCTAAATTTACCAGAATAAGAACAATCAGGACAGCTTTGTTTCTCCAAACTTTTACTTATCAAAACATCAAATTCACATTTACACTTCGGGCAACAAAAAACAACTATATTAGGATTCTTACTTTGGATTATAGATTTTGAACTGGTGCTGTTCTCTTCCATAAAAATTCCTTTTAACTTTGATTGTCTACAAGAAGAACTTGTAGTTCTATAGTTTTTTCCCTGTTTACGAAACGTATCTCATTCCATTTGAGAGATCGATATAATACATAAGCGGTGCGCAGTATTCCTACTCCACCACTCGGTATGAAATCACATTTGAATTCTTCTGGGAAAGCAAAGAGTATTTTCTTGACTATCTCTGGACGGGCAGTTATAAAACCAACAATCTCATCCATGTTCTCTATATAAGAAAAACCAGTCAATACGGCTCCTCTTATATCAATATTAGGCCATTCTAGGCTGTAGCTTATCATAATATTTCAATCTAAATTTTATATCTTTAAAGGAGATTTGACAGGTTTGACTCCTTTAGGAGCGTGCTTTACATTCTCATCAAATCTTCCTCTACCTGGTTCTTTCTTTTCAGGTTCGAATCTCTTAGTCTTAGGAGTCTTATAGAGCTTCTTTCCTGGCTCTTTCTCCTCAGGAGGCTTAACTATAGGCATCCCTTTCTCTTCAGTCTTTATCGCACCCTTCTCTTCATCTTCCTCTACAGGAACACCTTTAGGAACAGCTTCAAGATCTCCTTTAATCAAAACCTGAGCGTAGTTAGGATCTACCGTCTTAGAGATAAGGATAATGCCTTCTTTAGCCAGTCTCTCATTAATATTCCCGTGCTTTTCTACTGCTTCTCTCATGAGAAAATAAAAAATCTCTTCTGGGTGATTTATGTACGATTTTAGAACGGCCAGCTTGTCCCCTGTAGATTTCCTGGACCACTTATCCTTGAAATACTCATTAAGAGCCTTCAGAGCCTCTTTTTCTTCTGGTGATTCTTGTTTATATCTATAGAAATTCTTTATAGCAATCGGGATAGGATAGGGCTTCTTCAGATATTCCATTATGTTTGTATAAGTGAAATCCATCCCAAAAGACTGTTTCCATTGCTGAGGGTTAACGATCCTCGACAATGGGGTATACTTCATGAAATTTTTGAAGATAGTCTTTATCTGCCACTGCTTGACTATGTCATAACAAGCCAGGATATGCTTGCAAACCCTAAAGTTTAATCCCTTCCCTCTTTGTACTCTCGATACTCTGGTCTCTGGAACAGGAGGAAGTATAGATCTCCTTAATGCAGGCATGTACATGTACATACCTTGTAAAGCATACCACTGAGCTCCGTAAAACAGAAAAGATTCACACGTACAAGCCATCGTAACCGGGATATCGGCATAACTCTTCACTTTGTCGGGATCGGTAACATCTTCCTCATCATCCTTCAAAAATTGGAAGTAGACTGTGTGTGTCTCACCAGAATCAGGACTTCTTGCCGTAAAAGCTACAAACCCCTTTTTGATGTTCTCGGCGCTGTTGGATCTTTTCCACGTAACATGCACATTCTCTGCGCCCAAGGAATCAACTGTGTGCTTTTTATGGTGATGCTTTGCAACGATCTCATTAAGCGTCGCTGCATTTTTAGCAAGACACGCTACTGTCCTATAAAACTTTCTAGAATGACTATCCTGTTCGAGATCATTAAAAGATGCCACGATAGGTATTTGAGACATCAAATATTCTGCTACAACATTCTGAACGGAAGCATACCTGTTATCCAAACTCATAGCCGGTGCTTGTTCTTGTGCCGGAAGAGTATCGTCCTGTCTTCTCGTACGAAGCCAATATTCTAATGGCATCTCATCTTTAAAGACACGTTTTCTTCCGAATGAAGGCATTTCAGGGATGTCTTTGTAGAAAGGCTCTGATTCCTTAGTATCTTTTACCTTGCTGTCAGGATCCTTGTAATCATAAGGATTGTAAGTAGAGTCCCCTTTTTCTTTCCAAGGGGACCCTATATTCTGCTTCTTTAAATATTCGACAAAATCCAATTCATCAATGGTAGGATCCAGACTATCCTGCTCATCTTCGAAATATCGACTAATAACATTTCTGGCAGCGACAGTCAATTTAAACCTACTTATTTGATGTTGTCTAAGATATCAGATATATCTACACCCGCATCAGAAGCATCTACGACGGAAGGTCCACCGCTTGAGACGGTCGCTTCTCCACCTATGATGCCGTCTACATCTCCACCAAACTCAACCTCTCCACGTTTCTCTTCATTTTTTCCAACAGAGAGCTTGGCTACAAATCCCTCGGCTGAAGTTTTTTCTCCTTCATCCTTACGAACTTTTTTAACGACTACGCCTTCCTGTTTATCCAAGATAACTGCTCCAACCTGTTTCAATCTTTTGGCTTTTTCTTCTGCAGCCTTCTTAGGATTCGAACCTATTTTAGATCCAACAGTTTGTGCCTGTGTCGTCGATCCAGTAACAATCGCTGGATCAGAGGCCTCATAAGTAACTTCTTTTGCTACCGCGCCTTCTATGATAGTATCTCCGCTTTCTGTCTCCGTTACCCTGACGGACTCATTGATCTCATTCTTGAAAACGGCTTGTGTACTTGTCTTTTTCACCACTACACCTTCGCCGTCAGAGATAACTTCCCGGCGTTGCTTCTTAGGTTCGGAAGCTTCCAAGGTCGGATTGTAAGAAGTGCTCTTGGCAACCTGTTGCTCTCTGGAGATAACAGTTCTTCTTCCCACTTCCGAATCCTCGATCTGAACAGTTGAGGTATTCTTTGTAAGATTGTCACCTGCAAGTTTTCTCACTTGTTTCACTATGGAAGTATCGTCATTGATGACAGTGGCGTGCTTCCTCTCCTGCAGATGGGAACTCTTCTCGTAATTATCTATCATCGCTGCAAGACCGTCATCATCCTGCATGATTACCTTGGCTTCGTCTGGTTCGTTGACTTCCTGGCGTTCGATAGCAGATGCTGTGCGAACTACAGGGGCAGGCGTAACAGGCCCTTGTGTAACCGTGGCAGATGTTGAAAGCCCTGGCTCTTTCGGTTTCACCGGGACCAACCATGTTCCGACCCATTTTCTAAGCATCGGGGCAGTGCCTTTTTTCATTTCGCCGTCCCAATTCATGACTTCGATGTTCATTCCGTCGAAATCAAAGGTCGTTCCACGCTTTACAGTAACCGAATCGTTACTGAAGTTTACTCTGAACTCTTGAATCGCTTTGTACTTGTCCATAACCTTACCCCTTTCATTTGGATTTGATTTGGTTATTATCTACCCAGTTTAATGGTAGTCTTTTTACTTTCATATGAGAAGAAAACTTCATTGACTTTAAATGTGTATTCACTGAAATCTTTGTCTATATATTTTTCCGCATAACCTTTTTTCATATACGAAATTGTGCAATGAGGTATATAACTACTTTTTTCTTTTGAAGGATGATATTTCTCTCTAAGTTTCTCATGAAGATCCTGAAGAGCAGGGCTATTTACTCCAACCTTCAACACATCACATTTTGGATTTTCTGTAAATAAAGATGTTTTATTAAGCGTTACCGTAAAAGGTTCGACGCCCTTAAAATCCTCTTTTAATATGTCTGGATCACTAAATCTTAAACCGAACACTAAAGTTATATGAGTATCATTTTCTCGGCCTGTTTTAGATGAAGACCCATAACCTTCGGTATCGAGATAAAGCTCATTGTCAGGGATTTCTTTGCCTACGGCTTTAATCTTATTCGCTATGTTATCCGGTACTTTGATTCCCAAAAATCCATATTTTTCATGGGATTCCAGGAGTCTTGCTACTCTCCTAAGCATTTCCGAAACGCATGCTTTCTTAGTTACCGGTTCTGCCAACCTATTCAAATAACCTTTTAAATCCTCTAAATCGTCAAACTCCTCATAATCCCTGTCTGTATTATCTAGGAACTCCATCTCCTTGTCCGAGCCCTCCCCACTATCATAAAATATACTATGATCCGCATTAACTATTGCTTCTAATTCTTTATAAATGTTTTCTTCGGGGTCCCAATCAGGGTCGTAGGGATCTATAAAAAAGAGCTTGTCCTTGAACTCGTCCTTTAGATCTTCTCTCCACTTATTGTCTTTGCAAGATCCTCCCAGGAACACTGTAGGCTTATCGGATTTTTCGGCCTGCTCCATTGTCTTTTCAAGATTACCTGCGACTCTGTCTATTACAGAAGCATCTTTTTGTTTACGATTTTTTAAATCTTTACGACTTTTTAAATCTTTAGGTAGAGCTACATCTCCGCCATCTTCTTGATCATAGTAATTCTGGAAAGCATCTTTTTCAGGAGATAAAGAATTATCTTCTTCTATAGGGCACACGCATTTAGACCCTGCTCTTAATACACCTAGTCTGTGTGAATCTCCTATAAAAACTTTTTTATGTATTGGACATGTGTGCCATCCATGTTTATTAGGGCATATTTTATTCCCTAATCGACATTTGCATGTCATCTCATAGTGTTCTCCACATATAGGACAGTTTCCATGATCTTTCACATAATTTGGGTGAGGATCTTTATAAGCAAGAGACTCATCCGCCGCATCCTTACCCCTATGTTTCTCTCTCCACATCGAAAGGCACTGCGCCAGACTTTGATCGGGTTTTTTACCCTCACGTTTGGTCGTACGCATGCATTTCGACATGAAGTTCTTTTTAACTTTGAACTTACCTGCGTGTGGCATTTTACTTCTTCTCCACCATCTCAGCAACCTTTTCTACAGCGGAAAGGACTTTAGGATTCTCTACTTCTGCGGCGATTTTACTCACATTAGATAATCCAGAACTAGTTATGTTAGAAGGCACCGGTGTTATCGCTACAGGTGTTCCGGGTGGAGCCACTATCGCTGCTGGCACAGTAGGCTCAGGGCGCACAGCAGTGGTAGTCTCGTCGTCATCGTCATCTCCACCACTACCGTTGCCATTAATAAGTTCGTTTCTGTGCTGATAGGCTTTCACTCCAAGGACTGCAGTTAGCAATGAGACCATTTCCCAGCTAAGAGATACTATCCCTCCGTTATGTACCATCGAAATGATGTTTTGAGCAACGTAGATGGCAAGGACTACAAACACCACAGCAAGTGATGCCACTCTCATGGAGCTGATTTTTTCATCAGGTTTACCAGATCCTGTGAACATCCCAACAAGCTTGTTCATAGAGCCTCCTATTTGATCTTAATTTAATGTTCTCTTATATTTTTCAATTTTGTCTATAAGTTGCTGTGATATGCTTGCAGCTTTTATGATCTCTGAAACGAGCTCATCCGCTTCCTTGTTTACCTTTATCATATCCTGAGGTGTATCCGTCTTGTGATGTTCCATATGCTTGATGAAAAAATTATAAATCTGCTTGACCATTCTGTCCTTATAGGTATCTTTCTCCTCAGGTTTAGCCCACTCTTCAACTTTCTTAAGAAATTCTTGTACCGTCCCTTTTGTCTCTATCATAAGCTGGGCTAAAGTCTGGTGCCCCTTGGTTGTTACTCTACCTGGATCCTTATAGCCTGGATCATTAAGCTGGGCAGCTACTGTCTTTATGCGTTCGATCTGACTCGCACACTTATCCTTGGGAAGTTTTGAACTTAATTTATAAAGCCTCTCCGAAGATCTTATTCGGGGCTCCTCCTCGAGATACCAAGAAGCCTCATCAAGAGCCGCTATATATTTTGAAAATCCTCTGAGTTTAGGTTTTATAGTATTAAGGAGAGTAATAGCTGCTATCTTGCAATTAAGAGATTCTAAGCTTGCACTCTTACCGACAGTTTTTAACTCTTTTTCGTAGAAGTTTATAACATTTTGTGGCTTATACATTCTTCTCACAAGCTCTGGATTCATGTTTACCAAAAATTTTCCGGGCTGATTCTTATTTATGACTTTACCGGTTTCCAACTCTAATCTTGTTCGATCTTTATCCAGCTGACCATTGTTTATATACGGGATCATCTCATTGACAGGCCTTACCTTCTCGAATCTTTCTTTTACCTTTTCTATTGGTTCTAAGTTGAGTGCCTTTATATAGTGCTCAAAAGATTCAGGCTGCAGGACTATCCTTGCTTTTTCATCGAGGGTATTCATTTGATCTTGTACTCTTTGAGAAGATCATCAAAATATTTTCTTTTATTCTCAGGTAAAAAGTTTCTCAAACCCGCTACGTAATACGAAAAACTGTCGGCAAAATCGTCCCAGGGATTTCTCTTTCCATAGAACCTCGGGAATTTAGCATCTGGAGAATAATACCACTCTCCTTTTACTTCCGGCGTGCCCTCTTCCCTTATTATAAGCCTTTTAAATCTAGGCTTAGGTTTTTCAGACCATCCGGATAACTCAGTCCAGTCATCTTTGAGACTCAGCCATTTCGATTCACCCTTCTTCTTCTCGTCAAAACCATGTCCTAACTCATGAAAATAAGTCTGCTCGAATTTAGACATTTTCTTTCCAGAAGGATCCACTTCCATGGATCGATCTTTCAAGATGCGCTCATTTATGGTAAGGACTCCTTTTTTATAGCTGCCATGATTTGGATAGAATTTTCTCGATGGTCCAAGATCCTTGAAATCCATGGTATCTATTTTACAATCTCTTACTAACTGCGCTGGTAACTTCTGAAGAGCTTCATATAGTTTCTTTACATTCTCACACTTATTATCTGGCAATACGGTTATACCGTACTCATCTTTAATCTTTTTGAAAAGATCGTCGGTTTCTCCTTTTTCCTTCATTTCTGAGGCAATAATATGGAGACGTGAGGTTATCAACTGTCTCATGATAGCCCTTTCGCGGGATATGCTACATTTGGGTAGAAATAATAGTAGAGTATTAAGGGGAACGGGTTACTTAGCTTGACGCTCTATGGTCTCCATATCGGTATTTTGGTGGAGTTCGTACTTAAACGAACGATCTAACTTAATAGGATCAGCGTTGACATTGTTAGCATCTATGATATAGAGAAGGACTGGATTATCAAGATACCCTATAACTTGGGCATCTTCGAACACAAGAGGTTTGGCTCTAACTTTGACTGCGGGAACCAGAAACTGTTTCTCGACCCACCCAGATTTGTTGTCCGTTGTTTGGACTTTATAGTAGTGCCTGCTTTCAAATATGATCAGGAGTCTGTCTTCTGGTCCTACTGTAAAAACCGGTTTGTCATATAGTTCATGGATTTCGTTTTTGTAGACGCCTAGGTCTTCTTTGGTAGGAACCATATATTTCTGTACATTCATGGCTCCAAAAGCTAGGCTTAAAATAAAGCCAACGAAAGCGGCAATCATGAATTTTGACCTCATAGTATCCCCTTTTTAGAGATCAAAATAATATGAGGTTATTATGGGGGAGAGTTGAGAGAAAATTAATCAGTTTGATTTTTTATAGATTAAAATCAAATCATATTTATCTTCATTCTTAGAGAATAACTGCTTGTAGGGCGCTCTGAGCTCCTCTACCAAAATGAAGCCTATTTCAGCACAAAATTTTATAGTTTTTTTAATCATATGCTCGTGCTGATTAAGACTTATACATACTCCAAAATGTCCCCCCGGAACAAGCATAGTACGACAGTTCTCTATTACTTTTCTCCAAAACCCTATCAGCCAATCTTCGTAGTTTGAGTATTTAACTATGCTTTGCCCAGGATCTTGAGAGTATACTTCATAATCAAAAAAAGGAGGGGAAGAAAAAGCTAAATCAAAATAGCTTTCTTTATATATGAACTCTTCAGATCCTTTATCAGTAACAAAAAAACTTCCTTTTGTCCTCTCTGCCAAGAATACGCCAAACTTTTGAAGATTTTCGTAAGTCTTCAAATTTGGCTCACAACCAACATATTCCATATCCAGAGACATTGCCGCCAACATCCTGGACCCGAAGCCACAGCTATAATCATAAACTTTGCCGTTCTTGGCGTACTTCTGATAAAGATACTTAGCGATAATAGGCTTGAAATTGGTGACGGCGTTAAACAGTAGTTTTATTCCTGTTCGAACAGAAGCATCAGATATTCTATCAGCATATTCTAATCTATTTTTAATCAGTCTTTGAAGGCTACCGTCTTCATTCCATTGATCTATAGGTGTCTTGTGCCCTTTTTGGTAGCATTCATATAGATTAGGAAAGAAATTTTCGCATAACTTAATGCCGGAAGCATTGTGTGCGATCCTACCGCCTTCTACTTTAATTTCCAAATCTTTAAAACAATTCAAAAGATAATCTAATCTTTTAGGCGTTACCCGAGAGTAAGGAAACCCCCTTTTTCTATAATAGTTAAAAAGAAGAATCTCCATTTTAGTCTTATTCTCAAGGGAAGCTAATCTGTAAAATTTAGGTTTTACCGAGTAAGCCTCTTCAAAAGGCACAGATGAAACCATCACAGGAGTAAGGCACTTCTCTGGTATCTTGTAATACATATCTGGAGTCGCTACTTTGAGAACTATATCCACGAAATCTTTATAATATTCTTTTGAGAATATTATATTATAGATATTTTTAAAAAAAGAATAATGAAAATTCCAACCATATCTCTCATTTAAAAAACTCAAAAAATCCTCTAACTGATTTATCTTTGGGCACAGATTACTTATAAAAAACTCATTGGCTTCGTCATCATAGTATCCATCATCCAAAAACCAATATGCTAAAATTTCATCTGACCAATTATTCTTAATAAACTCAACTGGTATAAGTTTTCCTTCTAGGCCTTTTTCATAAAAAACATTATAAAACTCCATGAAGTTTGGATGATGAATAGTCAAGAATCTTAAACCGGTATTTTCATCACAAGGATGTATCTCAGAAGAATATGGTTCTAATATTTGGAATTTTTTGAGGATGTACAGTCTTTGTTTATTAGAATGAGACTCATAGTATCGAACACCTTGACTTACTGATCCATCTCCCAACAGACCTCCAATAATAAGATCTCTTTGACTTTTGTTGAAAGGAGGATAACTATCTATTCTATTGGCCTCTTTTCCTTTGATACACAAACTTTTCAAATAGGGCCTCCAAACAGCTTTGGATATACCATATTTATCTGAAAACTCTTCTTGAGTTAAATTATAATAATCAAAGGTAAGAACTTCTTTTGGGGTCTCTTTTAATTTGGCTACATTATCTTTTGTTTCATTAAATTTTATGGATAAATCTATACCCACCTTTTTTCTTCTATAAGCAATTCCTTCGCCGGTCATATTGTACATTTCACCGATAGCCGCATCTGAATATCCAATCCTGCATAGACGCAACAGCTCATCGTTTGTTAATTCTTTTTTCTTGTCTTTCTTTTTACCTGTATAAAGGACATCTACGTTTTCTTTTATTTTATCTCTGGGGATCGTCGGTATACCGTATAGCTTCACTCTTTTAATCACAGCGTCTTCAGATATACCTACCATAGCTCCTATCTCTTTTAATCTGAAACCAAATTCAGTATAGAGTTTCAAAAGACTGTCTTTATCCAGTTTATTAAAAGCATATTGCATATAATACCTCCTATCTTAAATATACCATGAATACTAATTTTTTGCAAGAATTTTTTGGATAAAGATAATAAATAAAAAAGGCCGGAGTGTCTCTCCAGCCTTCTTCAATCTGTCCGTTAATTGCTTAACGAGCGATTGTGATTCTGGTAACTGCCAGCGGGTTGTGGCAACCGATTCCAAGGTTCTCAAAGCATGAGAATCCAATACGTCTTGCCTTTGGATCATCTGCTGAAAGCACCGTAAGTTCGGTTCTCACGGGAATACGACCGAAGAACTCGGGCTCTGCACACACGTAGGCATAACCCGGATCTACCTTACGAGTGACGATGAGCTGTGCGCCCCAAACAGTCGCCATCAAACCGGTCTTCAACAGACTGGCCTGAGACTCGATGTCCAGAACGTCCCTACCCCACTTACGAACATCGGCGTAATCCAAAGCATTCATGAAAATGCGGGCTACGCGTAGATCGTGAGTCTCAATGCGAGCAAACGCATCGATAAAATCTGCAGGCTTGATAGGAGCTGTAGCATTGACCTGAGCATTTGTATAGGCTGCACCAAGGTTATCAAAACCAACCGTGGCCACTGCATCCATAACATCAAAAGCTCTGGCATCTTCAGCGGCCTGAATCTGAGCCTTTGCCAAGTCCTGAGCACGCTCGATCAAATCGAAACGTCTTTCCTTGACCTGTGTCAATGGAATTTCAGGGTTGGACGCGATTTCAAACAACGGGAATATAACCCTACGTGGTTTGATAATCGCAAGAACGTTTTCGCCTTCCTCACCGATAACAAAGGCCGTTACGTTCGGGTCTTTGTCGTAGATTGGGAGTGCGCCATCAGGAAGCTGCTCAACCAAGAAAGCCTTACGCGCTACTGAGGTATAGTCTCTACGTGCACGCAAAGGTTGAATCATGGATGCAGCCAGTTTAGCACGTCCAGCAGCTGTCTTGATATAATCACCTATCAATTGCTGCTTGACTTCGTTACTGATCATCTCTGCCATGGTAAAAACCTCCTTAAAAACTTTTGTAAATACCCAATTTCATGTGCCCAAAAGTAAAACAGATGGGGGCGTTAACCCCCTAACTGTTATATCCTCATCTGGACGACCATGAACGGATCCGTTGTTGACGGAGCTGTTAAACAAACACCGATAACCGTGCCACCGCGACCTGTGTCCTCGACCGGGCACAATAGACCGTTTGCAGAAGCATAGACCAAGCAACCAGAAACAAATCCGGTTGAATAGGCTGAACCACTAACATTTGCGGTCTCGTAAAGATCTGTTGCGAAAACTGAACCGGAACCTGCAAGATATGGGGCCTTTCCTGAGCCAACACCTGACATGGACTCATAAGGATAACCCACTGCGTTGTTCTCAGCAATACCGACTGGAGTATTAGAATCTGCACCCGTAACTCCACCAGTAGCTGCAACGATGGTCCCGCTAACTGTTCCTACTGCAACGACACTACCAGCAAGGATACCCTTCGGAGTCGAAGTGCTCAAACGGGTGTTTGCTAGTTGCTGTGTGCTGGAGTAGTTGTTCTGAGTCAAACCGGCATCTGTCAGTTTACCCAGAGAGTTTAAAGTCACACGGTAGAGTATGTTCATGCCTCTATCTGGGACTATGCCTGATGCTTCACCGATCATGGTAAAACCTCCTTAAGATTTGTGAAACTCACCCTATCCAAAACTTATTGGCGGGTATAACCTGTATCCCTCGATTACTTGAAATATTCTGATACGTCCGGATCAGTTCTCCATACTCCGCTAAGAGGATCTGAACTTGTTTCCGAAGCTTCTTTCTTTACCAGACCACTAAGGCTTTTTGCGCCTTTCTTGGTATCGGAAGCGATAACGCCTGAGAAGATATCATCGAGAAGAGTCTGAGAAGCATCCTTCTCTTTTTCCTCTGCCTTCTCTTCTGCCTTCTCCTCTTTGCAAACAGCTTCTTTATCTTCCTTCTTATCCTCTTCCTTCTTTTCCTCTGATCCTGCGTCCTTCTCTTCCTTCTTGTCCTCTTCCTTCTTCTCTTCCTTCTTATCTTCCTCTGAAGCTGAAGACTTTTCAAGTTCTGCTATTTCGGCTTCTACGGCGGCTTTCTTATCTCTGAGTTTCTTCATCTTCTCGCCCCAAGCCTTTTTCTCTTCAGGAGACATGGCAGCATCTTTTTCTTCCTTCTTCTCTTCTTTCTTATCCTCGTCCTTCTTCTCTTCTTTGCATTCAGATGCTGAATCCTTTTCCTTCTCCTCTTTCTTATCGTCTTCTTTCTTGCCTTCCTCTTTCTTCTCTTCCTGGAATTTCTTCAAACCCTCAGGAATCTCTCCAGAATCCTTCTCTTCTTTCTTATCGCCTTCTTCTTTTTTCTCTTCTTTGGATTCCTCGGCAGAATCAGAAGCAGCTTTTGCGATAGTGTTTGCAAGTTCTTCCTGACGACCTAGCAGAGAATCAACCATGTTGTCCGGAAGATGCATAAGATCTGCAGCCTGGCTTTCGATAACAGGATCGGCTGCTCCAGGAAGGATACGCTGAGAGGCGACAATGCACTTCACAGCTTTTTCTTCGAGTTTACGCCCAGCCTGAATAGCTTCTGCAGCCATCTTAGCTGTGATCTCAGGAACGTGTAGATCTGGAATTCTTTTGTCTTTTGGTCCACCCGGAAGATCTGTCACAACGTCTTCGGCCCAAGCACTAGGATCACCCTTAGCATATTCGCTGTAATTAGGGTCGTTCTTTTCGTGCTCTGGATTGTTAACCTGATACGGATCATTCATAATGCCTGTGCCCTTGTCACCAATGGCTTCGGCAGCTCTTTTTGTTAGGCGTTCTCTCGTCATGTAGCACCCTCCTGTAAATTTTTATATCTAATCAAAGACTAATTTACAATCACTTAAAAAATCAATATTAATAGAGTATTACAAAATCTTCTTTAGACATCTTTAAAATTTGATATGATCTTAGCCCACTTTATTAGCTTTTTAGCTTCTTTTACTGTAGGTTTTCTACCTGTTTCTATAATCATCTCAGTAAAAAAAGCTGTAGGATCATCACTTGCCGCTTTTATCCTAGACAAAGCCATAACAGCATCTGACCCTATAGGATTCGCGGATATGTTCTTGTCCACAAAGTGCAACAATCCTATTACGTCATTTTTCGTGTAACCATATTTTTTGAAATTATTCCAATCCTTTATATTGGATAATATCATTATTCCGTTCAGTAATCTTTCATTCCCCGAATCCTTTGCCAACTTAATTAACTTTGCCCTAATGTTGGCATCTTTGATAAAAGTAGAGTTTGTGGATGTATTATCCATAGGTCTTTCATTCTCAGGAATTTTCTGTTGTACTTCATCTTTCAATAACTTTCTCCTAATCTTGTTGAGGATTTGTTTCGTCATCATATCCTCAACTTCTTTTACCGTAGCATCTTCAGAAGGCTCTTGGATCTGAGGTTCAGCTGGTGCTCCCTCGGGCGGAGGCATCGGAGATCCTTCTGGAGGAGCTCCTGGAGCCGCACCTTCCGCAGGCGGAGTCCCTGGAGATGCACCTTCTGTTGGAGGCTCATCCAATTTCAATGGGGTGTCGCTCTCAGGTCCTGCAGGGAAATCAGTATCATCTTTTGCTGGAGCAGCCGGATCCTTAGCAGCTGGGTCTTTAAGAACTGGAGGAGAATCTGATTTTTCTGGCTGAGGCTTTTCATCTTGAGCTTTGATTTCTTTTACCAAGCTAGCTGCTTCCGAAGCCGCTCTCAAAATCATACCTGGCTGAGGTTCAAATGAAGGCACATTGACAAATCTTGTGATCTTCTCGGAAATGTCTGGGGAAGGCTCAACTAAATTGCGAAGGACTGCACCTGCGAATGCTGGTTTTCTTACCCAAGATGCATCTATGAATTTACAACTACCAGGATCTTCTGCCCTACCGCACAGCTCTGCTATAATCCTTTTAATTCCGTTTTTGTCAAAAAAATAATTTTTTTTATAAAACTTAATGTCGTTGCAAAGTTTAGTTTCGTCTGCAGCTATCCTGCCACATTTGGAACATTGACTATAGGCAATTAAACAACCCATCGACACACTATTGTATGATCCATCTTTTATTTTTTCTACTAAATCAACATGATCTTTGTTTGTAGCTATAAGGATATCCACATACAAAGTATTAATATCTTTACCGTTTACATCTTTACCTATTGGGACTTCTCTTAAAGCAACATCAATTACTTTTCCTTTTGATAGTTCTGGGATCTGTACGTGTTCACAGTTATGAACTATAACACCCTCTACAACATACGAGTTATCCCCTTCCACTTCGATATTATAGACTGTGCATCTAAGCTTTGTTGCTTTAGTATAGTCTATTTTAGATACGATCCATTTACCTTCTTCGGTATAAAAAGAATGCGCATATTTTTTAGACAGTCTATCAGACATCAACAGATCTTCAATGTCGACTATTTCATTCAATTTTTTAGAATCTCTGGTTGAAAAACGTAACAAATATCCTGGTCTTGACTTTTTACCAGTACTTGGATCTAAATAAATTTCAAAACCGTCGACAATTTCACATTCCGTATAACGTGGGAGCACACCTGTTTCTCTATATGTTGGAAGTAACCCTAATCTCCAAGATATCCAATTAAACTGTTGTATTAAAGCTTGGGATTTCATTTCTAGAGAATAACCTCTAGAAACTACCGCGCCAGAGCCATCTCCACATATACAATTCTTTAGAATTACAGCCTGCAAGTTTTTAGGAAGCCACATAGCTTCTTCAGGTAGCTTTTTAGCCCAGGCATACTTACCGCACCATTTTTTAAAATAATCTGCAACTTTTTTATTACTTATGGTAAGGGTATAGGATCCAGACTGAGTTTCATATATTCTAGGTTTGCAATCGGCCCTAAAATTATCTCCAAACTCTTTAATTAACAATTCTGATAATCTATTAGCTATATCTATCTCATCATTACCTAAAGCAAAAGACACTCCTGATTCTTCCTCAGAAGAAACGTTTTTTTGATCATACGAACCTTCTGCCAAAAACCAACCTATTAATTCAGCTCTATTGATATTAACTTCTTCGTTTGACACTTCAACAGAAGATATGGGATGGGTGAAAAATTCATGATCTGAATCTATCTCGGAAGCTTTAACCCAATCTGGGGTCAACCCACTTGGATATTCTTCATCTTTATCTGTATGAACTCCAACAGAAAAACCTCTCCAAGTATCAAGATGCCAAAAATCTTTGTCCTTATCAAAAAGATTAGGCCTCCCTGTTTTCGGGCAAGTTTTACGAGCTCTATAGACCCAAAAAGGATGATTATCTGTAGCAAATATCTTTCTGGATAAAACATTAGTACCGGAGAGTTCTACTAAATCTTCTGTTCCACGTGTAAAAGTTTTAGTTACTATTCCTATCTCACCTTTACGATTTATTACTTTGTCTCCTTCTTTAATAAGTTCAATTGCCTTGTATGTTCCATCAGACATCAAAACTCTTGTACCAGCAGGAAAACAAAAATTATCAGCACCTAAGAAAGTTTTGTAGGTAACTTTCAGGAGCTCTCTTTCCCAACAGTCTCCATTATTATTTACAAAAGCTGAATATTCGGGTTTAATAAGATAGTTGCTTTTTTTATCTTTGGAATCCGCAGAGTCAACATCAACAGAGGCTATAATAGTGGCATGGCTAAGAAGCCATCTGAAGGGGTCATAATGAGCTATAGCAGTACGAGCTATTTTTACTCTACTGGCGGGTACTTTTTGTTCTACCCATTTAAACGGATCTACTATAGGTGTTACCAAAGCAGCAGTATGGAATCCGTTTCTATACATTGCCATAAAAATTACACCTTATTTTAATTCATAGATCTTCTGAATAGCGTGCTTTATAAACCCATCGGAGCATTTCGAGGCATATCTTTTATAGATACTTTGGTACGCTTGGATATCCGTAAGACCACTCTCTTTACAACCTAAAATATCCGAGGCCACTTTTTCCACTACTTCGGTAGCAAATTTACGGGCTATCGAAGCAGCCATTTTACTGAAACGATAAGTGTCTACATCGATATTGAACTTTTTTGCCAAGATCTCTTCGGCAAGTTTTATGTTCTTTGGGGATCCAAAAGCTCCATAGTCACGTTTAGATCTTTCTTTTTCAAAGCTACTGTATCCTGTCTCTCTCTGGATCACGGGGATCCCTTGTTCAGGGGGTACCAGTATCACATCTTCAGGAGAAAGCTGCTGGCTACCCCCGATAGGGAATTCGATCCAAAGTTTGTTAACATTCGGGCATATCTCAGTCACTACTCCGATATAAGGAGAAATCTGCGTTTCGCTTATGACCCACTTAACCGGGTCACCAATTTTGAAAGTTGTCGCTACGGCAGATTTATTCGGAGGATAGTTCTGCATGATAATACCTCTCTCGACAGTTACAAGATTACTTGAGACTAGGAACCTGCATTTGCGGAGTATCTACGACCCCATAAGGTAGTTTCTCATAGGCTTTGAAGATCTCTTGAGTCTTATCTGTCGCAAATGAAGTCATAAACTTTTCATCGGGCTCTTTCTTGTATACAGTCCACTGAAAAGCTTCCCTCATGTATTTTTCATCCTGATCGCTGTCCAGGGTCGCAGCTGATTTCTTGCCTTCAAGAACATCTGCAATCTGGTCAAGCTGATATGCAACTTTGAAGAGATCGTAGTCTTTTGTAGCTTCTAGTTCACCGGCTATTTCTCCAAGTTCCTTGACTACAGCCGAGGCATCTTTTTCTTCCCCTTTAGCCTTATCTTTTTTTTGAAGACCCTCTTCCTCTCCAACTGCCTTCTCCTCTATTTCTTTTTCCTTCTTTGTCTCTTTTTCCTCGTGACCTGGCTCACTTTCATCATGAGGTTTTCCAGTAGCTTTCTCTACTGCCTTTTCTTCTTTTTCTTTGTCTTCCTTGGACTCTTCAGCAGCCTGTTTGCCTTTAGTACCCTTCATGCCGATAGCATCCATGGTCTTCTGCCAACGCTTTGGATCGTTTTGATCTGCAGCGGCTTTGATCATGGCCTTGAGTACTTCTCTCTCTTCAGGAGTTTGCTTCACTATAAAATCAGCTATTCTCTCCATAGTCTCCTGATTCTTAAGACCGGCAAGTTTTGCCTCTAAACTTTTAATCTCTTCTGATCTGGACATCGGATCCTCCTTAACTTCATTGGAAGTATTTTCTGGATATACTGAATAATCACTAGCTTTTCTTGGTTGATTAGGCTTGCGTTTCTCCATGGTGGATAAAATCAAATTAAAAGTGTTTGTGTTAACTTTACCGGCATACTTTCCACCCTCTAATTCATTTATAGCACGATGTAGCGCATCTTCGTGTGCCGTTTTTTCGTCGTATTTGAGAAGGTGTTCGTCTAAGATACCGGAAGCATATTTGGCTAGATTGCGTAAATCAGGATCCGTTAGATCAGCCTGACAAAACGGTTGTCCCACGCCTTTACGGTCTGGATCACCGCGTGGTACTCTGTCTTCAACGATGGTCCTACCATTTTCGTTTCTAAACAGATTTCTAACGCTGTGCAGCACTTCAGGATGTTTCAAAAGGATATTGTTCACCATTTTCTTTTCTGAAGGCTTAACAGATTTCTTTTCTTCTTTTTTAGCCATAGTGATCCTTTATTGATAGCAATACACAAACACCAGTAAGTGCTTATACTACAAAGTTCGAAACAATATTAATAAGTTATTAAGATCTATATTCTACTGTTTTGGTTAAAAATGAAGATATTACACTCTTTGCCGATGTTGTTGATCCAAATCTTGAACTTAGGTCTTCTGGTTCAGCTTCATACTCTTCCTGTACCGCTACACCGAGTTTGTTCTTAAATACCTCTAACTCATCTCTCAGCTCTAATCCTTTTTTACGGATATCTGCTAAAGTTTCAAGAAACTTATCATCATAGTGCTCTAACTTTATCTTACCATCGATAAGTCCATTTAGAGCTTTGATGATCTCATCGAAATTCTCTATCTGCTTAATCAAGGGTCTTGGTATCTTTCCCATAACCGACTCCTTATTTTGTTTTCCTAAAATATCCGCTGCCGTGTTCAGCCCTGTATTCCTTCTGATATTCTTTGCGTTTTTCCCTGGAATCTTCGCCTTTCCATTCAGATTTAAATGGGGGCAATCTTCTAGGAGGTTTTATATAGGGCCTTTTGGTAGTCCTTTCATCTCTCGTTTGGATATCCGGAAGTGCTTGCTTTTCTGGTTCGTTTTCTGTCTCGGATTTTTCTTCGGGTTCGTTTTGAATGGTCTCGAGCCTTTGTGCAGGATCCTTAACTTTCCTTTTTTCTTTAATATCCCTGTCCGAAGGAGTATCATCCTCCAAAAGACCTGCAGCTATGCTCCTCACGTATTGCGAAATACATTTAAACATTATTAGCCTTTAGCCATTCAGAAACTTGATTATCTTATCCAGTTTCTGCGGGTTCTTTAAAGCTGAACTGATAAGTCTGTTCAAAACCGCTACTTGACTCTTATTGAGCCCACCGGTCGAAAATCTTCCCATACCTGGAAGTCCTCCGGCTCCAGCTGCCCCGCCAGCTTCGCCACCTTCACCTCCAGGAGGCGTAGGCAAAGGATGTATGTCTAGATAATCACCGAGTTTCTCAATCAAATCATATTTCTCAGCCATCAGAGGTCCCACGGCATTGTATAAGGCCTGCAAGAATTGGTTGAAAGCGGAGTCATTGACCGTAAACAGATCGGCTTCCAATTTCTTCTTATTCGAATTAGCGTCAATATTCATCAAGTCAAGAATGATGTCACTAGAAAGAGATCCTTTGTTATACATGTTGAAGGCCTGGTCGAAGAATGCATCGTTATCCCTTACAGCCAAACGAGAAAAACTTAGATGTGGATAAAGAAGTTTCTTGCGGCCAAACTTATCCTCTTCCTCGAATCCCTTTTTCTTGGCTACTGGCTTGAAAAGATTGTTTTCTACGAAATCCTGAAGTTGATCACGGAAAAGCATATACTGTGTATTGAGGATTTCAAGATTTATTCTGTTTCCAGAATACGTACCCTCACCGGTAAGGATCTCTCTCGTAACACCCAACCCTGCAAATAAAGCGTTCTCTATGTGTTCAAATTCGGATGTAAGGTCCAATAACCTTCCGTTGGCTCCCATTTCATCCCAGTGAATTTCAAAGTTTGAAACAATAGAGAAGTCGGGATCTACAAGAGACAAGTCAACTTGTTCTCTGAGCACATCGGTATCATTATCACTCATGCCCTCAGCCCATATAACCCTGATAGGCGTCATGTGCCTGGATGCTATGGAAGTCTGAGCCTGACGAAGTTTATCCTGATACAGAAGAGTATTCACGCATCTTTCAAGGATTGAAACTCCCATGGTCTCATATTGGGATTTCTTTCGAGCAAGATGGTACACATGAGATCCGCTATAAGGATCGGTATCAAGCGGGATAGCTCCGCCGTCTTTCAATCTGTCAAACAAAACTTCTGGTAACTTGTCTTGTATTTTTTGTCTGTCTATATCCGAAATTCTGTAATCATAAGAGAGTGGACTGCCTTCCACCATACCCATGATAGTCTTTTTAGTTTCTGGATCCGGCACGAACTCGACAAGGATATCATCGGACAGCGGGACTTTTTTTACCCTAACCTGATCTGGTGGAAGTATTATTAGCTGTCTGAAGCCTTGATAGTTTGGATCCTTATCGATGACCTTAAATTTCTCATAAAGCTCTTTTGTTTTAGCTTTACCTTTTTCCTTTAATACCTCTTTACCTTGTTCATCTTGCTTACTATAGGGATCGTGATCTTCGCAAAAGACAAAACAATTATGCGTGCTAAATCCGTTAACACTATAAGTATGATCTTCTTCTATTTCGAAGTTGTAAACCTGTTGGCCAGGAAGGTCATTAATACTTCTTATTTTAAAAGCCAGATTCTTACCAAGTCTCTTGAAAAACCTATTACTTGTAGGGAAAATGGCATCTGGTAACATTTTTTTAAATGTGTTTTTTGTAAATATCCGGCACGATTCTTTATCTGAGGTGTACAACATGTACATACCTTTTGACATTGAATATTTACCGTTTGGAGTTTTAACTAATCTCGAGGATTCTTTTCTATAATTGAATACTGTTCCACATTTCAAAGATATGTCTTTAACCATATCCATAATAGGTTTTGAAGACATTGCTATTTGAACACTGCCTTCTTCGTTTTTACTCACACAACCATCAGAGTCAATAATCCCTGCCAAAAAGTTCTCTAATTTTCTTATAGGAAGATTGACAAACCATTGTGGAATTTTCTTAGGTATGTTTCCGTGAGAGGTTTCACCAAAATTCTCAGACCACCATTCGATAAAAGCTGGATTACCTTTAACTTTCAAATAAGTTATACCATTACTAGTCCACTTTTTAAGACATTTATCCCCTAACTTTTCTTTTATTATGGACTCTATTTTTGGGATATGGCCTTCTGAACCGTTTCCAAACCCTATCTGCCACAAACCCCTTCCCCAAGTTATTCTAGAATTGTCTCTAGCAAGAGTACCGTCTCCTAACCAATACCCCACTAAGTAACAGAAATCGTTATCTATGTCTATATTATGCGGAGCTCTAACCTTATGCGTACGTGTTATTATATACATCTGGTCACACTTACATCCGTCCAAAGGATACCACGCTACTTGAGATCCTTTTTGGTATCCTGTAGCTCCTAATCTTTTTGTAAAATCAAAACCTTCTTTTCTTAACTGTAGAACAATAGAATCTAGTTCTTTTCTTCTCATATCTAATTTTTTCGACAGCTTATCACGAGTTATTATTGTAGGCTTTTTTAAGCTTTTAGCCCAACCTAAAAAAGACAATCTATTTTTATGAGCCAAATTACTCTTTTTACGAGGTATGGTCACATCATACTGATAACCGTTTTCGTTTTTTTGTAGATTATCAAAGTCTGTATAACATAGAGATTGTATGTCCTTTTTTTCTTCTGGCCAAACAATTCTTATATAGTCATTCTCTGTAAGATTTTTTGCTTGGACAAATTTAAACTTTCCATCTCTCAACACTTCTATAGGATGCTCCGGCGTGCATTCTATTTTTTCAAAAGTTTTGCACACCGTTATCTCTAGAAGTTTATTTGCTTCCCTTGTTACTGCTTTTAATACCTTACGAAATCTGTTTTTGTTAGTTAAGATGTAGTCCCCTTCACATACTTCTCTAGCAATCTTATTCTCATCTATACACCTTATAATTGAGTTTTCCGGAATGCAATTACCCATAATCGTATATTCATGACTTATTTCCAAAAGTGTTTTTGTCAACTTGATATCGTTACACATTTCTACAAAGAAATCGTAAACATAATCAGCAAAATCTTGGTTATTGGATTTTGGCTTATCAAGTTTTATTTTGGATATGGGTAATGTTGAATGAAGATCTACAGCTTGTCCCACGAATTCATTACTGTTGTAGAAGGTCCTGTACCATGCGCGTCTTTCACGGAGGTTCTGGGGTTTTTCCAGGAAGTCTGTAGACAGCTGAGGAGAGTAGAAGTTACCCTGTGAACTTCCACTTACATCTATGTTACTTGTTCCGTTGTATGCCTGCCTACTATTAAATCCAAAGCTAGTGGTGGAGTACTTTTTGTACATCCTAGCTTCTATTTCTTTTTTAGTAAGTGGTTGAGCTTTGGGCTTATCCTCTACGGGACCGTTTTGCTGTACTATTACAGCTCTTTTTGCTCTTGCCATTCTGTGTGCCGTATCTGAAGCGGTTGAAGCAGTTTTCACTACTCGAGTCCTTGGTTTTGGATTAGGAGCATCTGCTCCTGCATTGATTCCAGCAATATTATCTGGCATATTATCTCCTTTATTCTATAAGTTCTTTTATCTTTTTATATTCGGTATCAGTCATTTCTTCTATGTTAAACTCTGATATGTCTTTCAATCTTTTAAGCATGCCCAATGAGTTGCTAATCATCTGGGCATTTCTTTTGACGATCATATTGAGACTATAAAAATCTTCCAGACCGTCTATTTTTCCGTCTTGCTCGCGCATTTCTTCTCTGAATCTTTCCTCTATGTCGGATTGAAATCTGTCATAAGCGTTCATCAAAATTGCGAGATCTTTTTGCGTCTTAACGGTTAGATCAGTTACTTCTTTTTTTGATCTGTTTATATTATCTGGCATTTTATTTTACTCCTGGCGTGGGGCCACCATCAGGTAATCCTGAAGATTTTGGTTCTGGTTGACACATTTTCTTTTTCCATTTGCGAATCAAACGTTCCTGTTGAGTGAGTCTTTTTTTAGAATCCTCCTTTTCCTGAACAAAGCGGTCATCTTCCATAGCGGTTTGTTCGGGCTTATAACGGTGCTCGTAGTAGCCAACAAACTGGCTTTCGTCACTTCCTCCGCCTTCATTCCCGAGCTCCCCAGGGGGCATAAAAACCTCCAATACAAATAACAACCCTATACACCTATACTTAGATGGGGCTATTCAGTTATGAATCTTTATTAGAAGAGTATTAACTGTAGAGCTGTAGAACTAAAGACAATCTTATTGGGGCATATCTAGATATATAGAACCGACATGAAATACTTTTTCTATTCTCTTAAAATAAAAATCTAAATAATTATTACCGTCTGTACAACGAACCATCTTACCATTTCCATGACAACCTCTAGACAAATACTTCTTATTTTCGACAAATAGAGTATCTCCTGGTTGTATAGAATATCTACATCTTCTAATTAAAGGTTTAGAACCTTTTCTATTGTTGGCTTGAAGAATTCTATTATTTCTGTGTTTTTGTTTTAAGACTATGGGATTAGATCTTTTTTGATTGGTTCCTCCCGCTATAACGAAAGCATCATTATGGTGTGCTTTTTTTAATTTTAATTCAATTCTTTTAACAGAAGTCTCATATCCATAAGTTATTCTACAATCAGGTAAAATTTTCTGATATTTTAATCTAACAGTATTCATAAATCCTGCTTCTTTGTACTGATTGTTCTTATTTAAAACATTAAACAATTTCTTTTTATGAAGTCTGGCATGACATCTTTCGTGTAATAAAGATAAATTTTTCTCTCTATCTGTTCCACCAGAAGACACAGGTATTATGTGATGAATGTGGGCTTTATCTCCTCTACTAAATTCTTTATTGCACATTTGGCATTTTCCAGATTCTCTTGCCATTAAAAAATTCCTCATATTTTTATATCCGTACATTGGTCCTTGTTGATATTGTAAGTTTGTTATATTCGGGTTTTCTATTTTTTGAATATCAAAACTGCCAGTCTCTATTGTAATACTATCTACATTTATGCAAATTATTTTTCTAATGCTTTTTATAAAATCAATATGAGTATTAAATTTTCTCACATTGGATCCGCGAATTTTGACCTTTGACGCTTTTCTATTATTGCGCCTAGATTTACGATACCATAATCTCCTTCTACGATGTCTTCTATACATGCTTCGTTCTCTTAATCTCTCAGATGTTTTATCATCTAAAATAAGTTCCCCACATACTATCTCTTTTTTATCCGTAATAACAGAAAACCCTACATACTTGTAACCCGAATCAATTCCCAAAGAGCATTTTTGAATCTGTTCTCCGGTAGCTTTTTTCAATTGAATAACAAAAAACGGATTAGTCTTGACGACTTTAGCTTCTCCTTTCTTGACTAAAATCCTAGCTGTTCGAGCCGAACAAGGCATCAGAGGTTGACCCCTCTGATTTAGTACATAGATAATAACAGGAACTCTCGAGCCCTGTCCTCCTCTATGTTGGAGTAGATCCACTTCGAGGTTGTTTAAAGTCCGTACTTTACCCTGTACACTGAGACTTTGGTCTCTGTTTAATACAGGATTTACAGAGCAAGGGACTTGTGGAGCATCCCCTGGTGTGTACTTTAACTTTCCTTTAAACTTCTGCATTTAAAAGTTTCCTCTTAAAAGCCCTCTAACCAACTCTTACGTCGAATCTCACGATTCAAACCACTTTGCAATGGTAGTTAGCAACTCGCCAGGCACACGTTTTATAAGTTTTCTAGTTTAGATTTTTCTTCAAAATATCTATCTATTATTTTCCGAACTATTTCAGTGAAAGATCTTTCTTCTTTTATTGCTTCTTCTTCGATAAGTTTAACCTCTTTGTCCGAAAAAGATATTGATTTCATCTTCATGGTGTGTGCGCCCTTTCTATTATATTTATGTAGTTTCTATATAATAAAACTATAATACTAGATTATTACAAGTCCAATAACTCATTGAAACTAAAACAGATACACTGACCGTCGAGGTATAAATAAACCATCATGAAAAATTTATCTTGGATTCGCCATTACAAAAAAGTATATTATTGGTAGGGGAGTAGAAGGAGGGTAAGATGAATAAGGTTCTTTTAGGTCTTACGGTTCTTGTGAGCCTGGTATATGGCCAGGAGACGATCTCAACACCTGATCTCCTGGGAGCCACTCTCATCGACGGTAGAGACACTATGCAGCTCACTGCTGGAGCGTACAGGGACTCCAGCGATTTTGATGCTGACTATTATCAACTCAATTTTAACCACGGGCTGACGGCTATCTCCAACGATAAGAAATCTGCTGCTGTGACAGTCATGCAGTGTGCCGGTGGATACGGTAATGGGCGCACATATTTGATTGGATACGCCGTAAAAACCAACGGGAAGACTTGTATAAGGATTGGGGATTCCTACGGAGGCTCCAAAGCCAACATCATAGCTTTCTCTTATATCAGTTCTGTTATTCAGATCCTGATGCAAGAATCGGACTTCGATACCAAAAGAGTCTTGAAGACGTATAAAATCATTCATTTTATTCCAACTTTAACGTTTTAGGAGGCCTTATGAAGAGGAGTATCACGGTGATTGCGATGATGGTTCTGGCGATTGTTTCTTTGGGAGCGGGGCAAGTACGTCCCACTCTAAGTTATTTTTATAACACTGCGGTGGATGGATATCCTACATCAGCCGTAGAAAATCCTGCTTGGGGAGAAGATACTTTAGTTCTTACTGCTATTCTCGACAGTAACGGATACACTGGTTCTTGCCTTCCCTATATCACCACAATTACTGGCGATACTAAAGCTCCTCTTGATGTTTTGAATGCCGTAGTAGGGACTTATCGAATTTATAAGATAGTAATAACAAGTTCATCTTGGCTGAAGAAAATTACCAGTAATATAGGAAATCTCCTCTACCTGGGTGAGCTAGATATATTCGGATGTCACAATCTAACTTCAATCAGTGGAATAAATAAATATATGACTCAGCTTGATATTGATTCCTCTAATATCAGCGCCATAAATTGTAATCTCAGTTATTTAAAAGGGCTGGCAATAACTCACGACAGAGGTCTTAAATCTTTTTCTTTTGCACTGGATAGTATACAGAACTTGCTATTGCAGGGTGACAGCATTTCAGATATTTCCGGACTAACGGTAGGGGCTGTTTGCAAACTAATAAATCTGGATAGCAATAATCTTTACACGCTACCCGTGAGTCTGTTACAGGACCTTGCGAATAAAAGCGCCAAAATAGGTATAGACTACAATTGCCTCTCTAATGTGTCTTCTCTTCTGGATCAAGTTGCGATTGATCCAAACTGGAAGACGACCCAACGTATCTATATGTCTACAAAAATTATTGTAAAACCTTCGGAATCTAAGCGACCGTCATCATCTACCATATACTACAATTTTCTTGGAAGACGAATACCGTCTCAAGTTATCGCAAAAGGAGTGTATATATCAAAAGTAGCAGGATTGAATATATTAATAAAGTAGATTGATAGTAGAGAAAAAGGAGCCTAAATTATAGGCTCCTTTTTACATATAGGATATTAGTAAATTACCCACGAGATTATTAAGACTTCCAGAAGTTGTAGGATAAATCACTACATCGACATTCCAGATTCCCTCATAGATACTATTAGGGCTACTTACATTTAAATTTTGAGTAGTTATATTATAAACTTTCTGCTCTACAATTCTTGGATATATCGCCATTTCCCACATATCTGGTCCACCTTCATACTGTTGATCAAAAGGCACAACGTTAAAGTTGTTTGGAGAGTTTAGAACTATTGAACTTGAAGTATTTCTACTGCTTACAAACGGATAATAAAGCACTCTTTCATAGAACGACCCTGTTTGTGTTTCATGTACCCACCACCCATCGAAAGGTATACATATTCCAAGCATTTTATTTAATATAAACAGAGAATTCGTTGAGAAATTATTATCATTAAAAGCTGCTTTAACACTCGTAACAAAGTTGTTTGTAGGGCTCTGCCAATCAAAAGTATTATTACCGCTTTGATCTGCTTTAAACAAAGACGAAGTAAACGTATATGATATAATCTGATTAGAGAGGGTTAAAATAGATATAGGAATTTGTCTGGCTCCGTTAACAAAAGGATAATCAACTATGTCATCGGGCGTTGTTGGTATGTTAGAATATCCATACCATTTAATATCCAGCGTGCCGAAGTTGGCAACAATGATTCTGTTAAAATTATCCCTGTAGAGTAAGAAATTATTTTTATTAGCAGGCGTATTGAAGTCAGTGGTTACTATATCCGTCCCGCTAGCAGAGTATGTTGAAACTTGTTCTTCAGTAAATGACAAAGTATCGTTTGCCCAACGAGCACCGCTTCCAGAAGAAGGAGTACTAATAGCGATACTGTGATAATCATTGTTGTTAGGATCTGTTTGAGATATTCCTCCAAGAGCCGGTAGATTGCTCAACACCGCTGGAGGATTGGTGTATGTATCAAATGAGAACTCCTTGGTACGCAATATCCCTTGAGTCTTATTGAACGAGACATCCCCGACTGTAGGCTGAACCACAATAATATTCTGCGGATTCGTAAAAAAGGCTGCACTCGTCGGGTTTGTAGCCGAATACTGGATACTGTTAACAGTCAGACTATCAATGAAAGCCGTTCCGCTCTTCAAAGACAGAACATATTGAGTGTCCTGGCTTAAACCTGTACCCAGAGTAATACTCTTAGCACAGATATTACCAGAGCTTCCCAAGTCAGTTGTACCTACTTGTAGATCTCCTTTGACCCACAACAGAACATCGAAATAAGTAGGTGGAGAACCGTAATTATCGCTACCTTCGATAACAAAAGTGTTATAAAATCCTTCAGTGATTTGTCTATTATCTATGATATGTATGCCGAAAGGCTTTGTCGAATCATAGATAGTTCCACCGTTCATGAGAACATAGACAGTAACGTTGGCTTGGTTTTGATACCAAGCTAGGTCCCATTTGATACCGAAGTCTGAGTAATCCGACTGCTGCCCAAAATATAGATTCAGATTGTTGGCTCGTATCCCACCTTGCACAAGCTCCAGAATATTATACTGGGTATCAAGAAGAGTCCCAGAAAGCGTCTGGAGAGCATTTATACCACCAACTGCAGTTGGTCCGAAACCTACGGCTAAGCCGTCGACTACGCTTATGTATTCATTTACCTGGATATCCCTGGATACCTGCAAATTTATGAATTGTGCAAGCTGTATCATCAACATATCTGAGAACAGTGTACCATAGACATATACATTATCCCTGAACATCGCTGTTGGGCTAAAGGTAACTTTATTGAGTACACCACCGCCATTAAAATAAACATCTCCATTGAACATGAAGGCATCTGCACCTTCACCAAGATCGAATTTCACAAACCTGAGATCTACGATATCTCCGCCGTACAAACCTGAGCCAAAAAATCCGCTCGGTATAGAACCTATTGGGAGATTGTAGACACCGGACACTCCTGCTCTCTGGATATCCATCGTCAAATTTTCTACAGTCAAATTGATTTCAGGCATAGATTTGAGAAGAAAACGTAGATAATTACCATCATCTGTCACTGCAGCTCCAATTGCAGTTCCTGTATATCCAAAATATGTTATCGGACCTGTATAAGGAGGAGAGCCTGGAGGAGATCCTGGTCTGGTTAGAGCCCCAGTAGCTGCAAATATCCTGTAGAAACCAAGACCTGTCGGACTATTGATATAGGAGGCAACTTCGTATAATCCAGTATATCCTCCACATGTAACTGTAGTAGATCCAGTTAGACCTGGCTCATCTTCCAATGTAATGCCATAATTAATAACATCTCCCACTTCCAACGGGGTGCTGTAAAAAACTGGATTTATGCTTAAATCAGTAGGAAAATTGTAGAAATTTATAGCATAGGTATCGTTGCTAGAGTCTGTGAAAGATGCTTCAAAAACGGCTCGCTCAGAAGTACCATAGAGTGAAAGCACTTGTCTATCATAAGGATCTCCCTCGCTACCTATAGTATAGAGTCTTGCACCATTTGCATCATAAGCTTCATAAAAACCATAATTCCCGGTATATCCTTTCAGAACTCCGGTTGCTCCCATAACAGCTATACCAGGAACTACCTGTAAACTTGCAGGAGATCCTGTAAGACCATATTTTGGTACACCTGTAACACCAAAAACAACAGGACAATTGCTACCTATCAAACCTGGTATCTTCCAGGAAAGACCATATGAATCTCTTTTAATATAAATATCTTTGTCCACAAAGGCATGTTGAGTTGTGCGAGTAGAAGCATTAACATCAAGGACTATGTCGACAACATCAGATGTCCCTGTAAATCTAGTTGTCGTCTGCCAATCGACATCTGGACCAGACCACCCAGGAACGTTTGTGTCTATACCTAATCTTCCTTCATAATCTACGCTGATGAAGTTTCCACCAGTCTCATTTGTTGTGATGGTAAGACAGGATGTACCCGTAGCTCCTGTTGTATTTATAATATTCAGGCCTGCGTTACCAGTCATACCCTGCATGTTTATGTTTACACGATCAAGATATTGACGGACTCCTGTTACGGTACGATCATATCCTACATAAATAGACTTGGCTGAGATATCTTTCGCTACTAGTTCTCCTGGGCATAAGCTTTCAGGTCCAGTCACAGGATAGAGAGAAGTTCCCGTCTCTCGACCTATTAATATCCCTCCAACGGCGAATTTACCAGTATTATCCAAAACACGAGGAGTAACCGAGCCTGTATTGAAAGATTCAGTTCCTATGCCTTCATTGGCTCCCGTGGCATATGCAGATTCGTCTACTTTCGCATCTGGATAACGCGCAACCACCAGGCCTGTCAAACCTGGATACGTGGTCATTAAATTAACTTCATTAACATCGTTCTGGGTGAAACCACCATGATTTATTCTGTATGTAATTTCAGAAAGATTCAGTGTCCTTTTATTATACAAATCCAAAAGGTTCAGAATATTCGAACTATAAATTTCACTTTGTAGGGCAGGTCGATCCAAAATAGCGATAGGGATAAGATAATGCTTATCCATCGGATTAGGATCGCTTACCATTGCTGCATCAATAGCCCCTAAGAAATCCGTAGAAGTAAAAATATTTTCATTTATCTGAGGGCACGGAGAAGTACGAGGAGAACCGTCAGCATTTGAGAATCTCCAATTTTCCCAAACACGTATATCAAAAACGGCTCTGGCTCTATTTGCAGTCTCAGTTCCTATAATAGGATTTCTAAGATTTGTATCAGTATATTCGCTTTGATTAGGTCCTTCAACTGCGGATGCTTCAGAAAAATGAAGATCTATGTAAACAACATCTACGCGTTCAGATGTAGGAGTAGTCAAAGAAGGGATATTCGTTTCTGTATATGTAGGATCTGTAATAGCTCCACTTACGCCCTGTTGATTATAATCAATACTTCCAGTTAGAAAGATATAAAAACCTTTTGCAAACAGGACTGCTGGATTCTCTATCCCGGCACCACCAATTATCGTAAAGTTATTGTCGATGTCCGTAGCAGATTGAATTATTTCAAAAGAATTGTTTGCACCTGTTTCTGAGCTATTGGAATAAACTTCTGTGGGTGATCCTACCGTTCCATAAGTTTTCTGCATGGATCTTCTAATCTGATCCACTATCTCCAAATTCATATTCCTGACTTCATCGTCTAGCAACGGTCTATTTTTACGAGCCCACATGTAATAATATTTCAGGCGTTCGTCATAGACGATTATGTCTGAGTACCAGTTCCCGTGAAATGGTATTGAACTCATTTTTAATCCTTATCTAACTCTTGTTAAGCCACTTCGTATACTTCTGCTAAATATATCCCGACCGGTCATTCCGCCTCTTGAAGGTCTATTAAGATTGGCTCTCATTATTTCTTTAGCCCTGGATATTCTGAAAGACCTTTGTTGCCCGGTCATGATCGTCCCTAGGCTATGCCCATATCCTTTTGACTTGTACTCTGAAGCCAGCAATACTGCTCTTGATAAAGCATCAGATAAATCGTCATGCGCTCCCTCACGATCAGGTGCATGCACATCTATTATATACTTGGATTTCTGATAAGATTGCAAAGACAGTATTTCCGCAATCAGCGTCGTATCGGCGTCTACTTTACCTTGTATACGATCCACAGACGGTATGTGTAATGTCTGTGATATGAAATGGGTCAACAAATTCTGATAGATGGTCGAGTTCAAGTTTTCATTAAACTGTCTCATCTCGAACTGTTTTAAGCCTTTGCCCTCTAATATTGGCACTATGCTCATACCATACCACTGGTCCATAAGACCCTTGATTATGTAAAACCTTGGACAAAAAGAAGCTATCCAATCCGCCAGTTCATCTGGGACAAAACGCGCTTTGTTTTCCTTTTCGGCATAACGGACTTCGGCAGTATCTATCTCTATCATAATTTCACGGATACCCTGAACTACTTCCTGGACATGATGACAAATACAGATAGAGGTACCGTCGCCTTTTAGTCCTATATCGATCCCCATGAAGTGAGGGACACGTTCGGACGACCTATCCTTATACCTTAAACTTGGAACGACATTCTGGCGTACAACTTCAGGATCTTCTATCCAACCTTTCAATCTATCGTCAAATGCAGCTCCGTGCTCCGCTCTAAAAACTATTGGATTTTCACTAAATTTACTTCTTAAGTACTCAGTAGAAAGATCTGGGTACATTTCCCATGACGGTAATTGCATCATCAAAAGATCCTTTACATCCTTTTTAAAAGATCTTTCGTATTCTTCATAAAATTTACCTGCCTTCACACCTGGTGAAGAGATGCATATAATCTTTCCGTAAAATTTTTTGTCCTTGGCACCTTTAAATCTGGCTATGGAAGGCGTAACCGCGTTATAAATTGATCTATCGTTATGATCGCTACCAGTAACTAAACCTTTTGATTTTTCGTCTTCAAAAAAATGGGCCATCTCGTCAAGACAGACGGTTATGTTGCTGTGACCGCGCACACCTTTAGCACTGCAAGGAGCTATGTGTATCGAAACGGTAGCTCTATTATTTCTACCAAACTTGTCTATATCCCTTTGAGTCTGAAGATACATGGACTGCTTTGTACCTTGTAGTCTATATCTTCTGAAAAATTCAGACCTATCAAGATGACCAGTGACAGCATTAAATAACTCTGAGGCTGTCTCTTTACTTGTAGAAATCCCCGTAAGACGTATATCAGACTCCGGCATTAATCCAAAAAATTCCTGAGGACTGTATTTGCTTAACAACTTATAAGTCTCATACGCTACTATACAAGACGTAATCAGGGTTTTCCCCCCTCTTCTTCCCGCAATTAGAACAATGTTATTATAAGGATGCTCTATATTCGTTACGTTTATTCTTCCCTCATTGTAAAGATAGTCTATGTATTCTTTTTCATTAAAACGATATTTTTCAACCTCATTAAATTGATCATTTATAATAATATTCCTATTGCTGCTATCATCTGGCTCAAGGCCGTAATAGCATTTAAGTATAAACATTTGAGCTGGGGATAGTGGTGGGACATCTTGAACCGTACCTAAGCCAAGGCCCCATTCGGCAGTACAAAACTCCACGATATTCTTTTCGCCCGTTATCGTGGACTTTGTAGTGTTCTTTATGAAATTTGCACAAAGTTTTGAAATAGTCATTATTTTTTAGAACTTTTTGTTTGTGGTACACCGTAATAAATCTTCTCCACTTTTTTCTCAAAGCCTTCCAAATCTTGAGCCAACTGAACAAAAAAGATATCATTGAATTGATCCGGGATTCCTACTTTTTCAAAAGCATCTTTCACTATACCAAGGACAAATTCCATAATCTTTTCAAACTTTTCTCCATAAAAATCTATCTTGCCCTCGGCTCCGTGTTTCAGCTTATCCTTCTCCACAAGGGCTTTTACAAGGGTTTCTAAAGCTTTAGTCCTCTTAAGAGAGATATCCGAGGTATCTTCCTCTGCTATGTAATGTATCTTTCTATACGCTTTGAGATAAGCCAACTCCTCAGCGATCTCACCCATTACATGGCCTAAGAGTATCCCTGTGTTATCCTCCTGCTTGAATACCGTGCAAAGATTGTCGTTCTTAGTGGGATCTTCCATCAACTGTTTTACCATAGCCTCCGGATTTTCTGCCCCTTGAAGCAACTCATCGGGATCATTAGTTATGGCAACATCCATTGTTGGTGGTCTTATCTCATTTGATCCTTCTTTTGGTACTATTTTTTCTTCCGAATCCAAAGTTTTCAAAAGAGCATCTAAATTCTCAACCGGTTTATCTTCTTCTACACTTTCAACTTCTGGAACGAACTCAGATTCCTTATCCACTGTTTCCTCAACAGCGGGTTTAACCTTCTTTGGTTCCTTTTCCTTCTCTTTCTCTTTTTCTTTAGTCTTTTTAACGGCGACACCTATATTATCTAGAGAAGGATTTTCCAGTATATCCTCGATACTTATATCTCTTTCAGTGCTCACATTATTATCTTCCATATATTAAACTACACTTTTCAAGTTCTCATCGATGCCCTCATTATTGAAGGTTATCTCCATACTCAGCTTTTCCTGACCGCGCATTTTATCCAGCGCAACATTGACATTCGAGCCAATGTAATCAGGCATATCGAACTCTTTGCGGATGTTCATCTGGCTTATATCAGGATTCTCACTGAACAACACTTTTTCCGTATGCGGATCAAGATTCAAGTTTGAAGCGTCTTTCTTATCTTCTTTTTTGTCCTCTGCTGCAAATTTCAATCCAAGCTTTGTGCAACCACCTGTAGCACACATAATGCAGTCACTGCATTTCTTGGCTTTCTTAAGTCTTACATCCAGGCTGAACTGATACTTCTCTTTGGCGCACTTTGTTAGGACATTGGCATCGATCTCTTTAACAGCCGCCAGAACCGTCCTAACCATCCCTATAGCTTCAGCCGTAGGTATCTGCTTTATAAGCTTATCCTCGATCTTCTCTATCGGGAAACCAGCTTCTACGGCTTTATATGTAGCTTCTTTGAGCTTGTCTCTGTTCGATACTCTTCTGCCAGGATCGTCTTGATAAAAGCTGGCTTGAACCCCACCTTCACGGATTGGTCTTTTATGTTCAAGAGTACTCAAGAAAGCTTCTCTCAAGATTCCCAGGATATTCTCTCCGGCCTCCAGTTTTCTCTTAGCCTCAATAGCCTTATCAGAGGATATCCTCTGTGAGAACTGAAGATCCTCAAGATAACTGCGTGCCACTTTCTTGTCTATCTTACCATTCCTTGGAAGAATCTCGCATCCAGTATTCGCTGACACGACTTCCAAGGTATTATCGAAACTACCCTTCTTATATGACTGGATAAGATAGGAAGGATGCACTGAAGCATTTTTGATGGCTTTAATAGCTTCATCCGCGTCCTTGTAGAAAGAAACATCTACATAAACATTACCAAGAAGCCCTTGCAAAGATGCCACTTTTTTTATCTCAGAGGCATATTTTGCCAAATCTTCTTTAAGATATTTTTTGAAGAGGACTTCTTCGAGCGCTTTACCAATTTTACCTTTGAGCATTTCATTCTGGATAAAAGCCAAAACTGGCCTGATACTCATAAACCTCATCAAGGCCTTATCTTTCTCAGCTACTGCAGCCTCTTTAAGAACCATTTCCGAAAGATCTTTCTGGGAAACCTTAACTTCAGGCTGTGTCTCTGCTTTCTTTTCCACAGGTTTCTTTTCTTGAGCAGATCTAAGGAAAGCATCCCTAAGCAAATCCTTGGAATCAATAACATCTTCTGGTCCTATTAATCCTGCCATTCTGAGATGTGTAGTATAACTGTTGAATACATCTGGCGTATATTGCATCTCAGTCATAACGTTTTTATGAAGCTCTTTGCAATATCCGTTCTTATGGGATGAACATACGCGTCTACGGGGTTTACCAACGACATATTTTGCCAAACGGATTCTGCTTGATCCAAGCAAACGGGACGCTTCTTCGCAGCTGTCGTATGGGCTTATGTCGATATAAACATTACCCAGGAGCCCCTGTTCGGCTGAAAGTTTTTTCAGCTCTTCGCTTGCTGCTTTTATAAGATTTTTTGGATAGGTTGAGGCGAGCTTCTGTGCGAGAGCTTTTCCTGTTACGCCTTTCATCATTTCCTTCTTGGCAGCATATACGAGATCTCGTATGTTCTCTTCAGATATTTTCTCCGAAGGAAGCGTCTCTTCCGACCTAATTTTATTAGGCACGAAATTCAGGTTTGCTTCGCCGGTTCTCTTCCAGTTCTCCTGTAGCTCAGGGATAGCTTCGATATTGAGCGGGACTGGGATATTTTTAGTATCTTCAGCCGTTAGAGCCAACCAATCGAGGTCAGGTACTCTGATGGCCGCTGCATTCTTGTCATCCAAGAAATCTGTCATATCGCTTTGTTTGTCTGACATTTTAAGCTCCTTTATTTTCCTTGTATGGTAATGTTTGCTAATACTCTTTTACTTAAAACACTGGCTACTTTGTCAGCAGCCTTATCTCCGAGTAAATCATGATATTTGCTCAGGAAAGATGCGTCTTTGACATCTTCCGGTCTGATTTCATTTTTACCGTTATCGTTTATTATCTCTTCAAAAACTTTTCCCTGTTCCTCGGGATATTGTTTCACTTCCTGAGAAGAAGTATCCTTTGTAAGATCCTGGGGATTCTGTGTATCTAGTACATCCTCTTTCTTTTCTTCTACCAGTTCTTTTTCTTTTTCGACGACCTCTTTTTCTTTTTCTTTGAGTCCCCATTTTGGATTTTTGAGTTCATCTGCTATCGAGTCTGTGACGTTCGAGAGATCTTCTATTGTTCTATTCAAGGTGCTTTTGATCTCCCTGAACTCCATTATAAAACCACGACCGCCTATTTTTCCGTCAGGAGTAATATCGGATCCCCGTAGGATGGATAAATCTTTTTGAGCTGACAAAAGAGTTCCCAGGGCGACATTCATGTTATGAAGACCATCCTTAAGGATTTTGGCTTTGGATTTGTCATAATCAAAGCCATCGAGTTCTCTGTGGATGCCTTCTTCCCTTTTCTTTTTCTTCTGATCTTCAGAAGCAGCTGTTATTAGACGGTCTGTTATTCTTGTTCTTTCCATGTTTTTATCCTTTAATAGGTTTACCGGATTCGAAAAGCCTGGTTATGTGAACGTCACCTTTTTCATCGGATTCGATAGCCCACAAATCGTTAGTGGATTTGTGGATGATATGCTTATCATCAACTCTATTGAAAGCGAACAGATCATCCAAGCTGGCTATTTTGATCGTATTTTGATCAAAAAACATACTCACGCCACCTTCAAGAGCCTTACTAGCCACCGTAGAAGCTTTCAAATTTCTTTGAAGATCTACATACAAATTGTTCGTTATGGCTTTCTCAAAATCCTCTGTAGCAAATTTTTTATACATCTCGATGACCTTTCCAGCCATTTTATCCATAGATTTACCCTCTTTTGCTTTAAACCCTGGGCAACTAGATGTGTAACTTAACGGATAATCTTTACATTGCTTCGGTTTAAATGTGTATATGGAACATTTATTATTTTCTAAAAAGCAACATTCTTTCGAACCAGGCTTGTCTTTTAAAACTATTTCTTGGCCTTTCTTCTTCGTGTACTCATCTAAAAATTCTGGAGCATTGCCATCATTAAGCTCGTCCGCCATCCTGTTTATATCTGATGTCTCCAGGAAAACAAACCCACTCCATTTGCAACATTTACCACACTTAATGCATTCGAACTTTCTTCCATCTATGATCTTCATGGCCGATCCTTAAAAGCTGAAAGGATCGATGATACCTTCTCCAACCCACAGTTCTCTGTCTTGTTCGTCAGGATTGTCGTCGCCCCTTGGTTTAGTAAAATCTCTCATCTTAGCCTGATCGTCCGTCTTGGGTGGCTCTTGTTCTACTTTCCAGTGGGGAACTTCACCCTTTTCTACCCAGTCTGTTTGAGTAGGACCAGGGCCTAGGCGTACGGTATCCCACTTTTTGCTCTCATCGTCTTTTTTAGAGGCAGGTTCGTTTTCTTTATTATTCTCGAATCCACCTGGCCATATATCATAACCTATGTCAGACGGGTACTCGTTACCTGGATTAGTATATGGAAACTGTTGCGTGTCAGCATAATCAGCACAGAGGACCCGTGCTATTTTTCTTAGTCTGTCAGACACGGAAATGTACATAATAAAAGACCATTAGAATTTTACTTAACAGTTTAAAACTCTAATGATCTTTTAATATGAAAAGAGTATTACATTCAAACTTTGTTTAAATTTAAGTAGAACTTAAAATAGTGGGCGACTTTATTAGTAGGTATGTCTATAACAAACTATTTTTAAACAAGTTGTTAGTGTGAGATATTCAAATTAGTACAAAATATTAAGCTTACTTTTAGACTCTAAGATAAATCTAATCTTTCCGTTAAAAAAGACTCAGGATTCTTTCTCTTATAAGATATTCGAATTAGATTAATAGCGTTGTCTTCACAAAATTTATTTTTAATAGCGTCCAATGCCTTAGTCAAGCTAAGACTATGGACACCTCCAAAATATTTACTTGGATAAAAATGTTGTCTACCATCATATTCAATACAAGTATTTAGTCAACTACCCCCGACTAAAGTCGGGGGCTTGTATCTAGCGGGTATACGACAAAGCGCTTTCGCGCACTGTCATATCTGATACAATAGGCTCATTGACTGGAGCCCTACTTGGATATCCTTTAGAGTCCAAGTAATTATTTTTGATGTTAATGGAGGCGTTTAAATCAGCATTTAAAGTGTAACCACATTTTGTACACTTAAACTGAGTCTGATTTTTTCGATTGGATCTACTGATATGACCACACTTAGAACATTTTTGAGAAGTATACCGGGGATCGACATACACAACGCTAATGCCTTTGGCAATAGCTTTGTATATGATAAACTGCTCCAACTGATAGAAAGACCAACTGTGAAATTCACCCCTCTGATCTTTTGTGTGTTTACACCTCTCTCGAATATACTTGAGGTCCTCAAGTACTATAGTAGATCCAGCAGGAAGACTCTCAACTATCTTTTTAGATATACAATGGTTCTCATCCCTTCGAAAACGGTTCTCCTTCTTGGAAATTACACGAAGGTGTCTTTTCGCAGAGCGAGTCCCACAAGACTGATAATTAGCTCTTCGTTTTTGATACCTATTAGAGACAGCTTTGACTCTTCCTCCTCCAAAAAACAATTGATTACTAGTAACAGCAATACGTCTGATACCCCTGTCAACACCGACAAAGGTGTCAGACGTGATTTGATTATCTGGGACAGTTTTTTCGAATATAAAAGTAAGGAGTATTTTTCCTTTATTATAAATCAAGTCAGCCGATTTTCTTTTCCAATCCAAAAATTGTTCAAGATACTCGTAGGATTGGAACTTGAATCTTTTTCGACCGTGTATAGTGAGGACAGAAATTTCGTTCTTATCAAACCAGACATTGTAGGAGTTTGCGTCTAACCTTATAGAGGACAAATTAGATTTAGGACAGGATACTTTTTTCTTTTGTTTTAATCTAGTTTTGGCTGATTTAAGAGACTCAGTAGCTTTCATCCTTACGGATATAGCAAGCTGAGCCGGGAGAGATTCACGGATTAAAGGATAAGATAAAAAATGAAGTCTGACGCCATTAAATTCTTTAGAGTCCCAGCCTATTTTACAAACAGTATTATAGGCTTTGGTGTAGGTTTTAAAAGTGTCGAGCAAGCCGTCCCCTAAAGGGACATTTAGCTTGACGGATATTGATCTGATTAGGTTCATATATTAAGGAAATTATATGCATAGAGTATTACACCAAGGGAATAGCCGAGGATAGATACTCGCTTTCCTCCCACGGCTAAAGCCGTGGGTTTCCGCTCGTGGAGGATCATGAAGCTCTCTGTTGTTAATTCATTATAATACTTTCGCTCTCTGGCACATTTTGGGCATCCTTGTCCCATTAAATGTTTATTAGGTGTTTGTTTAAATGCTCCATGTTTAAAACATAAAATATTGATTTTTGTTGCAGAGTTTTTATATTTTACAGTAGAATAGTCATATTTATCCTTGTGTACTTTTACTGCTTTATTGACGAACTCATTAGTGCCTTGATCTTGCCACATACACTTATCCAACTTTAATTTTCATATTTTCTCGATAATTAACTCTATAGCCCTTGTCAAAATGAGGAAGCACCACTTCGTGGAGCATATAGAGATGTTTCTTAATATACTTAGCTAATTTGCAGCAATCCCGGAGCTCCTTATGTACCCTCTTAAGCTTATCCATCTTCTCAATATATCTATCAAACTTGTGTCTAACCTTAATCTGGGTCATTTTGTTCTTATCGTTCTCCTGGAGCTTATATTTCTTGTTCAAGAGCTCAGCCGTCTTTGACTGACAGGTAGTTTCTATCATAAAGACGAGGAGATCTATCTCGAAAGAAGTAAAATGGCTCTTAAGTAGAGTCCGTAAGTCTCCTGAGATCTTAGGCATTTTCTTAAGGAACTTCAGGCGTTTTATAGCTCTTGAAAGTCTGTGTGAGATTGCTCCCTGGGTTACTCCAAAAAACTCGGCTATCTCTTTCTGTTTCTTATCCTCTTCATAATACATCTCAATAAGATCCTGCTCCCTTTGTGGAAGTTTCTCTATGAAAGGTTCGAAATCTTCAAAACGAAAAAGATTGCGCTCCGATATGGAGCTTACCAACAAGCTATCACCATCCAATCCTTGTTCTGATTCATCCTGGAATCTGTTCTGTAACTCATAGGGATCCATACTGCGATATTCATCACGGCGTTTTATTGATACCATGTTATACCTTTCTGGTGGTTTTTACCTTATACAGAATTATTTAACCTAACAGAACGTAAAATCCCGCATGAACTCCTCTGTAGATACTATCTATATCCTTCTTAGATAGATAAGAAGCGCAATCAACAACACACACATCGGTGTTAATTCCACACAAAGATTTCATTTTTGGTGTATATATCCTATTTTTAAATGAACCAATATTGGGATAGTCTTCAAACCGGCAAGCGCTCTCCTTATTGTATGCCACTATAATTGAATTCTTGAAATGATTAAGGCACTTCAAAGCTAAAGTAGTGTTTCCCATACGTCGTGGAAGAGCTATTTTTATTGTCGCATATTCTTTGTTAAAAAATATTGGGTCTGAACTACTCTTTATAGTGTTATAAAACCCATAGGATTTCTTTATCTCTTTACAAAAATTTGTTTTCATAGTCTTAATGATTCTGAAGGAGTCATCCAAAACTTTTTTAATCGGGAGCAATTTCATAAAGCTTCTTTCTTTAATCAAAAAGACTAATCGTTTCTAGTTGTACGACTTCTACGGGATCTGAATATCTAACATCCAGATTAGAGGAAAAAAGATCTATGAGATCATTGGATTTAATGGACTTTATTTCATACCGCTGTAGGAGCTCCTCTAACTTCTCCTTGTCGAAAGAACTCTCATTTTTCTGAAGATCTTGTATATCCTGATCTAACATTACGATTTTAACATTCTTTTTGATGCGATCTTTTGCTTCTTCGAACGATTTCTTCTGAAACTCTGTTAACTCCTTTTTATCCAAATTAGCGTATATGTTCTCAACACTTGAATACTCATTAACCAAACTTGCGACTATTTTCCTTGGTACTCTGGAAATACCTTTGATATTGTCGCTATCGTCTCCGTCAAAACTCCTAAAAACCCCTAATTTGCTAGGAGGTACATCGAACATATTCTTAACCGCCTCCTCGTCAAAAAATTTCTCTGGATTTACTCCCACTTTAGGTTTATAAACTATAACCTTTCCGTCCTGGACTAGCTGCAATAAATCCTTATCGTTAGTATAGATATAAACCTGTCCTTCGGCCTTGAGAGTCTTGGTAAGACTAGCCATGACATCATCAGCTTCGTACTCTTTTTTCTCGTACTGATCGATCCCCATCACAGACAGACATGTCCTTATATCAGTCACTTGCTCCCAGATCGTTCCAGATAGCATAGATCTTCCGGCTTTATAATCTGGTTGTATGTCGTACTTAGCCTTGGCGCGGTTATCCCATACTACGATAAACTTGAAATTTCGGTATTTCTTTCTTAGGGAGAACAGCGTCCGAACGAAACCATAAAACATCCCGGAGTACTTACCCAGGGACGTTTTCAGTTCCATGTTCGCGCTATGTGCACGATACATGAGGTTATTGCCGTCTATAATGAAGTGGTTCATCTTAATAGCACAACTCCTGTATCAAAGTATCTAAAGATATATAAATACCTCTTTCTCTGGCTTGTTCTACTATTTCTCTTGTTGCTATGGTAGCGGTTCTACACGCTGCCTTCTCGTAGGCTCTATCTGCTTCTAGTAGTTTTATAGTCTCAGCGGCTTGGTTTTTTACACTCAAAAACATAGCTGCACTAATAATATTCTCTGTTGGTGTAGTTCTTCTTCCTCCTGGTGGTATGTCGTATCCACCAGCCGCCAAAATCTCTTCATCACGCATGATTCTTAATTCTTCCATAGACTGGTCACTTCCGTCTAGCCAATTTAATGCCCAGACAATAAAGCTGTCCCTATACAATCCAGATTCAACAAGGCAATGTATCGCTACTTCTATGCGCTTTTCTGATGTTATTTTAGAAGTGTCAGGTACGTTTTTTATCTCGTGGACAATCCTTAACTTAGGATATCTATAAGCTAAACCAACCAACTCCTGCAAACCGTCTACTTCTGTCTCCCATAATCTAGGCTTACGGTAATCTCCGTGTACCGGATTCATATAGGCCGCTAGTAGACCGCTATTGTATGCACAACTATTTCTTTTCCATTTACCAGGTATCCATACATCCTTTGTGCACTCGTCCATATTGTCCATATTTTCGGAGTTATACTCATTTAACATCTTGTACTTACAGTGCATATTATGCCTCCTTTGTTATCTTATTTTTTCGAAGTTTATAACCGACAGTTTGGCCGTAACTATCCTCGTCCTCTTCTGGAACTCTATAACCGCCGTTTTCTTCCTCTTGCTCACCGATATAACTTTGCCTTCTTGGTTTTTGAACGTACCGGTATTCGATATCACCCTAGATCCTTTGGCAGGAATCCTTTTCTCTAACTCCCTTTTGAGCTGGGCTTTGAACTTGTTTATGTTCTTGTTTGTGATAAAATAAGGATTAGATCCCTCATGCAAAATCCTGTCTAAGTGGTCTGTCTTCCTGCTGAAAGAGCTCTCTGTAATCCCCTTGTCACATTTAACAAAAACATATCCATCAAATAGTTGTATACCGAGCCCAGGAATCTTTTCATCCAGATATATCGGCATGAAGTAGGTGACACTATCCCCGAAAAGCTCCTCGAGTTCTTTTTCGATTATCTGATGGAACTCTAGTACAGGGCTATTTTCGTTCAGTAGTATCGCCATCCATTTTTCATCATTATTTTTAAAACAGTAGTTTAGCCTAAGAAACTCCTTCTGCGTTTCTTTTTCTACTGCTTTTTTTATCCTCTTTATTTTCTTTTCTTTTTTTATCTTACGATTACGTAATTTCTTTGATTTCTTATACTTTAAATTCCTCATTTTGAGACCCCTTGACTACTTTGCTGAATTCATCTGAAGAAAGCTTCCCTCTAAGTAGCGCTTTCTTATCAGCAGTAGGCTCTTGGTATTGAGGTCCCCATGTTTGAGAGACTTTTTCCGTTTGACGATTATCTTCTTGTTCCTGCAACTTTTTGTGCTTGATTTTCCTTATGAGTTCTTCTTTTTCCCACGGAGGCTGCTTATTAATGAATTCCATGCTCAGAGCCCGATCTATCTTTTTCTCAGGCTCTTTTTTATCCGTCGCTGTCGGTTGAGCTTTTGAAGGTATCACTTTCGGATCAAAATGGCACTGAAGAAACTTGTAATGTATTATAAGCAGATCGGAGTAGAAAAGCGTAATATCATTTAGGCGTTGTTTGGTAAGAAGATAATCCAGAACCTCAAATGCAGAAGTACCATATTGCTTTGATAAGATATTTAGATATTCGGCATAAGTAGCATTCTCAAACGCGAATCCCTGATTATACTTTATGGTATCATTAAGGATTCTCAGTATCCCTTCGTAAATATCTTTTATATTCATTCTGCTGGTTAAGTACTCCGCAGCTTTAAGGGTTTTGGTAAGGTCATACGGTATAGCCGCCAGAAGAAAACTTATTTCTTTATTGTACGAAACCGCGACCTTTGCTACATTTTCTTCATTTATCTCTCCTAGTTTAGAGGTTAATCCAAGTTTATTTTCAGCATCACGATAATGCCGTCCAGAAGCCTGTACCAAGGTATAAAGGGCATCAGGCGTGTATTTAAGGTTGTTTAGTTCACAGATCGTTTTCAACTTTTTGATTACATTCGCTTCGATAGGTTGCGGGATTTGAAACTCCTGGCAGCGAGACCGAAGAGTCTTAGGCATTTTGTCTATTTCTGTCGTACAAAAAATAAACATGACGTTTTTGTTCTCTTTCTCCAGTTCGACAAGAAGAGCATCTTTTCCAGCTTTACTTATCTCCTGACACTCATCAAGTAAAATTATCGTTTTTCCTGATATCGTATCATATTTCAGAAGCTCCAACAGATCCTGGATCTTTTCTTTTGACCCTCCATTAGCTGCGTCTATTTCGATATAAGACTGATTTCTTTCAGATAAAAAATCCTTACAGGATTCGCACTCGTTGCAGGGAGACATATCTTCTTTTCTGTTGGTGCAGAGTAGGCTTCTAGCGAAGATCCTTCCCAGAGTCGTCTTTCCGGTGGAGTAGTCTCCTACAAAAAGATACGCTGGGTCTATTTCTTCAGATCTTATCGTAGCTTTAAGGACATCTTTTATGTTGTCAAGTCCTAATACGCTATCAAAATCCAAAGGTCTGTACTTTACACCAAACATGTTCACCTCAGTGTTGAAGTAGAAAAGGTATTTTACTTTTTAAGTAACTCTCAAATCCTGCGGGACCTCTTTTCTGAAGGCAGCTGTTTGCATCTTCATACCCTAGGGACACAGTCTCTATGTATTTTCCATATCTTTTCTTTAGAGTAGCTACCCCTATCTGTCCCGCCTCATCATCATCATAGACGAGTATAATGAGGTCCGCAAACATTCGTATTAATTCATATTGCTGATCGTTGATGAAAGATGTTAGGGAAGAGACCGTGTTTGGGAAAACTTTAGAAAAAGAAGCCGAATTGAAAGCTCCTTCATGTACGAACACTTTTTTGGTCTGCATTATGTGCGGTAACGCTTCATACAGACCGTACCAGGCACCTATATCTTTTCCTTCTTTTAAAAGATACAGATTATATTTCTTATCCTTAATCGATCTTGCTACTAAACCGTTTACCCTGCCAAGAATATTTTTCAAAGGTATGATAATACGGTTTTCTAACGATCTAAATCCGTATGTCTCATCGTGCAGTTTCTTGTAATCCGGGGAGTTTTCTTTCTTTATTTTCGCTACCTTCAAAAATCCAAAGCCAAATCTCTTAATATCTTCCTTTGTAAAACCCCTGCCCTCCAGATACGCCAAGGGCTCTTCGTATTCAAAAACCATCCTTCCAGCACGTTCGACGAATTCATCTAAGTACATTAATCTTTCTTGCCTTTTAATTCTACTTTAAAAGTATTTTTTTCTTCTTTGACGATATCCTTCAACATCCAGTCTGGGATCAGACTAAACATCTCATGTGTCGTCCCGGGATAATATCTTGAGGTTACTTCTTCCAACATAACTCTTTTTGAATTTTTAAAAACAAGCTCTGGATAATAAACTTTTAAGACAAACTTGAAAGCTTTGGGGTCTAAGCGCGCCCACTTTCCGGTTTTTTCGCGTTCAGCTAATAAGATCTTTCCTTCTTCGGTTTCCCAATCGAAGACCTTTACGACCTTAGCTAATCTATTTGTTATCGGGACATCAAATTTAGCGTCCAGATCTTTAAACCATTTCTCCTGGTACCTGGTAAGATATACGAGTTTTCCGTCCAGCTCTAAATCCTTATCCATCTTATCTGCTACTTTCTAAGTGCTCAAATGTGAGCACTAACGATTCCTGTTTCATTCACGGAAGTTTCACTTATCCCAATTGCTGACGAATAAGCCAGAGCTTCCATGTCTACAGGCGTTAATTCGGGACACGCCATCCCTATTTGTTTTAGACCGTAGTTTCTAAGATTTATGGCTGCATTCAAGTCACGATCTATAACTTGTCCGCAATTCTCACAGATATATTCTCTTTCTGAAAGCAACAGAGTCTTTTTTGTGTGTCCACATCCTGAGCAAATCTTACTTGATGGGAACCACCTGTCAGTTATGATGAGTGTGTTTCCGTGAAGTACAGATTTGTATTCAAGCTGTCTCCTAAATTCTCCAAAACCTAAATCAGATATTGAAAGTGCCAAATTATGATTCTTTATCATATCCGACACATTTAAATCTTCAATTACTATCACCTGATAATTCTCACAGAGATATTTTGTAAGTTTATCAAGGATATCTTTTCTCAGACAGGCAACCTCATAGTGGATCTTAGCCACTTTCTGATTCGCTTTTCTTTGATTAGATGATCCCAGAAGCTTTCGAGAAGCCCATCTCTGAAGTCGTTTTAATCTTTTTAGCCGAGCACGAAGAGGACCAACAGACTCCACAAACTTTCCGTCAGACAGCATAGCCAGAGTTTTAATTCCGAGATCCACACCCACAACTGCTTGGTTCTCGCAAGTCGTAAATGCTTGGTCGGTTTCAACACTGACTACCACGAACCAATAATTAGCTTTTCTACGGATAACTGCTGAAGTTATTTTTCCCTTGAAGCGCAATTCTTCTGTTCCCTTGACCCATCCCAGTTTGGGTACCCAGAATTTGTTTCCCTCCACATCGAATTTGTCATTAGAAATATAGAAGGAGTCTTTTTTGCCCTTTTTTTTAAATTTGGGATATCTGTTTTGATGATTAAAAAACCGAGAAAAGGCATCTTGTAAATGCGCAAAGGGTTGTTGATTTGCGTCTTTGTTAGTCTCGGACATCCAAGGAAACAAAGTCTTTTTCTCTCGGTTAGACTGCTTTTTGATTTCTAAAATATCAGGTTTTCCACCAGAAGCTCTTTTTTTCTGGTACTCGGAGAGGCCATAATTATAGGCTACCCGAGCTACGCCACAAGCCTTTTTAAAGAAAGTCTCCTGGGTATTGGTTGGGTTAAGGCGAATAGAATGAGCTAATTTATGCATTTTTCCTTAAATGCTTCTTTAACTATTTGAAGAGCTATATCAAGCTCCATCTATTTAATATAATACAGTTTATGCGCTAAATTAAAGTGGCTGTTACAACTTTTTTATGATGTCTGAGGAATCTTGGGTTCTTGATAGGAATTCACGAAGTTCTTCGATGTCTGTTTCTGTAATCTCATTCTTTTTTACCGGTTTTTTAGGGGCCGATGCTGGTTTAGGATCTGCTTTACAAATCCTGGTAATCTGTCCGCAATACTTTAAATTATGTTTCTGTATTTCTTTTAAGAAAAAATTTTCACTCACAGTAAACGCTCGATCATTCCATATAACCACGTATCTTTTGCAGCCTTTACACCTGTATATGATCGGATTACTTTCTTGACTCACTAAGTATGTATCTGTTTCGCAAGATGTGCATCTAACTTTATATTGGGCGTACGACATAGATTACCCCGCTTGTTGGATGTTTACAGTTAAAAAGTTATGCAAAAGGGTTATCCCTATGTTATGTAGATAATCATCATTGGATGTTACGAGTGGCTCAATAACCACTACATTATATCCCCTGTTTCTTAATTCTTCAGCCGTAAATAATATCGTTGTGTGTGTCTCCACCCCGATAACTGTAACTGTTCTTGGTTTAAGTTTATAGATCTCAGAATCCAACGGGGTCTGATAAAACGCATTATAGCGCATGATGTTAAATACGAGTTTCGAGTATGCTCTGTAGAATTCTGGTATTTCGATGTCATCTGACCCTACGAGTGAGCCTGACTTTTTGTTGAGGAAAAAGCTATCATCGGGCTGGTGGATCTCTCGTACTAAATATACTACATTTTCCTGTAAATTCAAAGACTTAAAATACGACTTTAACCTAATATCTAAAATGTCCGCTTTTTCCCCAAGATACCTAGAGCCCTTAGGATTCAAATAAGCCTTCTGTAAGCCGCAACAAATTACGAGGTTCATCAGTGCCACACTCCACAGGCGCAAGGTCCTTTTACCACATCACAGCGCTCTCCGCCATTCATTCCTATATTTAATTTTTTATGGGCTTCTAAAAGACTCAAATCAAAGGCTTCTATCATGTATCCATTAAAATCTGTCATAACTTTACAGCACTTCATCAGACCATTAAAATCGTGCTTATGCTTCTCAGGATGACTTTGAATATCTTGCATCCTTAGATTAGTGGATTTCTTTCTTTTCATTTTTAGGTCCTTTGCAAATGTCGCTGCAGTATTTCGCGTATTTACCTTTGTGACTGAAAAATTTTCCACATACCGGACAATGCTTAATTTCAAGAAAACCAAACATCTTAATGTAAAGACAGAGGTTGTAACAGACTATGGCTTCTATCCAGGGGGTATCTTTTGCTTTTATTATTATTTGCCGTTTCTCTCCTGATCTGCTGGCTGAGCTCCCTTCAACAATCTCTTCCAAAGAAGGTTTCATATAGTCATTTACATAATTTATCGAAGGCTTTCTTATACCGTTATCTATTATATCTAACAAAAGATTACAGAAATCCCTTTTAAAAAGAGCTAAATCCGGAAGCTTTTTAAGAGCTTCTTTGGCTATCTCTTCAGAACGTTTATCGAAATTGGACTCCAAAAAGGAATTCACTATCTCTTCTGCCCCTACGAGTCCATTGGCATAACGTATAAACAAAGGCTCAACCTTCATTATAGCGCCCTTAAAAAATAATTTATATGTGCGGCTCTTTTTTTTAAACTAGAGGTACAAAGAACTTTTCTTCTTCTTGGATCTATCCTGAGAAGGAGATCCGGTATTTTCTTGCATCCCAATCTCAAAAAAAAATGAGTAGATATCTGGCCATTACTCAGAAAAAGCTCCAACTCCTTAAGTACGTCTTCCCTCGTAACAGTATAGTCGCCGCCAACGTATTCATAGATCATTGTTAAGGCTTCATCCACGATTTCACGAATTCGATCTTTATCAATATCAAGATCTATCTTTATCTTAGAATCCTCCATGAATTTTTAAATCCCTTCTTATATCTTTCGAGTTCATCCCTTTGTGTATGCATGCCGACATATAGACAAGACCGGCAGAAGCATTAAGATCAGGCCAACTGTAAAACTCTATATAAGCTGTCCACTTCTTTCTTAAATGCTTCGTTTTACTTTTAATAGAGCGCAAGAGACAAGGCAGATCGTGAAGCATTTGCAACACTACCTCAGGTCCGTGCCCGTTCCCATGGCTGTCATATTTAGCTGGAATAAACTTCGAGAGTTTTCCTATTAAAATAAGGTCTTTCTTAGGGTGGTGCATGCTAAAAATAGGAAGCCATCCAATAACAAGATGGGTGATATATAGATGCTCGGGGGATATGGTTTCTTTCAAATATTTTTCTGCTTCCATGAGGGTAAAATCTTTCATAACACCTCCTATTATAAACTAGGATTCTTTTCGTGAGATTCCAAATACCGTATACATTTCCCTTTTGTAATAGCATAAGCTATTTCACTAAGGGTAGATTCACCTATGTACCCACCGACATTAAGTACTAGGATCTCATCCGCCAAGTCTATTTTCCTTTTATGGAGTTCGTCCAACTGAATCTTTTGTTCTGGTGTAATACCAATATGCTCTCCGTGGGCTTCTTCGGAAGAGTGCGGAAAGAACCCAACAGACAGAACTATACGGCCAGCCATCGTCTCTTGATAGTTGGCTAGCATAAACTCCTTGAAAAATCTAGTCGATCCACAGAGGCACACTATTGTTGGAAACATTTAATTTTCTTTTTCTCTCTTTAATTGTGTTGAGTTGCTCTAAACACCAAAACCTGTAATCACACTCATCGGACGAGTACATATCGTGGGTCTTGAGATATTTCTCAAGAACCTCAAGAGCAATCTCGTAAGGATTACTATCCGACTGAACTTTTATCTCATTCTCTAACTTATCGGCTTTCTTTTGATCTTTGTCTATCCATTCTATTGCTTTTATAGCTAAAGCAGCTACACGGATCATTTTTTTTCTAAAAATATCGTGATTCAAAGGCCATTCGGGTGTAGCTTCTACCAGCTGCTGTAAGATATAGGCAACCCAGTCATGTGGATTACGCATCTCCATCTTAACAATCTGTCCAAGACAGTCGTTTTGTATATCTTCGAGGATTGCTCCATTTGGAAGATTTTCTCGCAATTCTTTAAGCTTCTTTTCAATCTCAACTGGCGGTCCAGGACATATGTTAGCTTGAGGAAATTTTTCCAAAGCTTCTATATTTTCGTTTTCCATACAGCCCTCCTGCAGTTACAGCTTTAACGTCTTATTTTCTTTTATTCCGTATATACAAACAACTCGTTCGATATGATATACAAAATGAGGTTTTTTTGGATAGCCTACAGCTTCTTTATAGTTTATGTCATGGAAAGTTCTGACGACTGTCACATTAGGTAATCGCAATCTCTTTGCTAATTTCAACTCTAAACTTGCTAATTGTTGATAAGCCTTATGTTTTGTTGGTGCTTTTTCTCCCAAATTTATGACATTCGGGTACACTCTTCCAAAAGTATATCTATCCGTAATCTCTACTTTTAAATTACTATCTATCTGCCTAATCTGTGATCCGGCTTTAGCATCAAAAACATGTATACAGCCGTCTGGCTCACGTTTATATTGTATCTTCATTTTCATACTATTCTCCTTACAACTTGAACATCTTCAACATATAGAATTCAAAGACCTGCTTATTATCATATTTAGTTAATCTCAATTTAATATCTAGCTCATTCAGCAAGTCAAGGATCATCAATAATTTTACTTTTCCAAAAATAGACATAGAAGTATAAAACTTGGTAGTTATCACGAACTTTGGTAACCCCATGAGCTCCGCGATCTCTTCAGAGCTTTTCTTCTGCTCCCTAAAAATAGATACCTTATACAGTTTTTCGATATGTCCTATCATAAAATGGAGCAGCTGTATATACTGGGTCTCATCTACCTTTTTGAACTCTTGCAGGCATTCGATTATCCGTTTGTGCTCAAAATGATCTATAAAAGTATAAAAATCGGATTCGTTAGAGTCTGAGATTATGTTGGCACACAAAGCCTCTGTGACTTCTTTTCCCAGGAGTTTTAGCTTCTTAACCTCATTAGCCAAGGCTCTTAAATCCGTACCTCTTTTCTTGATTATATATGCCGGTATCTCGGGGACAAACTTAAGATTTTGTTTGATCATATACGTATGAAGCCAAGTTCGACATTCCTTCTCTGACAGATTTTCAAGCTTCTGATACACAAAAGAAGCTTTCAGCTTTGTGTATGCTTTATTTTTACTAAGGATTGATGTTTCTACCAGGATTAGTATGTCGTCGGTTTCATAGTTCGATATAAATTCTATATCTTGCACCATGTCATCAGTCAGCCCAGCCAGAGTCACCATCTTATTACCGGAATTAAATAAAGTTCCTCTATTTAAAGTCTCAATAAAAGTCTGCGAATCGTAGCATGGCATTAATTCATAATCTTTATGCACCTCGATGCACTCTTCAATAAAAAGATTTGCCAGGAAGGTATCCGGGCTATTCACCAGGAATCTTTTGTTATTCTTTATTACAGTCTTGTCCAGCATTAGCTACCTTTTAGCATCTTTGAACTTCTTAACTCTTCCTTTAAATATTAATCCATCCGGTTTGTTGTGTTTATTTATATGTAATACTGCAAGCTCTAAAGTATTCTTATTTATTCCCACTTTTCTATCCCGTTCCCACACATTAAAACTTATCATACCATTTTTTGTTTTTAAATCGTCCAAATCTACAAAAAGATCTCTCTCACACTTTTGTTGTAGTCTAAGGATTTTGTTGCACATTAATGCTATTAAACCAAATCGGCGCTCTTCTATTAATTCTTGCTCAGTTAGTTGAAAATCTGTCAATGGCTTATTACACAGTTTCATTTGAGGCTCCTTCTTCTGTGTTATAATAGTGTTGCAGGATATCTGTTACGACAAAACCAAGCTTTACGAGGTTTAAAAGCACTTAAACAAAACCATGCTGCCTGTCCCCCAGGACCTTTTAGACCTTTACCTTTTTCATCAACAAAGAAAACACTACAACAAAAACCATCATGTTTTCTATGGATTTCAGGCACAATGGCAAGCGTACCCTTTTTGTAGATCTCGTCTTGTGAAACTACAAAATCCTTTTTCAATTTACGATCTGTGAGCGGGAAAGCCCACGGCTTTAGCCGTGGGATGAAAGCGAACAACAAAAACAAACCTTGACATTTTCTTAAAATCAGCGTATATTTATTAAGTCTATCAAGTGAGTGAAG